GACTGAATTGGTTTATTGTACCAAAGGTTTTTCCCTAATTGACTCTTTTTTTTTCGTTTAAGATGATAATTTTTGATATGACCATTATAAAGACAATTTTGTTTGAAGTTATAGGTTAAAAAATGACAGATAGTATCTTTCTTGAAATATTTTTTTCCAGCTTGTCTACCTTTGTAATATAAAAAGAATTTTATTGAAACTTTATCTTCATTTTTTTCAACATAGAGTGATAACCTCTTGAACATCAAATGAGCAAACAAGTTGTTATAATTCTCAACATATGGTTCTTCACCTAATAAAGTTTTGTCGTAATCAAACTCTTTTCTTATTAATGAGAATTTGTTGAAGCTTGCTATTATGGGTGGTGTGTCTGAGTCATGTTCACCTAATAATATATCTTCATCTACTTCACAATAATCTTTGTAAAGCATAGTATGATAACTTGATAAACTAAAATCGTATAACTTTTCCATAGTAAAATTATAAAAAAAAGAGGAGAGATAATCAATCTCTCCCCATCATTTTTCAATCACTACACTAATGTTTCTGCCAATGTCCAAAGTTTTGTATTCATTTGGTTGGAGGCCATAATATTTTTCAAACCTTTCAAAGATGTCTTTCTACCTGAGTTTGATTTGTAATCCACACCACCTCTGATGAACTTCTCTTGGATTACATTGAAGGTTGTCCAAAGGTCATCTTTACTATCTTCAATTCTTTGTGGTGTAATAAGTTGTTCAAGGTTTAATGTTGATGGGACTGAACCCATTCCCCACTTGATGATTGATGCGTTTTTAGCAAACTCAATCTTTTCACCTTCAGTCAACATTCTATCCATCATCTTATCAACTGAGTTTTGGATTAGAGGAAGTTTCTTTGCAAAGCTCTCAGTCAATCTTTTTACTTCGTCAGAGTCAAAACCCATATGTCTTACAGTGAATTGTTCAGCGGTTGAAGTTGGAACTGTAAGTCCGTTACTACAACATAATCTAAATAAACCAGCGCCAACTGTAAGAGCTGTAGTTCCGTTGTGAGAGTTTCTAACGATGGCCTCAACTAATGTGTCACCAACAGCAGGTAATTCACCATTACGGAATCTTAGTTCGTGTACACCATATGCACCTTTACCATTTTGTTTTACAGATGCAAGTTGCCATCCTTCGTTGGTGAAGTTTTCCATCAATTCGATTGTTGGAACGAATGAATACTTGTTTGACATTTTGGGGTCAGCAGAAGTAGAGAAGATTGCAGGAGCGATTGTTTTGATGTCTTGGATTGTCATATCTTTAAGTTTTTAGTGGTGAGTAATTGATAAGTCAAAGATACAACGAGGTTTTCTAATTTCCAAACTTAATTCAAAGAAATTAATCCATATTTTGTTTTTTGAAAGACACCATTGGTTAATAACACCTTCATATCAGGTTTTCCCTTCTTAATGTCCACAACGATTTCAATCAATTGTTTTTGAGTCAAAACAATGTCCTCACCATTGTCAAGGTTCTTATAACATTGTTCCTCTACCTTTTTATAAAAAACTTCTTTGAGTTCGTCACCAATCAAATCAATCAATTCGTTGGGGTTGCTCTCAAAGAAGTTTATAAAGTTCTTAATGTATATTTCAACATCAATATTCATAGATATAATTTTTTTACATTACATAATAGAAACCATCACCTTGGTCCATCATTTTCTCTTTCAATGTTTCAGGTATTTTGATACTTGGATTCGAACCTTTTAAGTTAACAAAAGATAAGTTTTCCAAACCTGTAATGGACTCAGGTAAAGATACTAATTGTTTGTTATCAGGTAAAGAAAGAAAACTTAATTGTTGTAAGTTTCCAATACTATTAGGTAATGATTTACATATGTTTTGTAAAACCAAAGCATCCAAACTTTTGAATCTACCCAAAGATTCAGGCACATCCAAACCTATTGGTGTTTGAGATGTATTGTTAATCATCAAATGTTCAATATCATCTGGTAAATTGTCGAATAATTCTTCGAAACCATATAATGCAACATATTTTCCTGCTGAACTATTTGGATAAGAAATTTCAACTTTCTTTCCACCCTTTGTGGTCAAACCTTTTGCAAACTCCCCTTTGAAGAAATCTTTCAACTCAGGTGCCTTCTCATTCAAAAACTTTACTAAATCAATCTGTCTATCGTGTCTGTCCATAAATTGACTTGAAGGGAAATGGAACTGATATCTTTCTTCAGGTAATCCTGTTCTTTTACCAACTTGACCATTGTCATTCTGTGGGAATACAACATAAAGAGGTCCATTCTTAATATAATTTTCGAACCAAGTCAAACCAGGTGCTGATGTACACCAGTCAGATTCACCCTCTCTATAATCCTTATAACCACCATAATAGATTGCTGCGTCTTTACTAGTTGGGTTGTTACCCTCAACTTTAATCAATACCCAATCACTTCCTTCAAAAATGATTTGACCACCAGCATGTTTCAATCCTTCTCTAGTCTTCTTAGCTTGTTTTTTCTCAATCTCTTTTTGTTTCTTCTCAGGTAACTTGAAGTTAGCAAATATATCTTTCAATTGAGCTGGTGTCAATTTATTGATGTCCCTTTGGTTTTCAGGTAGATATTGTTTTACCTTTTCGAAAAATTGAAGTTGTTCAGTCATTTTGAACAAATCTTCCAAATATAATTCTCTATAACTTTTGATAGCGTTTTTAAACTCTTTAGATTGGGGGTCTAACGCTTTCATTTCTTCAGTCATAGCAGGTACTGCAAAGTTTTTCAACATCCATTGTGTAAACTTACCCACTTTAACTTTATCCATATCATCAATCGATGCCCCATCTATATCAAAGTTTTCAGGTGCTTTGGTGTCAGGGTCAGCAAATATGATTCTTTTTAATATGTCAAAGGTCATCAAACCTTTAGCTTTTGGATTTTTTTCTAATGCTTTTTGTGATGGGGTAACCATCTTATCATAAAGAACTTTGAATCTTGAGTTTTCAACAATTAATTTCTTAAGTACGGAAGTAAATCTCATTTTTTTGGTTTTTCTTAATAAATATCTTTGATGTGATAAAAATAGTAGTCCCAATAACTATTATTGATTATTGGGACAAATATAATACTTTTCAATTAAAAAACTATGGAAAAGGAAAAAGGTTGTAGTAAATGTAAAAAGGGTTTCTCTAACAGACAATGGTATTTAGTTGGTTTATCCCTATATATTTTAGTTGCAAGTATATATGGTACAATTAAGATTGTTGAAAATATATTGTCTATCTTTTAAATTTAACGTGTAAATTAATGATTAAATCTCCAATTTGGTTTGTTTGAAACCCTTTGGCTTTTACTCGTAACGATTTTGAGGTATCAAATTCTTGTGGTAACTTCACAGATATTCTTCCTTGTGGATGAGGGATTTCTATTGTATCCTTTTTCAGGTCATTTAGATTCAAAAAAGAATTATAAATCAAATCATTTTCGGCTTTATTAAAATTAGATTCTGGTTTGATTATGGCTCTTAACATTAAATTACCATAAACGCCATTGATGAAATCACCTTTACCTTGCATTCTAAAGTATTGACCATCTGATACACCATGTGGTAGTTTTATTTTAATAGTTTCCGTTCTTTGTTGAATTCCTTTTCCTTGACAACTACCACAAACATTTCTGAGAGTGAATCCATGACCACCACAAGTATGACAACCTTGTCTAAAAACTTGTGTAAAGAAACCAGAACCCATCGTTTTGGTAATAAATCCACCTCCACCACAAGTATTACAAGTTTGTCTGTCCCCACCATTACCATTACATGGTTCACAGGCAAAGTTCCTTTGATAGGTTATATTTTTTTCTACAGAAAGAAAACTTTCTAATGTACCAATTTCAACATCAACCATCTTGTCAGGGACTGTTGTTTTTCTTTGAGTATGAAAATTACCAAAAAATTCATCAAATATACTACTACCCCTATGTGGATTTTTTCTATTATAATCGTATTCCTTTCTTTTATTTTCATCACCAAGTGTTTCATAAGCTTCAGATATTTTTTTGAACTTATCTTCCGACCCACCTTTATCAGGATGATGTTCCATAGCCATTTTTCTGTAGTTTTTCTTTATATCATCTTGTGTCGCATTTTCATTTACTTCTAAAATATCATACAGATTTTCCATCAACTATCTATTTTTTTAAAAATTTTATTTATGAATTATTTTATTGTTTTGTTTAAAAATAAACAAAAAAGAAAAATTATCAACAAATTCAAAACTTTTCAAAGAGCAAAAAAATACTACGAGAGTTTATTAGAATCAAGTGAAAATGTTTTTTTTGAGAAGAAAACCGAAAATGGAGAAAAATGTGATTATGAATTAGCTTTGATGGAAAACTCAAAGAATAACATTAATTTATATATTAAGGATAATTTGGGGAGAACTATTAAAGTAGAAACTGATGATGAAAATTTATCAATAAAAAACATTTCTAACTATAGGGTTGAAGAGGGGTTTGTTGACTACTCCAATAAGAAAAGAATTTATTTTAGTGATTTTGAGAAAAAATATTTGAGGGGGGATGGTTTAAAACTAATTTCAAAACTAAACAACAAAATGATATTTCAAAGAGATGATGAAATAAATTTGTTCACATTTAAGTGTGAAGACGATTGTGAGATTTTTTTAGAAAGTTTAGTTAATAAATTTCAAAAAGAAAAAAGAATGGATTGTTTAATAGTTAAAGATTCATCCAAACCACAAAAGAAATACCTATATAATTTATTAGTTGAAAAAGGATTTCCTATTGACTATCTTCAGCGTTATTCAACAACACATCTTTCAAAAAAATAAATTCAATCCCTGATATATCAATTTTGAATTGTTCGGAACTTGACATATCATAAACTTGATTCTTAACGAAATCAAAATCAGTTTGATTCATTGAAAATACAACTACTGATTTACTTTGTGGGAATATCTCTGAAAGTCCTTCAGATATCAAAGCCAATTTTTCAATTAAGGCATTAACACCTTCTTTATTCTCTGCCATAATGTTAGTTTTTTTGGTTTTGGAGGTAGAACTTCCTCTTTTTTTATTTTTTTAATTTGACTGATTAATTGATTCTTTTCAATATTTAACATCAATTCATCTTTTTGTTTTTCTCTTTCTAACCAATCAAGTTGTTGTTGTAGTGATTTGTTCTTCATCGTCTTCTAACTCTATTTTTTTTGTTGTTGGTTCACTAATGTCAAAATATAATCCCTTTAATTTATCTAAGTTCTGTTTTTCAAATAATTTTTTTAGTTCCTCCACTTTTGTTTCAAATAACCTGTCTTTTTCCTCACGTTCAAGATTGTATTTTATAATATTTTTAATGTTCAAGTGTACTTTCTGAACACTATCCTCATCAATCTCAGTGACATAGGAAAACAATCTTTCATTAGCAATGGGTGATTGTTGTTCCATTATTTTATCCTCTTCAACAAACTTTTTGGGTAGTTTCCATGTTGTGGGAAAACTAACATCAAACGATAAATAATTCTTTAATTTTCTTACTGATTGGAGGTATGGTAATAAGGCTGAAAATTCTTGGTATAAACTCATAATTTTATGAAATAGGTTATTGTGTAAGCTAATGAGATTCCAAAGAATATAAGTTCCCTATTATTCATAATCAACCTAGTTGGAGGATTGGATAATAGGGCACTTATAAATCTATAGATTACTCTAAGAACGAGTAGAATAGAAAATACATTAAAAAAAAGAAATAAAGTATCTATATTAAACATTCTCTTCTTTTTTTCTCTCTTCTAAAATTTCAGTTCTTAATTGTTGTAGTAAATTTTTAAGGTCTTGTGCCAATTTTCTTGCTCTTGTACCAGCACTGTTATTACCTTTAAAAAATTTACCAGTATCAACTGAAAGTTCTTCTGTCAATGTTTTGATTTTTTCGATTGTCTCCATTTTGATTTATTTTATTAATTAATAATTACGATTTTTTGTGATGATGTAAATAAAAAACTAGTTTTAAACATTTAAACTTTTATCTAAAAGTTTATAAAGAATTCCAATCATATCCAAATCTGATTTTGTGAATGGTTTTTTTATATCAAATAAATCACTGAAAAAATCTTTAACCGAGTTCTTAATCTTTTCCTCTTTTTGGTAGTAGAAAATGTCTTTGAAGAAAGTATCAAAATAATCGTAGTGTTCGCCTTTTGAGTTAAACAATAAACCTTCTTTTTTGAAATTCTCGATTGTTTTATTCCAACACCACTCAAAATGCTTATGGTTATCATCTTCACTCAAGGTTATTTTAGTTTCATAAGAATTTGTTGTTTCACCTAAATACGTCATTCTCATCAAGTCATATAGTGACTGACTGAAATCAGAAAATAACTCCATTTTTTCAGGTATTATATTGTTGATTTTTAACCAAATATCAACTTCGTCTGATGGTACTACTTTCGTCACATAGTTATAAAAATTCTCCATAAGAAACTTATCTTATGGAGAATATAATAACTGATAATAAAATGTAATTACTGAGTTTTTCTATCATAACCTAATAATTGTTTGATTCTATCAAATTCTTCATTAAGTTGGTTAGCTTTTTTTGGTTCTAAGGATTCTAATTTTATATTTAACCCTTTTCCTTGGTCTGTTCCTGATTTTTCATTAAATACAGGTTGTGGAACTCTCTTATATGATTGGTCTTTCAATTTTTTAAGAGTGTTTTTCTTTCTCATTTTATTGAACCTATCGTTGGTTTTAGATTCCAAAGCATTTCCACCAGGTGCATTACCTGTCATAGAATCACCTTTAAATAATTTCTCCATCCATTCTTCATTATAGTCAATTGCATCAGGAACTGGGAAATTTTGTCCTGCAATTTCATAGTTGAAATCTTCCAACTCATCGGTCATCTTAAATGCTTTTTTATCCATTTTTGCTAACTCACCATTTCCTTGTGGGAACATTTTAGGATTCATTTCATATGTACCCTTTGACCCATCTTTTAAATAATCTTTCATTTTTTTGGTAACTGATTTCAAATACTCCTTATTTTCATCACCAGAACCTTTATGAGCTTTTTCGTAAGTTGTAAGTCCTCTTGGTTTACCAATTGTTTTAAAACCAGGTGTTTTTTGTTCATTTACTAAACTTTCAATTAAATCAACTATTTCATTTTCAGTTAATTTAATTATGTCACCTTGATTATCTTTAATGTGATATTCTATACTTTCATTTTTCATATCGTAATTAGATGTATCTTTAAATTTTTTACCATTTAGTTCGAACTCCCCACCTTTTTTTGTTTTAGCTAATTTAGCTGTGAAAGCATTACCTTCTTCAACTTCAGCTTTATCTTTTCTTTTTTTGTTTACGTTTTTTCTTAGTAATTTGAAATCGTCTGAATCAATTTTACCATTTTTATTTTTATCCAATTTGGTTTGTTTACCATATAATCTTTCATTAATAGCCCCCTTAACTGCTTTACAAGCATCCATATTGTACTTTGGACTTTCTTGACTACAATAACCACGGACAACATCGTCATCATCAACATCAGAACCTATTCCATATTTTTTGTCTTTCATAGATACTTCAGAGTCATCTTCAATTTCAAAATCTGATAAATCAAATTCTTCCTCTTCTTCAACATAATCAAATTCGTTTTCAGGATTCAAATCATATGTTTCTTCCTCCATTTGTCTGTAACCACATTCCATACATTCACCTTCACTAAGTCCACCGCCACATTGTTCACACATTTCTCCTTCATTGATTGGTTCGATGTCGTCATCATCACCATCGATAAATGGGTCTAAGTCCTCATCATCACCATATAGTTCATCATCTAAGTCGATGTCTTTAGTATACATTTGATATTCAAATTCATCAGGTGTAAGTGAGTCCATTTCCAAATCTTTCATAAACTCATATGGTCTTACTTTTCTACTGAACTCATATTTGTCATAATCTTTACCACCTCTATCAAACTTAATCTCAGGACTATCAAATCCTTCTTCCATTTCCATTTCTTTAATTTTATCCATCAATTTAATAGCTTTGGTTTCCAAAGTTTCATTGATTGATTTTTTAATTAAAGTTTCTAAATATTTTTGTGTATTTTTCATTTTTAGTTTTTTAATATAAATATTATAGTTTTCCTTTACGATATTCTTTGATAATTAGTTTTTGAATATAATTTTCACTTACATTATACTTTTTACTCAATTTAGATATTGTTTTAGAAACATCACTTTCATTTGTAAGTTTTAAAGCATTGATATCTCCTTGGTTACAATATGGAAAGGTTTTACATTTTTTCTTAACCTGAACAAATTGACCACCAGGGAATAGTGTCTTACTTTTACCTCTCCAATCCTTCTTTTTTGTTGATATAGCCCAAGCTGCAGGTGTTTCGTAAGACCCTGAAGAACCTGAACCTGTCGCTTCTTTTGTTTCTACTTTCTTTGGTGTTTCTTTAAAACTATCTTTAACAAACTTACTATTTTGATTGAAAGCTAATGGTGCAACAAATCCACCAGCACTTCCAGCACCATTTGCTTCTTTAGTTTCCTTTTTCTTCTTTCCATCACAATGGGCTTTTTGACTAAAACCTTTGGGGTTGGAACAATCAATACTATCTTTGTATTTTTGACTCCATTTTTCAGTCATATCTTTTTTAGTAGTAGTCACACCTGATTTTTTAGATTCTTTAGCTTCACTTTTTTTCATTGAGTAAAGTTTACCTATTGGTAAATTCATTTTTGTATTACCAATTAAATCAGTAATATTAGATTTTTTGATTGTTTTTTTTATTATGCTCATATTAATCTTCAAAATCAAAATCTTGGTTTATTTTGGTTTCTTTTCTAGTTCCTATTATTGATACCCATTTTGATTTGAATTTTTCATAGTAACTATTAAGTTTTTGAGCAAATTCTATGAAACTTTTGTCAACTTTAATCATATCACCTTCAATATAGACACCTTCTTTTTCTGCAGTAGAATATCTAAAGTTTAATCCAAAGTCATTAATTAAACCTTCCCAAGTAACATCGTTTTTATATACATTTAAAGGGCCGAAATCTGTGTAATTTGATACTTCATTAACAAACTCTTCCATAGTTTCTTGAAAAGCTTTTTTCTCATCAGAAGTCAAAATTAATTCCTTTTCACTTTCTCCATGTAAATACAATATCCCACCAGATATTCTAAAACCTTGTGTTTTTTCGTCTTTACGTTTTTTTTCTTCGTCTTTTTTTATATTATCTTCGATTGAATCACCAACACTAATTTTTTTTGTAACATTATCACCTTCGAACTCAATTTCTTGTTCAGATAACAAGTTGTATTTTTTTCTAATATTAAAAGATTCATTGATAGAATCTTTCGTTGATAACATTGTTCTCGATGCTTTCAACAATCTTTTTATCTCATCGTGTGAATTATTCATTTTCTATTTTTTTTCTAAAATCTTCGAAATTAAATGCAGGACTTAAATCAGTGAAGTATGTGTCAAAATTACTTCTAGTTACAATCCCATCGAATTTTTCGATACCATTTATTTTTGTATTATGTTCGATTATATCTTTTGATATTCTCAATTCTTTCATTATTGATTTACAAAGAATTGTTAATGATTGAATTTGTATTTCAGGATACGGTTCCCAAAAAAAATAATCTCTCCATTTTCTCTCGAACGTCTTACCTTTATAAATATCACCTACCCAATTAACATACTGGTTTTCTAATGGTTGTTTCTCTAACCAACCCAAATTTTCTAAACAAATTATAATACTATTTCTATTAATATTTTTTTCGGAGAAATATTCAGTATGTTCATTGTTTTCCAAAAGTTTGAGAATTTTACCTTCTTTTGTAACAATGTAGTTTGGTATTTTTTTATATTTCCCATTATGTCTATAACGTAAAGAAGCCAAATAATTCTCCACATTTCTACTTGTGTGTGTAAGAATTATTTGGTTCTTTTTCTTTTGTTTACCTGAAGGTTTAAAATCTCCATATTTGATTAAATCCATCATAATCTATCTATGGATACATTTGGCTTAGTGTATGTCAGTTTTGTTGGACGAGTTGGTATTACCGGTATTTCTTCTTTTATTTCATTAGTTTCAATTTCATCAATTTGTTGTTCTTGATTTGGTTCTAAAACTATTGGAATTAGTGATGTCTCACCCATAGGTTTTAGTTCATCTAATATTCCACTATTTTCCCATTGTTCCACGATTTCTTTCTTTTTTCTACCCCTTTTTACTTTAGGTTTTTCTTCTTGTTCCAAAGTTGTTTCTAAGTCAAACAAAGAAGCTATTTCCAAATCCTTGTCTATTACATCATTTTTAACAACTGGTTTTTCAGTTTCTTCATACTTCACAAAGAAGTGTAATGAGGTTAGAGATATCACAGGAAGAAGTCCCCCACCTAATATTGCCAACCATCTTTTATGTGCAATTATATCAGTTGGTTCTGTTCCAAATAATTCAAATATTGGAGATGTGAGTTCAACCCAAGATGTGAATAGTTCTCCTGTCGGGTCAATCTCTTTATATGAATAGAATATATTTCCCACCATTTGAACGAATGTTACCAAACCGAACATAAACCATACTCCACCCTTAATTCTTTGTGTAGCGGCAATCAGTGCTGTTATGGCACCAATCTCAATAGCTATTGAAAGGTAGATTGCCCAACTAAATGGATTCGTAATGTCATACCATGCAACCACATGGGATATAGATATACCAGCCACCAAGAAGATGGGGACTAAGAACATTGAACGGATGGGGTTTTTTTTAATCCAAGTAAATAAATTATTCATTATTTTGTTTTTTCATTTCAATATACATAATATAACCATCGTTATCAATATACCCATAGTCAATTATTTCCATACCAAATTCTTCGGCAATCCTTGGGAATCTCTCCTCTATTATTTTGTCAATAACTTCAGATTTTTCTAATCCTTTATATTGTTCTTTTTTAAATGCTGCGTTCCAACAACTATCAACCCAACCTTCCCAAAATACAATTGAGGTATCTTTATTTTGAATATATACCTGGTCATCATACCCATCCCAATCATCTAATAACATATCATAATCAGGGTCTTCAGTATTATATTCAGGATTGTCTTCAACTTTTTTTAGGAAGTTATCAATCAACTCCATTCTGGTTAGGTCAGACATAAGACAACCCCTATATTTGGGGTCATCTCTCATCTGAAATCTATTTATTTCTTCTAATTGTTGTTCCGTGATTATTATTTTCATTTTTCAAGTTGCTGAAGTTCTTTGTCTATTTCAGCTTGTCTATTAACATCAAGGATTTTTCTGTCTGTTGATTGAATCATTCTTTTCTCAGCTTTCAATCCTTCAATTTTAATTTCTTTTAGTAGTTCTTGTTTCAAAATTACTACTTCAGTTCTTAAACTATCGATTTGATTCAACATTTTCTTCTCACTTAGTTTTTTACTCATACTTCCTGTACAAGTAGAAATTAAAACTAGAACTAATGCTATAATCAATCCGTGTTTCCCCAAAAATTCAGTTATTGTTTTCATACTTTCTTTTTTTATAAATATTAATTGTTTATTAATTACATCCATTCAAATAGGTCACCTGATAGGTTTCTCAACTTTCTCAATGACTTTTCCTTTATCTGTCTCACTCTCTCTTTCGTTAGATTAAAATCACCACCGATGTCTTCCAATGTTCTTGGTGAACCAGATAGGCCAAAATAGTCCTCAACGATTGCTCGTTCCCTTTCATCCAAACAAGTCAATAACCCTAATAGTTTTGTTCTTAAAATGTCCTTGGTATGAAATGCTTCATCAGGCATATCAGCGTCATCATTTTTCAATACATCGAATAGATTATCTCCTTCTTCATTGATTTCCATATCCAAATCAACCATAGATGGAAGACTGGTAAATCTACTATCTAACTCCCCACCTTTGGCGTCAATTTCTTTCTTGGCTCTATGGAGGTCTTGAACCACATTCACAGGGAGACGAATGGTTCTTGCATTGTCATTTAAACTTTGTAGGATTGATTGTTTTACCCACCACACGGCATAGGATATAAATCTCAAATCTTTGTTCCAATCAAAGTTCTTAATGGCCTTCATTAAACCCAAATTACCTTCAGCAATAAGGTCAGCCAAATCCAATCCTTGATTTTGATATTGTTTTGCAACTGTAATAACAAAACGAAGATTACCCTCCAATAGTTCTTTATGGACTTTGTCCACATCACCTGATGTTAATGTACCTGATTTCATCAAAGAGGATAATTCCTTCTCTCTCTCAGGAGTCATAACTTTTTTCTTTCTAATGTCTTTGAGATATTGTTGAATCTCTTCTTGATTGATTGGAATACCTGAATTTTTTTCTTTCATGCTATTTTGAATATTGTTTTAACAAATCTTTTTCTTCTTCATTTAGTGAGTTCAACCCACTCATATTAATCTTATCCAAAAGGTCATCCAAGGTAGGAACAATTTTTTGTTTGACTCTATTTTCTTCGATAATTTCTTTCTCAAAGATTTTGGTTAAGTCACCCAAAATTGCTTCTCTCATTTCTTCTTGTTCTTCCTCTGAATATTCTTCATTCGTTGCACAAATATCCGTACCAAACAATAGTTTCTCGTGTTCTTTTTCGAACCAATATGACATTTTGTCAGTTTTTATTGGGACAAGGATATGTGTTATTGACAAATCACTTAGGATTGAGTCAAAAAAGTTTTTTACACCTTCAAAAGAAAGTTTCGTTTCGAAAGTGAATAATGCTGTCTGAGGGCCGAAAAAGTATTTTACACCATTTTTGGATGAGATAGTACTAATCTCCTTACCAATAGATTTTACAAATAATTCTTGTTCGTTGTGTTCGATGAAAATTGAAAGTAGGTATTTCATATTGTTATGCCGTTTTTGTTGGATACAAAGATAGAATAATATTTCTGTTAAAAGAAAAAATGGTGAGTTTTTTTCTCACCATTTTATTTTTACTGACTCACACTACTAATATTGTTTTCTTTGGTAATCTTTATAATGTTGTCAGCCCAATTACTAACCAATGGATTGTGGGTTATAACGAATATCTTTTCAAAATAGTTTTTAATTTTAGTGAAAAATTCACCAACCATTTCCAAGTTCTCGTTTGATATCTTTCCAAATACCTCATCCATAACAACAATATTCGGTTTTGGTAAAGAACATATTTTTGTCAATACAGCTCTCAATGCTAATGATGCTATGGTTCTTTCATAACCTGACCCAGAGGACATTAATTTCTCAACTTGGGTGTTGTTATCAATCATAACAAATTCAACCTCATTCTTGTCATTTATGTTGATTTCCAATCTAAAATGACAACTATCTTCCAATAATCTTTGTAACTCAGAGTTCAACATTGGAATCATTGTTTTCATTATTGTTTTAGATATACCATTCTTTCCAAAGATTTCCAAATAAACTTTATAGATTCTTTCTTTTTCAGCTTCAACTTTGATTTTCTCAATCATTTGGATATTTTGTTCAATCTTATCTTTTAAACTTTGAATTTGATAGTTGTTAGAATCCAATATTCTTTGAACTGATGATTTTTCTCTATCTAGTTCATCTAATCTTAGGTTGGCTTTGATAAGTTGGGTTTCAATCTTGTTGTTTGTGGATATTTTATCCTGTAACAAGTTAAACTTTTCCAACTTATCTTCCAATCCTTTGATTTTCATCAGATAACCCTCAATTGTAAGTTCATATTTTTCTTTGATAAGTTTGTTTTTCTCATACTCATCAAATTCTTTTTTTAACTGAACATACTTAGCTTCTCTGATTATTAAATCATTCATTAACACCTCATTTTCGGTTTTATGAATGATAAGTCCTTCAAGTTCAGCAATTTTGTTTTGGGTTATTGAGGCCATCATCAATTCAATACCACAATGTTCACATTTAATTCCACCATCAACTGAAGATTTTAAACTTTCAATCGATTTAATATTTTGTTCTAATTGGACAATCTTTTTGTAATAATGTTTGTGTTCATCTTTTAACCAGTCGTGTTCTTGTTCCGAGTAAAACTCTGTTGGTTCAACCACTTTGAGTTCTTTTAATTGTTTTTCAACACTTTGTTTTTGGGTTTTAATCCCGATGATTTCACTTTCAATACGCTCAGGAACAATATTCGAGATTTCAATATCAATATCCGTATGTTTGGATTTTAGTAATGTATCTCTATATTCTTGTCCTTTGATTATCCTATTTTGAACATCAATCAAATTGTTTTGTTGGGTAATGTTTTCCGTTTGTAGTAATTCAATTCTTTCTTTGTATCCATCATTGTCTGATTTCAACTTTTCACTTGAATATACATTTGATAACATTGACTTGGAAAACTCTGAATAGATTTCTTTACCAGTGTCTTCCTTCTTTTTAATAAAGTCCAACCCCATAAATCTAGACAATACCTGCCCTCTTGCTGTGGGTTTAGAGTCAATTAACTCTTCAAGGTTTGTTGCCGTAGTTAAAATTGTCATTAAGAAATCTTCCTTCGTACCAATAGAAGTTTTAATGAAACTTTCAGTTTCTCTCCTTTGTTCTCCTGTGAAGTTCTGTAATGTTCCATCTGATAACTTCTTAAAGAAATCTAATTCAGTTTTTACATTCCAATCCCCATCTTTTTTCTTCTTTCTTTCAATATTTCTAACAATAACATATTCATCACCATCAATGATAATTTCACCTTTGACGTGAACTTTATCCTTACTAGAAAATCTATTGAAAACTTCTTCAGCTTTTGATGTTTTGGTTGTTTCATTGAAGAATAAGAATAACAATAAATCCACTGTTAAAACCGTTTTCCCACCAAAGTTAGGGGGATTTGATTCCACCACCGAGATACCATTACACTTATCAAAATCAATCTTTTGATTTTCACCATACGATAAGAAATTGGAGAACTCAATGTTTTTGATATACCATCTTTTAAAGGGTGATATCTCACTTTCATTTAATAATAATCTACTATCAACAGCTTTATCCAAATTAAGAATGGATTCTGTTAGATTTGTTAGATTTTTGTTTTCCAAGAATGATTTTACCAATACATATTGATAGTTCTTATCCAAGATATTGAATGATACATCAATTGTTTGTGTTGTAACCTCACTAGATTTAGTTTTGGTTATTACATTAACATTAGTTGAGTTATACTTCTTTTGGAAGTAATGTCTAACACTCTTTATCTTTTCTTGTGTAAAGTTTTCAGGATAATCCTCCCATACAACTTGAATATATGGGTTATCAAATTTGTTAAAATCAATATCTTTAATCATAAAATTGTAATTGTAATCTGGGGGTGGATTGAATAAATCCATAGGGATGTTACTGGTTTTCTTCTGTGGTTGGTACTTCTATTTCACTTGGGTCAACAATAGAGAAATTCAAATCTTGTCCACCTAAAGAGATTTTCATTTCATTTTCTAATTGTTCGTTTTCTGTAAGTTTTGCCTGGTATTCTTTCAATTTTTGTTCCAACAATTCAGTGTATTGTTTTTGGAACTTTTTCTTTTCTGCAGCAATTCTTTCGTTTCTTTTTGCAATCTTTCTGTTGTGTTCTTTTTTTGCCTTTCCCATTTTGTTATTGATTTAATTTGTAAATTGTAAAATTACCATAAATGTCCAATCGTTTGAGAACATTAGTGATATTATCGTCAACATTATAAAATTCATTATAATTTGTTGTTGTTATTTCTGTCCTTCCATCAGGTTTTTCACTAACTGAAACAATCTTATCAGGATTGACGAAAACTGAACCTTTTTCTAATTTAAACTCTACTAACTTCATTTTAATTTTTTTTAATTATTTAGATGGTCTATTTTCCTCAAAATATTCAACGATTGCATTGATTGCCCATACAGCACCTGATGATAAAATAGCATCAAAGAACCAAGAACCCCAAATAGGAACTCCAAACAATATATGAACAGGTGAGAATATTACCAATGATAAAAACCATCCTCCGTGAAAACTGAAACACATTGGACAAGATAAAATACCATCAATGAAGTGGAAAAAGAATTGGAATGGTTGATACGGATTATTTCCAAGATTCTTGAAGAAATCTCTAAGTCCTTGGAATATACTTCCATAAACCATAATGTTCATTAATCCGTAAGATAGGATAAACCAAGTAATTAATTGTACTGAAATCATAATTTGAAATAATTGTTTTCTTTTATTGCACAAAGTCCCTCATTCAACATTTCACATATCTGTTTCAGTTCTTCAACCTTGAAGTCATCCAAACAAAACCATTCTCTTTCAATATTATGTTTTTTGAACCTGAAATGTAATGCTTTTTCGAGTTGTGTGGGGTACTTTGTCTCGTATTCAAGTATAGTAATTAAATTTGGCGAGTTCAACTCTTTAACCCTATCTTTTACATTTCTTTTTGTGTAACCTATTTTAACTTGATTTGCGTTGTCTTTGATGAAGTAAATAAATCCCACTACTTTTTTATATTAAAATAGTGGGACTAATAAAAAATTAAAGATTTTGACTGAGGTTTGACCCTTTCATATATATGGCACCAGTGTTTGATACCAATTTCTCTAATTGTTCAATCTTATTGTTGAGTTCTGTAATTGTTTTGTCTTTATCCCCCATTTCCCTTCTCAGTTTCATCAAGGTTTCTTGTAACATCCCCATCTTTTCATTTGGTTTATCAATCTCCTTAACTACTTCAACTTCTTTTATAACCTCAATTGGAATTTCAATTATCTTTTCAATAATTTGAGTGTCACCTGATATGTAAATAGGTATTTCTTTTATTACCTCAACTATCTTTTCGATTGGGACTTCCTTCTCGACATAGACTGTGTTAATGACCTCCTTTTCAACCTCTTTAATAACTTCGATTGGGACTTCTCTAATTGTCTCTTTCTCGATATATTTAACAACCTCAATAGGAACTTCTTTTTCAACATATTCTATTATTTTTTCAGGTTCACTTGTATTTCCAATCAATCCATATCTTTCAATATCATATCCCCTCTTAAAACATTTCTGGAAGAACTTATCAACATCTTCAATATTATTTAACTTACAATAATCAGTTAAATCTTTTTGGTTTTGTTTATTAAGCGTTAAGTAATTTTTCTTTTCCATCAATAATATCTTCAAATGAGTTCATCTCAAACTTAAGGAATGGTCGAGGATTATTCAAGTCAACAAATGAATAATCATCTTTAATAACATCATATATTCCAAATCCGTGTTTCCGTAAAGATTCCCCAAAGTTTTGTTGGATTGTTGAGCCTACTTGGATTATTGGTGTTTTATCCAAATAAATCGTTTGTCTGGCATGTATATCACCACATAGAACAATATCACATCCTTCAAACTTACTGACCTCATATCCTGTCTCAAACTTATATCCAATATCTGTGTATAAACCAACAATAGGTCCGTGAAATAACCCAATCTTTAATCTGTCTGACTTCTCTATAACTGGTGGAATGTTATGTTCAAATAATGAATAAACAACCCAATCTATATTTTCGTCTTGATATACACCTCTATCCTTATAATAAACAATATTGTCATTGTCCATTGATTGGATGATGGGGGTTAATGTGTCTAATCGTGATAAGTTGTTCTCCAACATATCGTGGTTACCAACAATAACAATTGTTTTGGCAATCTTTGAACATTCATCTAATACCCACCTTACCATTTCAATAAGTTCAGGGCTGACTTGATTTTTACTATGTACTAGGTCGCCTGTAAATACGACTCTATCAGGTTGTATTTCCTTGAATTGGTTAAACATATCCGTAAGGATTGTTTTATATAGGTCGTGGTCTTTAATTAATCTCAAATGCAAATCTGAGAAATGAACCAATTTTTTAATCATAATTTTTAATTCGTTTTAATAAATGTTCGTCAGATTGGTAATTAACGGACATAACATCATCACCAACAAAGGCATCAACTTTTCCCAACTCATATGCTCTTATTAACATTGGGTCTTTGAATTCCCTTGTTTCACCTTTCAACTCGTCAGAGAAACCAATCATATAAGTTTCCAATAATATCTTGTTATCTATCATTTATCAAATAATTCGAAGTCGGGATTAACGTGTCCACAATCATCACAACGATAAGTTGGGAATGGTACTAAGGTATCTTCAAAACTACCTGTTAACATTTTAGAAACTTTTTTGATTAGAACTACTTCTTTAAAGTATTTTGACCCACACTCCTCACAGGTAATAGTTGGTTGTTCTTTAAGGTCAATTTTTGGTAGGTTTTGTTCTGTATTAATTAGGTTATCCATATTATTCTACAATTATATTAAAATCTTCATTATCAATTTTATCCCATTCGGTATCTTGGTTATTAAGTTCTTCCATCAAACTTTCATAAACATTACCATCCATAGGTTTCATATCCCAACCATTTTCCAAAATATAAGCTTGGATTTGGTCTTCATCCATACCATCCAATTCAGGATAATCTGTAATGTTAATAACCAATGGTTTTTTTCTAAGGTAAGTTGTAAAAGATTCATAAACTGAAACTTCAACTGATTCTAATTTTTGGTTTTCCATTTTTTAATTGTTGTTTTTGTAAATTAATTTATATGTCTCAGGTTCAACACCTATAATTTCCCTATCAGAGACAAACTTCACACCATTATAAATAAATGTGTATTTCTTTTTTAATTTTTTGAGCACCATTTTCAAGTCATCGAGATATTCCTTCTCCCTTTCAATTAATACTTCGTTTTCCAATTCCATTTTGTTTTAAAAGATTTTCAAATTCATTACCTGATTAATAACCGATGTTGGTATTCTAAATTCTTCAAATGTCCCATCGTCTTTCAATAATACTATAATTGCCCCAAATAGTCCAATATTTTCATACTTACTTCCTTTCAACATTTTAAATAATAATCTTAAATATAGTGGAAGTTGGATATAGTAGTGTCCCAAAGCATTGTTTGGTAACTTATTGAAGGGATACTTCATTGGTTTGGTAAATTGATTAGATTCAAAGTTTTTTGGTTTGTTAGTTTTATAATCACCACAGAAAATACCTATTTGGTTTTTTTCTTTATTTTCAATTAACCACATTTGGTCGGGTTGTCCAACATATTGTAATTCGTTATCACCTAATACCATTTCAGTATCTAGTAAAACCGCACCTCTTTCTTTCATTAATTCCAAATAATTACCACCAGCACTAACCATTCTATCACTCTTCAATATTTGTTCAAAATCACAATCAAATATGGGTTGTCTAACTTCTTTTTCGATATCAAACATTTCCAATGATTTTTGTTCCAACAAATAGTGGGTTCTACTCCCCAAGTTAGTAGAATATGTACCAGCATCAGCCCATTCTTTTAATAATTTTTGTTGTTCTTCAACATCACCTTTGGCCTTTTTTAATGCAATTTCTTCAGCTGGAAACTCATCGTAATATTTTTTAATAATCTTTGATACGGAATACCAATCATCTTTCAGTTTTCCATTGATATCCAACATTGTATATTTATGAGCTTCTTCCTCAAATGTAAGTTGTAGTTCTTTTTGTCTATTCCCCACTATTTCCAATATCTCATCTCTTACTTTATATAAATCTGTCATCTTATTGTTATGTAATATTCATTTATGTTTCCCCTCAAATCAGCGATGTCCTTATCAAGTGGTAATTTTACAATCTTTATTCTTCCATATAATTCACCACCATTTAACTCGTGGTATAAACTTACCGCATTATCATAGGCATCACCATCCAATGCAATTGTTATATTTCTTTTGGCTTTCTCGTACAAGATATTAAATAATAACGAACTCATATGTTTCCCCAACATTGGTATACTATTTGGTATAAAGATAGAATCAAATACTCCCTCAACCAAGGTAATATCTTTTTCCCAATCTATCAAACTCTCAAAGAATATGATTTTATCTTTTTCCGATTCAGGATTCTTATATTTAGCTTTTGTATGTAAATCCCAACTTCTCGCAATATAATAATTTAATTCATTTTTATTATCATATGATGGTATTATAATTCTACCTGCGTGACTACCATTATCACAAAATCCAATACCATATCTTTCAATAATTTCATCAGTAATACCTCTATTCATTAGATAGTTGTAGGCTTGTCTCCTTACAGGATAGATACTTGAAACTTCGTTGAACTTCTTGAAGTGTTCAGGTAATTTTAGTTTTTCAACTTTCTTTCTTTGTAATGGTTTGTTTTCTTCTGGAGCTAATATGGAATATGTTTTATAATGTGACTTTTTACCATATTTTTTTATTAACTTTCCAAGTGACCCGTGCATATTGTCCGTATCACCACAACTCCAACAATGAAATAGATGTTTGAAATAATTAATCTCCAAATTACCCTTATTTTTACCTTCATCACAATTAGGGCAATTGTATGAAACTTGACATTTGGACTCGTAATGTTGTTTTTCCTTTCCAAATATGTCATTGAGTAAATCTACTATTATTTCATTGTCGTCAGCCATAATATTCACAAAGTTTTACTACCTAATATATTTATAAAAAACAATTTTGTCAAATGCCAACAACGATAACAATAAATGGAGTAACTGGGGCTACACCCTTCGACATTTATTTATGTGATGACCCCCTTACAACTTGTGTATATGTTTCAACCATAACTGGTGGAACATATTCTTTTGATGTCCCATTCATTTTGGATGGTCAATTATCATATAATCTTAAGGTTGTTGACGATAATAATTGTGAAATAATCTCCAATTTAGTAGTATAATAATAATGGCTAATTACGGCTTTTTTGTTGCAAACACAGGTTCTACATTATATAGTGGATTCACATTCATAGATTCTCAAGGTAGTAATATTATAATTAATATACCACCAAGTCAAACATTTTATATTTCAGCTGATGAATCCGTTACTGGTTCAACTTATGTGGGTTTGGATGTACAATTACAAGGTACTTTAGATTTAACCTACGATTTTTCTGCATGTTGTTCTGTTGATTCATTTTCTGTCGAAATTCCTAATTCGTTATCAGGTTTTTCAGGTGCGTCATATTATGTCTACTTTGCAGCTTTTACTAATAGTACTAACGTTAGTTATGGATGTCATAACATTACAGACGATGGTGACGCAGCATCATATCCATATGTGACAGCATTACAAATGGATTTTGCAATTCCAGTTATTTTTACAGATTGTGTTGATTGTACAAATACATATCAATGTAATATAGATGAATGTTGTCTATTACTTGGAATCGAATATTCAGGTGGTTATTATTATAGAGGATTATACAATGATGGTATTATAAATGGCAGACAATATTATACGTTTACAAATATCAATGGTGACTTTATGGTAATGTATTGGGACACTAATGATTGGGAAATAGAAAATTTAACCACATCAGTTCCAAGGGGTGCTGGTTCATTAACAACAAGTTATTGTCCATCATTTACTACAACAACTATTGATAATGCTTTAAATTGTTTATCGGATTTAACAGGTTCTTCAATTAATCTTTTTAGTGAATTAATTTCTTGTTTGGGTTGTCCACCCATATATTGTATAAGTGACACAGGTTTAGGTTATGATGACACCTACTTGTCTGCTGGTACATATAATAGTGAAACATATTGGTCTGGAACAACGAATGGTGACTTTATATATTTTACAACTGGAGGTACTTGGTGTTTATCGACTACGTTGGGTGGCTCTTGTTTACTTGAAGGACCATATCCTTGTAACTCAAGTTGTCCCGATTTATGTGATGATTATGTTTTCAGTGGAGCATGTCCAACACCAACACCAACACCAACTGTAAATTGTTCAGTTTTAGATTTCACTGCGGTTTTTGATTGTGAAGTTACTCCTACTCCGAGTGTAACACCTACAATCTCTTTAACACCAACAATAACTCCAACACCAACACCAAGTGACCCTTGTGGTGGTAGAGCATTGGATGCAACAATTACTGGTTATACACCAACTCCAACACCAACAATAAGTGTAACACCTACAATGACACCTGAAGTGACAAGACCTTGTAATATCTCAGGAACAGTTACCTTTAATCCAGTAATTGGAATATTAGAATGTCCTTCGAGTAAGAAGTTCGTTGATTGTTCAAATGGTAGTTTATATTATGCTGTAAATCCAATAATATTACCATCAGGTGGTACTTTAACACAATCAGATATATTCAAGGCAAATATAAATGGTGTTTCAAAGTGTGTTGTGTTCTTAGGTATAGAATTAGACGTAATCGGTGTTGACCAAATAGATTTGGTTGATGGTCCTTTGGGAAGTATCACTGGTTTGTCAAGTTGTGATAGTGTTTGTACTCCTGATATAACCCCAACCCCTACAATTACACCAACCCCATCCATCACTCCAACATTAACACCTACTCCAACGTCTTCACAAGCAGTTGGTTATTATTTGTATCAGAGATGTTCTGACCCAACTCAATATGTAATACAAACTTTACCAGGTCCGACATATACTCCAAATCAAGTATTCAGTTTATCAAGTTCACCATACAATGGACAATGTTGGAAATTTATTTCTTATTCAACCACATATCCAACGTTACCTTTGGGTTCAACTTCAACTTATTTGTCAGGAAACAGTTTTCCAACTTCAGGTGTAAGTTTCTTCGAAAATTGTACTATTTGTATTTCAACTATTGGTGATACAGGTAAAGGAGGTACTTTGATTGATGGTGGATTTTAGTTTATATAAAATGTAGTATTTATCTAAAGTAACTATTCAAATGACTACTTTAGAATTTTCATCCATTTTTGGTCTTAATTTTCCCTATACAGTTTATATTTGTGATGTATATGGCCTTCAATGTGTTTTGGTTGCGTACATTGATACAAACGTACCTTTAAATAATTTATTTGCACTTCCACAACAATTCAAAACTGCACCAGCTTTGGGTATTAAGGTAATTACAAGTGATGGTTGTGAGAAATTCAAAGTTTTATATTGTAGTGATGATAATAAGGACTTTATGGATTTACAAGATTTCTTTTTTATGGATGGTGTTCCATATTTCTTTATGTCCTAACTATTTATATAAAAAAATAAAATGGCATTTCTTACCGATAGAACTTTAGCAACAGGAGTAACATTCACTGATTTAATACATATTGTTAATACCAGTGATACATCGCAAAATCCTGCAGGTTCATCATATAAAGCAACAATCCAACAAGTAACTAATTTAGTACAATCGGTATACATTACAGGTGGTACTTATAATTCCTCAACAGGTGTAATAACATTTACTAATAGTTCTGGTGGTACTTTTTCAGTTTCAGGATTTGTTACAGGATTTACAGACACAAGTGTTACCGCTTTTACTTACAATAATAATACATTTACTTTATCTGAAAGTGATGGAAGTTCATTTTCTGTAAATGTTAATACTATGACTGGTTTAACAATTAATGGAAATTTATCAGTCACGGGAACAACTAGTAGTGGAACAATATCAGCAACGACATATCAAAATTTACCAACGGACATAAGGGTTACTGGTGGTACATTTTCGGCGGGAACATTGACACTTGTAAATAATACTGGTGGTACTTTTAATGTTATAGGTGTAGGTACTTCCACCGAATCAACAACTGGTATATCAACTTCAGCTATTACATTAGTTACAGGTTATAGTTATAATGGAATAAGTTACTCAGGTAATGTTGATGTCACTTTATTTTCACCCTCAGGTATTCAAGGATATAAATTAACAATCAAAGACGAAGGTGGTTATGCAAGTACTTATAGAATAAGAATAACACCATCTTCGGGTACAATTGATGGGAACGCTTACGTTGATATGAACATAAACTATATGTCACTTTCATTTGTGGCAAGAAATAATAATTGGTGGATAATATAATATGGCATACATTTTTAATAACTCAATAAAATATTCAGATGGACCTAACTTAGACGCTTTCGGTAGATTAAGGACTGCCGCAGTCCAAAATCTTTTGGATATTAAACATACATTTGATAAAAATCCACTTCAGGTTAGTGAGGTAACTGCTGGTACTGCAACATCCGTATTTAGTCAACAATACGCAAGAGTTAGAATGTCAACATCAGCTAACAATGATTTAGTTATTCGTAAAACTAAAACACATCCAATTTACCAACCAGGTAAAAGTCAGTTGTTTGAGGGAAGTTTTAGTAATTTTCAAATTGAATCCAATGTTATTAAAAGAGTTGGGTGTTTTCAATCAACAACAGGGTCACCATATAATTCAGTATTTGATGGTTACTTTTTGGAAAGTAATGGTGTTACTAGCGCAATAACATTTAATATATTCTTAAGTGGTTCTTGTACTTTTAGTGCTGACTCAACAACTTGGAACTCAACCGAATTCGACCCAAATAATTTTGATTGGGCTGAAACAAATCTAATGACTGTAGATTATCAATGGTTAGGTGTAGGTAGAGTGAGATTTGGTATGGTTTTATCAGGTCAAACAATATATTTTATTGATTATACTGCTGCTAACAATATTCCAACAGTATATATGTCTTCACCGAATCAACCAATTAGATATGAAATAAGACAAGTTGGTGTTGGTTCAGGTTATTTTGATATGATTTGTTCTCAAGTATCTACAGAAGGTGCATTGAATGGTTTGTATTCTACGGTTTCAATTCCACATACCGCAACAACTACGATGGCCACCTCAGGTACAAAATACCCATATATTGGCTATAGATTAAAAGAAAATTACATTGGTGTAACATCTCAGTTTGACACAATCAGTATCTTAAACACTTCAAACGATAATTACTTGTTGACTATAGAATTCAATCCAACATTATCTTCAACGCCAAGTTGGACTGATATACCTAACTCACCTTTTCAATATTCTTTAAGTGATGGAACTCCAACAATAACAACACCAGGACACGTAATGACATCATTAATTGGTCAGGCTGGTACATCTGCTTTAACGACCACTAAATTAGATGACAATCAAATAAGAGTTGGTTCAAATGTTAATGGTACTTTAGATGAAATGTGGTTATGTATAACACCATTAGGTGCAAATGCTACTTTTATTGGGGCTGCGGATGTTTTATATTATTTATAAAGTCAAATAATCCTCTATAATTTTGTATTATGGAGGATTTAATTTTTGTATCAGCACAACCAGATGTTCCTTACTTTCATTGGCAAGTAAGAGTTTATGTTCACAACTTTATTGAGATGGGAATCAATCCAAATCAAATACACGTTGTATTTGCAATGGTTTATGGTAATACCAAACCTAGTGATGAATCCTTAAATTTAAAAGATTTAGGAATTAATGTTCATCATTATTTAGATGATAGAAAACAAAAACATTATATACCTAACATAAAACCATTTTTAGTTTACAAATTAATTGAGGAGTTTCCGATTTTAAGTAGAAATATTTTTTTACACGATGCTGATATTGTATTCAGAAAATTACCTGATTTCAATTCATTACTCAAAGATGAAATAAATTATTTATCAGATACAATCGGTTATATTGGTTACAACTACATTATGGATTGTTGTAAAAGATATGAAGGAAGACATCCAAACTCACAAAAAGGTCAACTTTTGAGAGAAATGAGTGATATTATAGGAATTGATGTTAATACTATAAAAGAAAACCAACTTAACTCAGGTGGTGGTCAGTATTTGTTGAAAAACACGACAAAAGAACTATGGAAAAAAATTTATGAAGATTGTACACCACTTTATGACCAAATGTTGAGTTACCAAAAAAGATTTCCGATAAGTCCTGGTGAAATACAATTTTGGACAGCAGAAATGTGGTCTTTATTGTGGAATTTATGGTTACATAATTATGAAACTAAAATATCAGATGAATTAAGTTTTTCGTGGGCAACAGATTCAATGGAGATTTATAATCAACATTCAATACTACATATGGCAGGTGTTACCGATGACTTGAAATCTTCAAAATTTTATAAAGGTGAATTTATTAATGTAAGTCCTTTAGATAAATTGAAAACCAACATTAATTTTTTTGATTACGTGGAGAAAAATAGTTCAACAATAAAATACATCGAAATAATGAAAAAGATTGTTCAAAACAATCAATAAATCTATTTATATTTAAAATCTAATTAATGAGTTGTTTTTGTCCATCTGGTTATACCGCAGCACCTGATAATTCTGAGTGTATAAGAGAAGTAACCGCATCAACCAGTGGTTCTGCCTCAACTCTTGTTGTTTTGAAAGCAGGTCAGTTTTCTACCAACGGATATATGGGGACAATTTTTTATGAAGACATAACTAATTTGACGTTTCCAATTATACTGACAGGAATTACAACTGGTTCTCAAACAAAAAATGGGACACCCTTATTCAACACATCATTTTTTATAGATTCTGATACTACCAAAAGTTTGAAGGATAGAACTTTAAATTATATTTTGGGAGGCCCGGGTGCTGGTCAAAGTATTGTTTCTCCAAGTGGTTTATTAGAAAGTTGTTCATTAAGTGCAACAACTCACGGACCTAGAATTTGGCCATGTGCTAATTCTAATACAGTATGGGGTAATAAATCAACAACTTTTCTACCCAATTCACCAGGTAGATTAAATTACTCAGGTGTTTGGCCAACAACAACATCACCTTTTTCTCCAGCAAATGAATGGATTGGTTTCACTGCTTGTTTCAATAATCCAACATCTCAAACCTATTATTTGGGAATGGGTGCTGACGATTTTTACAGATTTAAATTAAATGGTGTGTTATTAGTTGAAGCTAATACAAGTGGTTTTACTTTCGGTAATCAGTACAATTCATTTTCAGCTTATAGAACACATGGTCAAACTTTTTCAACTTGGTCAGTTTTCCCAATAACTTTACCAGCAGGACCGAATTATATTCAAATGGAAGGTCTAAATTCAAGTACAGGAGCTACTGGTGGTTTCGGTGCTGAAATTTATTCAGGTAGTGTTTCGTCTTTGAGTGCAATTACTTCCCAATCAGCATTAACCTTAGTAACCGTATTCACCACAAGAGATTTAACGGGTACTACTTTTGATAATTCAGGTGTTACTGGGTTAACTTGTTCGAGTGGATTTACATTAGTAACATGTTCGGGTTCACCTTTTTGTTCACAAGTTTTAAGAACACCTTGTACTGGTGTAACACCTACCACTTCAACGACAACTACAACAACTAGGTCATATATAAACTCGGGTTATATACCAGTAAATGATTGTAACGTACTCACTATACAACCATTAAACGTAATCTGTAATGTAACAAATATTACTGGAAACCCTGATAGTTCAAATGGTTCAATAACATTAAGTATCGTTGGTGGTGTTCCTCCATACACAATAGAATGGACTTTTCCTAATGGTGCTACACTAATAGGTGGTAAGACAATAAATGGTCTATCTACTGGTAGTTATACTGCCGTTGTTAGTGACTATTATGGTGACTATACTTTCACAACAACTTGTACAGTACCTGGTTTTACAACGACTACAACATCAACAACAACTTTACCTCCAGTTCCAAACTATTTAGAAAATATTTTCTGTATGTCAATTACGACAACCAAAAGGACTGGCGGTACACCTACTCCAACCACAACTCAAATTACTTTCCAATATAACACTTATATAAATGGCCAAACATCTTGGATATCAAATTCTGGTAATGAAATTGTATATTTTAACCCATCTGTTGGTACTTCGGGAGTATGGTCGTTATCGGCATCAACAAGTAGTATTATAAATACAGCTTTAGGTACATCTACTTGGACTATATTCAAAGGATATCCAAGTTCACCAACTTCAGGAGCATGGACAATGTCTGTTAATCCTCCAAGTCCTCAACAACAAACTATAACATCAATAGGTGCTTGTTCTGACTTTTTATCTTTAACAATTAATGCTTGGTGGGCGTTAGATGATAGTGACATACCAACAACATTTAAATTTTCAGGGGCTTGTGGTGGTTCTAATGAAACTCCTTGGTTTAAATGGTATTTGTTGGGGGGTTTAACAAGTTCAGACATTAGTAGTTTTGAAATTTATTGTGAAGATTTAGACAATCCGGGATATATTCATTGGGATGTAACAAATATACCAAATACAACCACTCAGGTTAGTTCATCAATACCTTGGCCTGGTGGTGTGACAATAAATCCAACCACAGGTGACCCAGGTGCTTCAAATACTCAAGGATGGGAAGGCCCGTGTCCTCCGATTGGTAATACACATACTTATTTAGTTACATTAACAGCCAATTTAGTTGCTGGGGGTACTAAAACAAGTACATACACATTTACTTCAACAAGCTAATATATGATTTTAACTTCAACTGTTAATATAAATGATACAATTTGTGGATGTGATGGTTCTTTTGCAATTCAAGGTTACAATGGAACACCACCATATTCCTACTCAATTAATAATGGTTTAACCTATTTTAATACACCATTATTTAGTAATTTATGTCCTGGTCAATACTCTGTTATTGTAAAAGACGTGTCGGGTGAAACATCAACAAATTCTGTTATTCTAAACACATCGAATAATTCAATAACATACAACGTTACAATTAATACTTCGTCAACAACAATAGTTAATAACAATACAACATTAACAAAAAAATACGATACAACTATTTCAGTGTTTCCAAGTTTACCAAGTGGTGTAACTATAACATTTAATTTGGTACATTTAAATACTTCAAAATCTTCTCCATTCTCAGGTACTTCTACAACAACGTCAACGAGTGACTTGGTTAAAAATAGTGTCACACAATCTATTTCATACTCAAGTTCGACTTTGAGTACAACTTATAATCCAACACCAGGTTGTCAAAATCAAAATGTTTACATCACTTCGTACACTGAGGGATGGAACAATCTCACTTATACAAATTCAGATACTTTAATATTAACAACATATACAACTACAACTAAAAACCAAGATGTCGCTTGTTATTTAGGTCAAAGTGTTGAAAATTACACTTTAAGTAATGTTTCTATATCAGGATGTTATTGTTGTAACATTATCGTCACATAAAATCAATTTTCGATATTTATCTTTATGGGATATATTTTAAAAAACACAGCAGGTTTAATAAACACAAGGATTACCGATACTGGGAGACAAAAAATTTCTCAAGGTAATTTTAATATAAGTTATTTTCAAATTGGTGATAGTGAAGTTTCGTATAATGCTATTCCTCAAACAAGTTATAACCAATATAATAGTAGAGTATTAGAGCCAAGTTTCAATGCTCAAAATTCGGCAGGTGTTCCTCAATCAAATAAGGAAAACATTAAATACCCTTACTACGTGGATGGTAACAACGGAAATACATATGGAATCCCATTTATGCAATCGATTGTAAGTCCAGTGTATAATACAGCATCACCAAGGGGGTTTTTCTTAGGTACAACATCAGGTTCAAACATAGAGTGGAGTGCAATAACCACAGGTGACTACGCACTAACATCTAACTATGTAATACAAATGAGTGGTTTGAATGGTTCAAATTTGATTGTGGTTTCGGCAATTACATGTAACAATGATTTTGTTAGGAACTATCAAATTGGTGATTTTATAACGATAATTTATGATGGTAATGGTGTTAATGACTGTAATTGTTTCACTGCAACAACTACTACAACTACCTTACCAGTAACGACAACAACAACAACTGACGCTTGTAGTCCACCATCACCTCCAACAACAACTACAACCACAACTTGTCCTGTGACTAATTGTGGCCCGTGTTTACCGAGTTATACTGCAACTTGTGTTGTGGATATGTCAAGTTGTTATACGATTTTAACATATCGAATTGTTGATGTTTGTTTGGATAATATAACTTTGGATAGGTCAACACCTGATTTTACATATTTAAGTGGTGATTGTTATGCTCGTGTAATTGTATATCCATCAGGAATGACTGAGATTTATGATAGTGTAACACCATCTCAACACTTCCCATATGATGTTATCAATTTTGAATCGGTTTGTTATACTGACCAATTTGATGTTAAAATTTGGAATATGAATATTCCTTGGTCAGAAAGTCCAGCAGGTATAAATTCCTCAACACACAAAGATTATACTAAATTTGGTTCTATTGATTATTTGGGGTCTAAAGAATATTTTGGTTACGCTTCAAGTAGTGGACAAACCGATACTGATTCAACTTATTATTATAACTCTTTTGATGAAAAGGTTGTAGTTACACCTGAAGAACAAAAGGCCATTGCTATTATTCATTATACTAATAATACGATTGATTTTTTCTATGGTGAAAAATTCGCCTTGGAACCTCACGATATTACTGAACCTGATGATACAATAGGAGAAGCAAGGAATTTCAAATTACACATTCCGTGGTTAATGTGGCATAAAAACCCTGAATGTTGTTATGGACAAACTTTTTATGTTGACCCTCCTGGTTTTGATGATTTAATTATACCATTATTTACTGTTCATTACTTGGAGTCAAATCAAAACCAAGATATGAATAATCCAGGTATAAGATATTATCACCTATGGGATACTAATCCAAACCCAAATACAACACCGATTGCGGGAATACCAAACAGAATTGGTAAGGTATTTCCTGACCACAAACTAATCATTATTGATGATGAAGAGATTATTGCCGCAATGTCATATAAAGCCAATAGAAACTGGACATTACCAGCGCCAAAGGTTGCTTTAATTACACCAAATATTTGTGGTTTGGATAACGAATCTGTTGAGGGAATTCTGACTGGCGAAACTGAATATTTACACGTTACATATCGATTATCAAACTCTTCAGCCTATACTAATTCTTTACATTCTAATTATTATCAAGTAATACAAGGACCTAACATAACTTGTAATCCTTTGAATTCTCAAAATGTTAGTGTAAGATTTGGTGATGAATTTAATTGTTTATCATCTAATCCAAGTATATGTTCTGTAGGTTGTGATATTACGTCAGGTTTTATTGCTGATTCATTTGAAATTATTTGTCAAAAGGTTGAGGGTAATGGTAGACCAGAACCATCACAATGGAGAATAATTGACTATAATTTCCAACTTAGTGGTACAAGTAATAATGGGTATTTAACACAATCAGGTTTAACAGGTAATACGTTTGTTATAACTCAGGACTTATATGATAATGCACCACTTTATGACTTAAGTGATTATATTGATATAACTACGGCAGGTTTTTCAGGAACTCAATTAAATTTTGGTGATGAATATTATTTTTATGGTAATATAGAAACTGACATTCAAGCCACAATTTATGAAATGAGGTATCAGATAGTATTAGGTCAATCAGAATTCCAATACTCCTCAAATCCATCGTGGAATACTTCAGTCCAACCATTCGTAACTGAAATTGGTCTTTACGATTCAGACAAAAATCTTATGATTGTTTCAAAGCTACAATCTCCATATCCGAGAACGGGGATTCAACAGTTTGTAATCAAATTAGATATTTAATTTATGAATGATAAAATGAAACAATCCCCAAAGGTTTTGGGGTTAGATATTTCTACGAAAACAATTGGTTGGGCATTGTTTGACATAGAAAGTAAGGAATTATTGGAATTAACTCATATCTCACCAGTAACCAAACCTAAAGAAGAAAATAAAATGAAGGAATTATTTCTTAAGACCGAAATTTTCAAAACTAAATTAGAGGGGTATGATGAATTAAACATCAAAAAAGTTGTTATCGAAGAGCCACTTTTAAATAGTAACAATGTTTATACTATACAAACTTTAATGAGATATAATACTCTTATTTCCAAAGAGATATATGATGTTTTAGGTATTGTTCCTGAATACATATCAACATACAACTCAAGAAAAAACGCTTTCCCATGGTTAGTGAAAGATAATGGTAAAGGGAAGTTTGTTTTGTTTGGTGGATTACCAAAGGATTGTGACAAAAAACAAATTATTTGGGAACAAGTAGCCAAAAGAGAACCTCAAATAAATTGGGGTTACACAAAAAACAATACTCTTAAGAAAGAGAATTTTGATATGAGTGATGCTTATTGTTGTGTGTTAGGATATATGAAACAAGAAAATTTATGGTAAAATTAAACCCCACTTTTTAGGTGGGGTTTTTTATTATGCACAACTTACACAATTTATGTTGTAAAGAATTATTACACTCACAATTATTGTTGCATCAATCATCCCAATGGATGGATTACACAATGAACTAATTAATATCTCACCTGTCGATATATCAATAGTTATTGTTTCTAATTCGGGGTATAGTGATAATAATATTTCAACAACATTAAAATATACACTATCAGTTGGAAAATCGTTTAACGATGTGGAATTATAAAAACCAATTGAGTTGGTTACCCCATTTACACTAACTTCACAAACAAAAGTTGCGGCACTTAGTAAACAATTGGTATCACCTGATGTTAAGTCATGAAAACCTTCAAGATACATCTGTTGTAGTCCCTTTTTGATTAATTGACCCGAATTTACAAAATTATCGTTGCAAATATTTAAAACTTGATATGAAGATATTAAATTGTATCCGAATAAAGTTACACTTCTTACTTGTGTACATCCATTATCATCTGTAACACTTAGATTGTACGTACCAGCAGTGAGACCAGTTATTGTTAAACCAGTTTGTCCACTTGGTGCGTTTGAACTCCATATTAAATTAAACGGAGGTTCACCTTCTAATATAAAAGTTTCTATCATCCCATCATTTCCCGATAGTGGTGATGTTGGGTTTAATATAAAATTTACCGAGGATGAGGTTGGTATTAATATTGGTAAAAATTGTTGACATAAATTAGCATCAATTACAGATGCTGTGTAATTACCAGGTGCTAATCCTGAAAATGTATAACCTGACAAACTTGTGTTAACTAAAACACCATCCATCTGATAGATGTAGGGTGGTGTACCTCCACTACTTATATTTAAAGTAACAACACCATTATTTTGTCCACAAGTTGTACCTGATACAACTGAACTTAAAGTATATAAAATTGTATTATTTATTGTCACAGCTTGAGTAAAAACACAAGGTCCTCCATCAGTAATTTGTAAGGTGTAATTACCCGATTCCAAGGCATTAAAGTTTACATTTGTTGCATTAGTAACTGTTGTTGCTGAGTTTCCTGTGAAATCTATCAGAGTATATGAATAAGGAGGGGAACCACCAAATAGAGAAACTGAAACAACACCTGTATTATTATTACATAGTGAGTTGGTTGTTGAAACTGTTACGTTAGTAAATGAATTCGGAGTCAACAAAATTGTGGATGCCACAAAATTACATAAACCAGCATCAGTTACACTAACTGAGAAATTACCTGCGGCAACACCAGTAAATGTATAACTCGAAGCAAAAGTAATTGTTACAGTTCCGTTAGAACCTGAATAATAAAAAGGTGCAGTACCACCAGTTGTAACAACTGTTACACTTCCATCCGAAGTGTAACAAGATGGATTTGTAATTGTAAATGTTCCCAATCCAATTGGTGGTACTTCATTTACAACCACACCCAAACTATTAGAACAACCAGCACTATCTGTCACCACCACATTGTAATTACCAGGTGTTAATCCTGTGATTGATGGGGTTGTTTGACCATTTGACCACAAATATGTGTATGGTGGTACTCCAGTTTGACCAGTAACGTAGATTGCCCCTGAGTCCACTGCACATCCCGCATCATTGATGACATATACACCAAAATCTAACGTAGTTGATGACTTAACAATACATGATTCAGATTTACCAGTACATCCCCCACCATCGTCCGCAATAACATAATATGTACCTGCAGATAAAGAATTAAATGTGAAGATATTGTTGAAACTTTGTCCTGAAGTAATAAACCCACTCGATATTTCGTATAAACTAAAAGTAGGTGAATTATAATAATTTGTTGTATCAGCAGTAATACTACCATTACTCAGATTACAAGTTGTATTCTGAACACCTGTCAAGGTAACACAAGTCCCTGTCGAAATATAGACACTTACAGGAAATGTTGTACTACCTCCTGAACAACTATCAATAACATTAAATACATAAGAACCACCCGAAAGTCCACTAATTGTGTACCCTGTGGCACCACTAAGTGGAATTGTACCAAAACTAGGGTCAATCCAAGAAATTGTAAAATCAGGAGCACTACCATTGATACTTATATTAAACGCACCTGAGGACGTATTACTACAATCACCAGTTATACTATTTACTACTACATCTAAAAAACAAGACATTATACACAATAAATTGAGAAGTTTATTCCGATATTTAACTTGAAGTTAATATCAGCTTCTGACACAGAACACACTTGATTATAAACTACAATAGTATCGTCACTAGTAAAGTAATAATCATAACCTAGTGGTTTAATCAAATTCATAGCGGTAACTAATGCTGTGTCCCAATTCGTAGTTGTAGGATAACTTAATGGTATTAAATTATATCCTATTCCATTGAAGAATGGGTAAGAAACAACTTGAATATCATCTATCCTAATATCCACATACCACTCTGTGGTTAACGTATTCAAACTACAATTATTTGGGTCATAACCAATAGAAGTAAGATATTCATTCAACAATTTACCTAAAACACTACCAAAACTACCAAGTTTTGGGTCACTTAACCAAGGATATTTTGGACACTCTGTGTTTTGTATAGGACAATCGTAGGTATATAAACTATCATTCAACTCACATGGTCTACAAGGATTAGGTCTCAATGGTGTAAACGATGCAGGATTTGGGCAAATAGTTCTATTAGTTGATGAAATAGTTCCAACATTATTTTTTGTATTCGACCAAACACTACCAATTGGGCAATCAGATGTTGAGTTTAAAGTACCTACAAGAGTTCCATCATAATAATATTCCCAACGAGTTGACCCCGAATTATAAGAAATAATTATATCTTTAACTAAACCACAACAAGGGTCATAACCCAAGAATGATTGTTTGCCATTAACATAACCATTAGGACTCAATGTTGTTATTAATGTACTACTTCCAACTGAAGCACCAGTAATACTTATACACTCACATAAATCAACAGGGTCAGGTGTTGGTGGTGGTGTATCTAATATAATCTGACAACCTCTTTGTCTTTTCCATTGAAATTTCTGTCTATGGAAAATTGAGTTTTCTAACTTGACACCAGTATTCCAAATGGTTGTTGCTGGAACCATTTGTTCAATTAAGCGTATCCAATAATCACCCAAACCATTAACGTATTCTATCATAGTTTGGTAAGTGAAATTATTGTTTGCTATATTCACATCTTGTAATGATTGTAAATATTTCCAATAAATTGATTGTAGTGTTGGGTAACCACTAGTTTTACCATCAGTAGAATATTGTCTATTTCTTACATTAATCGTATTCTTCCAAAATGTTTGAGCAAATTCGAAGAAGGTTTTTTGTTTTGGTTGTGGGTTAATAATCGTCCAATCAACACCATTTCTATCAGGGTAGCAACTTGCCGCGTTTGGAAAACACCCATTCGGATTGACATAATTCATACCTTGATTTGGTATTGGATAATTGTACAAACGTGACATATACCAAACATCATATAAAAGTCCTTGTGCAGGATTCAAAAATATCTCAGTATTCTTAACATTTAAAACTAATTTGTCATCAGCAACGAAGTATCTTGCGTTAATATTACCATCTAAGTTAACTCTTAGTAGTACTTCAGAATCGTACCAAGATTTGTTATTATCAACAGATGGTGAAATATTATAGCCTAATTGAATAAATGGAAATTTTCTGAATCTGTCTAAATATTCTTGACCATAAGTGTATGGTTTTAAACTTGTTTGATAATCGGGATTCAGTCCTGTGAAAACACTTAAAGTTGAATTCACTTGTTCAGGTGCTCTGTGTTGTGGGGTTTGTTCAAACCATCCACTACCTATCTGAAAAAAATAAGCTTCACTATCCGTTATTGGTTTGGGAAATCCAAATTCGTCAATTGGGAATTCATCAATTGTTATATTAACGTCTTTTATTGTTACAGTAGTTGTAAATCCAGTATATTGTACGCCAAACAAAGTGAAGACATTCGAACTTTCTAGTGTTGGTGTTTGTTCTACTAAAGTACCACCTGAAATTTGTGCATAATAACTATTAAACTTATTTATATTAATTCGTTGGTCGGCTAAGTAAACGTACTCATTAAATTCAACCAAAGCTTCAGGTGCACCAATTAATCTTAACAAATTTTCAATTGATTTTCTAGTACCTTTTGATTTGAATAAATAAGCGGTATTCAATAAGACATTTCTGTAAAATTGATAATTCAATTCATCGGGTGTTTGAGCAACTGGAACCCCACTGAACATAGATTTTTCTTGATTTGTTTGACCAAAAACAGAGTTTAAAAAATCAGTATTAGTTATCGGTGAAATATTCGTCTGCCAACCTAAAGTTTGAGCTAAATTTCTTAATAATTGAGATGGGATGTCATTTCTTACATTGTAGTTAACCGATGTAACATAAGATAAACTTGTGATATATTTATTTACCTCATCAAAACTTCTACCATAGATTTGGAGAACTTTATCCATTTTTTGACCAATGGTATCAAATTCTTTAAATGCTGGTGTTGTAAAAAATCTTGATACAAGATTTGTCCTATATGAATCAAATGATACACTGATGTCGTTCAACACTGTTAAGTAATCAACAAAAGTGCTTGAGATAATGTCCAAATTCCATAATCCCAATATTGGCCAAGTTACCGAAGCATTATCGGAGTAATACGTTCCATCATCAGCTTCTTTAGGGATGACGAAAGATGCTGTATATATCGGTGTTGATGTTCTATTTAATAAGAAGTTTTCAACTTCGTCTAAATTTTCATTAAAAACTTTATTAACTTCACTATCATTTGGTCTTATTATAATATTTCCAAAAACATTCGTTTCACCTGAAAATGGATTACCAACGACAGTAATACTTAAATTACCTGATGTTAAAGAATTTGTTGGTACTATACGTTTAACTTGATACCCAATTTCATTATAATATAAGGAATACTTGGCATATTCTAATGTCATATTCCTCAATGTTGATACTGGTATCTCTCTGAGGGACAGATTTCTAGTTGAGTTAGTTGTATAATCAATTCCAAAAGGATTTCTTATTTTGGTAAGGTCTAATTCAAACGTTGTTTCATTATATTGTAAACTGAAAACAACATTAAATGCTGTTACACCAGTGGAATAATCCAATCTTAATGTCGTTGATTCTAGTGCTGCAGGAAAATAACTAATAACTTGTGTTACTGCAGCTGACATCCTTTTGGCCATAGACCCATATAAAACAAAGTTTGTAACTTGAGTTAAATCAAAATTTGGATAAACTTTGTAATTATTTTCTATAATAGCTTTGGCTTGATTAATATCTATGATACCCATCGAATCCAAACTGATTGGATTAGAAAAAGTACCAGTGGAAAAGTTTCTATTAACTTTTTCACTTGCCGAAAGTGTAAAATTAAATGTTCCTTGTGTCAAACCCCCACCAGTAACTAATTGTAAACCAACTAGATTATTTGCAAAAGTACCAGCACCTGATGGTGTTTGAGGAGGACATGTGAATTTAGCCATTACGAAGTGATGTTAGTGAAGTTTTTACTGAAATCTATATTATTACCTCTGTCTTGTCTTACCTCAAATAGAAGCTCATTAAACTGGTCTCTGATTTCGTATAGGTTATATTGTCTGTATATGTTATTTTGACTATCGTAGTAAGTGTAGATACCATCATCAATAGATTTGGTTTGATTACCATAAAGTGCAATAGCCAACGTTGAGAAATCGTGTTCAGCAACTTCAATATCAAGGGTTATTGGATTGAAGAAAGTATTAGTTATTATGATATCTTGGTCAGGTTGACCAATGTATGGTATTGCATTCGGTTTATTAGTTGGTGCTGATGATGGTGACAATGTACAAAACAATAATCCACTATTACTATCAGTATATCTGTATCTTATCGCTTTTTGCGAAGTGTTCGTTAGATTTTGAATTACAGGTTCACAGAAAAATGAAGATGTAATTACTCTAAAAAAGTTAGGTATTTTTGAACCATCTGTGTTAAGATATTCAATTCTGAAACCAACTAAACCTTGATTTGTAAACTTGTTTCTATATTGATTTGGTACTTGATTCAAATCAATTATTATACCTCTAACATTAGGTAATGCTGATAACACACCACAATCTAATATTTTAGTTCTTATTTGAGTTGGTCTTAAATAAATTGTGTAAATTCCTATTGCATTAAATTGGTCAGCAGGTAATTTTAAATTATATAAACCACCTAATATTTCTATGTTAGCATTACCACCAGTACTACTATTGTTAAAGTATGGTCTCAATAATGAAACTGAATCTAATTTAGTCAATACAAAATTAGCTGTATCATCCCTTGATGGGGTATAATGTAAAATTATCTCAACGTCTTCTGGTGAAACATCTGATGGTCTTATAGTACCATAACTTGCGAGTGCCATTTATTATTCTTTTATTCTAAGTTTATATTGACTAACCTATTAATAAATATTAAAGTTACAACTTTGTAACTTTAAAAAATCCGTAGCCATAATTATCTAAATCCCCAAGATTATCAACCTCCCCCAATCTTATCATCGTTTCAATACCCGAATTCTTACCCCTTTCAACAAAAACATTTGTTTGTATTGCAGGTTCATCAATAACATTGAGTAGTGCTTCATTTTTAGTTATAGCAGAACAAACATAATCAACCTCAGACACACCACTAACGATGAATAAAGTCGTACCATCAGGATAGTCATAGTAATCAACACCATTAATAGTATATGCTGTATAACCATTTGGATTCGGTCCCCAAAAAGTACCAACAACATTGGAACTACCTGTAACTTGCCATCCGATTTTATATTTTCCTAAATAAAAATTAGGGTTATTAATTGAACCATAAACTTCCAAATCATTAAGTCCTGATTTACTATAACCTGATATGATTAAATCTGAGTTACCCAAAAATGTATTGAATCCTTCTATTGTTGTTTCACAATCTGAATCACCACTATAAATAAAATTGTAATTCAAAGCACTTCCTGACCAACTTCCACCAAGTGGGGTAAAATACGCAGTACCATTTGGATTGTTAATCGTAGTTGAAGAGAATGGTATTGTTAGTGTTTTTTGAATTGTGTTATAACCCCAAGGACTCATACCCGACATAGTTATTGTATATTCTCCAGCAGAACTATATGTGTGAGTATAAGGTGTTGAAGTATAAGGTCCAATAGTTGTTGTTGAACCATCGCCCCAACTAATTTGATAGTTCGAAAAACTCAAGTATTTTTTTAGTTCTATTTCTGATGTATTGTAAAGAATTACTGTAAAATTGTTTGGGAATATGGTTGAGCCTGTAAAGACAAAATTAGTCATTACATCTTGTTGTAATATCATTCCATCAAATACTGAATAATATCCGAAATCTACAGCTGATTGTGTAAATAAAATAGGTAATGTTAGTCCTGTTAATAAAGAAGTCCCATTAGTACCGCCTGATAAAACATTTGTCATAGAGGAGTAAACATACGTAAATCCTTCATATTTTTGTGTTGTTGAAAAAGTCGTAACACAACAAGGGTCTCCACTAATTTGTGGGGAAAATCCTCCGAAATACGGAACAATAAATAAATCGTTGGATATATTTTCAGGTGAAATTCTTATGTTATAAATTGTACTTTCCATTATAAATTTGGTGGATTAACATATTCGTACCACTTCATAGGATTTGTCGTTGTACCTATTCTATTATTATGATTTTTACCATCAAAAATTTCATATTTTTTTGTATCGTAATTCAGTTTCACTTTATTATAAAAATATATACTTGAATCAAATTGGTATTTGTTTGGTAATCGACATTGAGGTTCATTCATCATTCTTACAAAAACACCCAACTTTGCATCAAAAAATTTCATTGACATATAAAAAGTATCTAATGTCAAAAATTGTGGTACATTTAACCAATAAAAAAAGAAACCCTCTTTGTCACCAACAAAATCCAATTTATACTTTGGTATTTTAACTTGTACTGGTGCTATGTAAGGTGAAATTGACGCTGTTGTCGTAAAACCTTGTTGAGTTGGTATTATTACGGTAAAATAATTAGTTTGGTTTTTTTCGTCAGGTCTATCGTAAAAATCAAGTTTGAAAAACGAATTTGCAAAAGAGTTAGCAAAGTAATACAATTCTTTTGAATTGAAACCTTCAGCCAAATAATTATTCCCCCAAAGTGTTAAATCAGGTGAACTTGATAAAGGGCATGTTGTTGCACTCAAAGTGTTAGGATTTCCACTATAAAAGTAGAATTCGTAGTTAACTGATGTTTGTGTGTTTGTTGGTGAATATTCATTATGTGAATATCTACCAACTTCAAAATCAAATGGAATACCAATAACTTGACCCAAAACCTCATCTTCATAAAGTTCAATACTATCAGACCTTCCTAAGAAATCTTCTGTAATTTCTATTGGTATGTTTATCTCTTGTGAGGTTACTGGTAATGTTATATAATATCTGTTGTTATTCACAATTATCTATTGTTGGTTGAGTTATTATAGTTTGTTCTGTATAATTAGTTCCTTCAGGTATTATTCTAAAAGTATAATTGTCATAAGGATAATGAACACCATTTAAAAATGGATAATCATAACCCAATCCAGTTGAGTCAACAAAGCCATATGGATATAAATCCCTCCATCTAAAGGTATTTTGTGATGTTGAGAAATATGCGTAATCGGGTACACCAACTATTGTGTTAAAATTACCATCCTCAATATAATCAGAAAAAACACGTATTGGTAAACTATAAAATGGTTTATAATAATAACCTCTAGAATTGAGGTTATCTATCGTGTTTGAGTTAGTTGCAAAAACAAAAGGATTAAATCGTATTTTATGATATATGTCTACAATCATTCTTTCAGTTTGGGCAAAATTATTCCACTCACATATCTCACCATCCATCTCATCCCCCTCATTTAGAGTTTCAACATATGTAAATCCATACTGAGGTTGTGAAGTTTGAGTTGTTGTATATGTTCCAATCGGAAAATTTGTTTCAGACCTAGATTCTGAATTTTGCCACCAAGGACTAGGTTGATTAGTTGTTGTATCTAAGGGTAAATTGAATTCCCATCCTTGTTTTAATCCGTAGAAACCAGTTTGGGGTGAAATTTTAGGCATGCCCAAAGTCCATCCAAAATATCCCTTCCAAATTACCGTAAAAAATAATTCTGTTAATGGTCTTCGTTGATTGTCTAATAAAGAACCAATATCTATTTTTTTATTGAAGGTTAATGAATATGCTTGACCTCCCTCCTTAACAGAAACTCTTGCCTGGCCATCAGGGGTAAAACCACTACTTTCATACTTCTTTACATTGTTGTAACTATTTTCTTCAAAACCAGTTTTAACTAATAAAGCATCATTAACATTTGTAACTATTTTGTGTTTTCTAACATAATACTCTGAGATTGTATCAGTGACGTTATTTGGATTTAAAACTCTTTTAGCAGTTCCTTTTAGTCCAACACTGAATGTTGTTCCGGTGTATCCATAATCAACCAAATTAAAAATATACTCTTCAGAACCATAACTATAATCCCCCAAACTATAAACTTGAAATAATCTACTATTATCGTAAGTAAAATTTGAACTTAGTTGAACATATTCACCCACATCCATACCATGTTTTATTGGACATCTAAATCTTAAAACATTTCTACCATTGAAAGTTCCTTTTGTCAATACGAAGGGGATACCATCACCTACTACCCAATTAACTGTCTCATAGTAAGGATTTATATCATCAGGTATCAAAAAGGTTGCAGTGTGTTCCTTGGTATAATCATTATCATACCCATACGATAAAAAGAAATTCCAATTATACGTACTTGCACTACTTGCTACAAAATTTATATGATTATTTGGTGATGTTGTGTAACCTGAAACATTGTAATCGTTTCGTATAAAATCAAATTCATTATATAGTGGAAAACCACCCCAAGGTAAAGGTGAACTATTATTATTATATACACATCTAGAACTTATAACTTCTTCAGCATTGGTGTAATACAAGTTTCGTTCGAAAGGTCTGTAATTGGTTGTACCTGTGTAACCATTTTTGAATACTACATTAAATTTACAAGATGGTCTGAACAAATTTGAAGCTTCCCTTTCATCTTGGAATACTTGTTGTAAATTTATATCAGCACTCCTATCGTACTCTATCAACTCACGTTGAGTACTCTTAAATGGAATCTGAAAGGATAAATCAGTATTTGGCGCTGACTTATACCTCAAAGACCCCAAAACAACTCTTGTATAGTTAATATTTCCCATTAATCAGTTATTGTATCAAATTTTATCCATTTTCTTCTAAATCTATCAAAAGAAGTTTTTCCTTTTTTCAGACCAAAATAGAAGTGGAATGGTGCACCAATAGTGATGTTGTTGTCGTCAGGATTATTGTGTGACCATAATTGTCTATTACCATCTTCATCACCATTTTGGTCTGTAGCAAAAATATAACCAGTACCTTTAGTATTACTATCATATCTAAAATATCTAGAAGTTTGTTGTAATCTGTCCATTGATTGATAGTTTGAACTAAAAAAAGTACCATTACTATTAATGGGGTTAGTAAACCAATTGTTTCCTTGAGACCCAAAAATACTCTCAGCAGCACCACCATCTGCGTTTGGTTGTATTTGCCATTGATAGAATGGAACTTCTTGCGAGAACACAGGTATATTTGAAAACCCACAAATTGAACCTAAATTAGCATTGGTGTTGATTATATTTCTTTTTGGTGATATATAATCTCTAACTTGTGTATCACTTGACCAAAATATTCCCATTACAACATCACTAGCAAACGGGCTATTGATATAAATAGGGTCTTGTCCATTTGGGTCAGTAGGATAATTTGCAGGTTCGAAAGCTGAAATTCCTAATTCGGAACTTATAGATATCATTTGGGCATAATCAGCATCAACAAGGTTTTTAAATAAATCTCTATTATTTAAGAAGAATTCAAATATAGTTCCACCTGCAGCACTCAATAATATACCAATAAAACTTAGATTTGTTAATCTACTTATTATAAGTAGATTTAATATCTCACTTACATCAGAATAAGATGAATCATCCATTCTGTTAACAACATAACCATCAAATTCATCAGAAAAAACAAGTTCTTGTAAAAATTGAGACCTAGGACCTAAATCTAACATAGTTGTTGGGAACTTCAAGTTCCTATCATTCCCACCGAAAGGGATACCAGGTACGAAAGGTAATATGTTGAAAGTACTTGGTGGTGCACCAATAAATCCAGTCGTTGTTCCAGTTACGTATGGACTACTTCTATAATAAAAATTGTTTGTTGGGTGTAGATATAATGTCCTACGACAATATTGACTACGTGGTACATTATTAGCATCAAAAATTCTGTCATTTTTAAATGCAAACGCATACAAAGAACCATTAATCCAATTATTAACGAATAAATGAGACCACACATTTCTACAAGCACCGAAATTAACTAATAACCTTGATGTCCATTCATTAACAATTAAAAGGTCAGCAGGTAGTGATAACAAGATTTCTGAAATAAGTTGATAACATCCGTTTTTCATTATTTTTTTTCCAGTCACACCATTTGTGTAACAAATGTTATCATCAGGTTTTATTGAAATTTCGTTGTTCGTACCTACAGTATAACAAAATAATGGTACTGCATTCTCACAAGTAAATGATTCAAAAACAGGATTGGGAACTGACTCAGAGGTAACTAAATCTAAATTTGATGGGTCAGCTCCTCCACCAATGAATGATGCTGTACCAGTAGTTCCTTGAGTTAAACCACTATCACTTAATCTGAACAAACTAAAGATTAGATTACTTTGTAATGGTAAGCTATTTCCTTGTACATCAGTAACGGTTGATGAAGTTGGTAATCTATCTGAACGCATTATTATTTTTCTTGCATTCGTAGGTGTTGTTGCCGCTTGGAAATTATACGTATTGTTGTATCTTGGGGCAAAGTACCAACCATCAGCATAAAAATCAAATACTGCACTTGTAATACGAGATTTTTCTTGTCCCATCAAAGAACCACCATCTATAATTTCATTAACATAGTATCCTCTCGTATCATAAAGATAATCATTAGGTAATGCCCCAAAATAATCACGATTACAGCCTGATGTGTTTGAACCAGCAGGAAATGTACCTAAAAATGAATCAATTTCAACAGAAAACCCCCAATAATATGGTGAATTACCCCCTTGAAATGGTAAGGTTGGGTTTGCGAATTGATTAATGGTTGCCGCATGACTTTTCACCCTCAAAACTTCTGAGTTGTTGTAAAACACTGAAGGTGTTTCAGCAAATCTACTTAAACTAATTTGACTTGTTGATGGTACATCGTTTGGTCTAAAACTTGCAGGAACAGATGAGTCCAAACTAGAATAATAACTTGGCATATCAGAAGTAAAACTACTAAATTTAGCCAAACCACTTGTGGACAATTCAAAATTAAAAGAATTATAGTATAGTGGTATTCCCGTTATTATATCTGACGTAGATAAAATATTTTGGGTTGTGCTTGTTATCCCAAAACTATGTCTCACAGCCCTTAGACCATTTAGATTATTATTATTATTTGATGCTTGTATTGGTATATTAAGTTTATAATTACCTCTAACTATAACGTTACCTTGTGGTAGTCCGTTAACATCCAAGTCATATCCGAACAATCTACTCAAATCATATTCACAAGGTTGTCTGGTTGAATATGGGTCAACACCTCTTACAAGAAAAACAATAACTTGTTCAGTATTTTTTTTATACAATTTCATAGGATTGTATAATCTTGCTGGCGGGAACTGTTGATGTGGTGGTGATGGTGGATAATAACTATAAGAGTAAACACCATTTACCTCTCTTAACAATGTATCATTACCTAAAGTACGATGTGGTAATGTTTTATTATTACTTAAACTTGCTGACTGACATTGACCAGTATAATTTGAATAGGTCATAGCTGTAATTACTTGGAAATACTCAATATCCATAGGAAACTTATGGAATTGTGGGTCTCCTGAGAAAAATAAGTCATAACCCCCTAACACTGAGATAGAACCATTACCATTTGGATTTGCATATGATAATTGTACATTTTCTATAGGTTGTTGACGATATGTTGAACCAGTTACAGCACCAGTTCCATATTGATTTAATTGTGTAAAACCATTAATATTTATATCCGAACTTAAGTTCGGGTCTTGGAACGTAATAATTTGACCAACTGGAAAATTTGATAAAGTATTTTCTTTACAAGAAATTACTAACATATTATCCAAATGGAATTTTGTAAGTGGATTATTATTTGGTGTGTTGAAAGTTACTTTAATTCTGTTTACACCTCCACCAGGATTTGTTATTTGATTCTCATCGAAATATTTAGCTTTTACGTTAAATAAATTAATTCTTTCCGCTAAAGTGAGGTTGTTAGTAAATAAAACTATTTTTGTTGGGTCTTCAGGTGTACTTACAGAAGGACAAGTAGTATCTGTTCCAAAACTTGAAAATTGGGGGACTCTTGCCTTACCTGATGGTTCATCACGAGTATATGCAGCACCAGCCAATAAAGCTTGTATACCACTTCTAAACTGAACATCAACATCTTTGACATCATATTGGGTAGGTAACATATATGTTGATAAAATACCATTTCCACCCGTTTCTGTGGCTGCTGCGACATAATTACCTGAGGATTGAACACTTGATGGTGGGGTACTTAACTCACCTCCTGGTTCACAAGAACACAATTCACAATTGGGATAAACTAACAATGGTAAATTTATATTCAATATTTTTTTATACAAATTGAACATATCGTCCATAATTTGATTAATCTCTTCAGGGTCAATACAATCAATAGGTTCCAAACCAGCACCTAACCAATTCAAAAAAGCGACAATTCCCGCAATAACATAACATATTGGTAAAACGATATATAAAATAACCCCAACAATAATTCCAAATACGAACCCTAAAATTGCAACCAAAGCAGCAACAATATGAATTATAGGAACTAAACCAAATAAAATTGGTTTAAAAATAAACATAGCCACAAGTGCTAACAAATACAATAAATCAAATCTATAATTTGCATCATTGTTTGGAAACTTTACGTTATCACTTTCACACGCATCATCTAAATTATTTTTTATTCCAACGAATTCATTCGGTAAAAATCCCCTTCTATATTGGTCAATTAGTTGTGATACAGTGTAAACTTTGTTAAAAGACATTAAATAAAATGTATCTTCGCAATTAATTGCAGTTTGAGGGTCAACATAATCATTCCAATCTAAACTAAAGGAATACGATTTTTTTGCTAATTCATTGTTTGGATAAAAGTTTGGGTCAATAGTTGGTGGTATTGATAATGGGTTAGTTATCCAATCTTGTATAACTAAGGGGTCTTTGTCCACATTTACTTCCCAACCATATTCTCTAACATTTGGAACTAAGAAATAACCTCTTTTTATGTCCTCAGACAAAGTAGGTGATTGATTCCATTTAATTTTAAATCGATATTTTCCTCTTGTCGGAATACCAACTTTTGGGTCATTAGAAATTACTCTTTCACCAAACTCATTAGTTGTGACATAATCTAAATTCATAGGTACGTCAACCAACCAAGCACCATTATCGTCAATAACTTGACCTCCTGATTCCAAAGGGAAAGTTTCTAAAACAGGTCTTCCTGTATCATCATTAAATATTGTTTGTCTAATTGCTAATATTTCACCAGGGCCTGCAACTAAGTTACACAAATCACCACTTCTTAATTTTGGTCTGCATCTCTGAGTTTGAAATTGGTCGTTACCATTTGAGAAAATACTACCCATAAAAATTGCTGTTGGCGTAATTTCTATACCTGATTCCTCTGTAATATCGAAATCAGTTCTTGTAATTCCAATAGTACAAACTTCAGGTTGACCCCACAATGGCTCAACATTAATTGTTCTATTAAGTGTTATTATTTGTGGTAATGTATTTAGGTCGGTCGATGTTCTGAATTCTGTACCAGCAACTTGAGATTCGGTCGCAACACCCAATCTAATTAAATCTTGGGGTGATAATGAAAACTCACCAATATCAGATAAGTCAATATCAACGTGAATTGTTTGAGTACCTAATGGAACACCAAATATTAAAAAGTCCCCACTATCATTTGTTTTTACCGTAAATTTATAATATTTGTCGTAAACTTCTATTAAATTTGGGTCTGTAAGTACATCTATTCTGTCAGGAAAAGAACCAGTCGGGTTATGTCCACTATGTGATTTAACATAAGGTAATAGATTATATCTATAACCATCTTCATTAGTATCACTTAAAAGTTTATAGGGATATAAATCAGATATAATAGGATTGTTTTCATCCTCATTGGATAGAGGGATGAAAATAGACACTTTACAATTTGGTAAACCGAACCCTGAATTAGCGGTAATTCTTCCAGCAACAACACCATAATCTGAACATAATCTAGTGTAAATTTGACTTTGAAGAATCTTTAATGAAAGGATTTCTAATTGTTCGAAATCTTGTTCTAATAGTACATTTACGTACTTATCCTTACCGACTTCGGTTCTTATTCTATATGATTGAGACATTAATTATCTTTTGAAATAAATAGTTTATACGTTCATTTCAAAAAGATAATTCAATACAATTCAAAATAAATCTTTACGAAAAATTGACCGTACTCAAATTCTTAACACGCACACTAATATCTTTACCAGGATATCTTACTTGATAAGTTTGACTAGGTTCTGCAAAAATTGTGTCATCTATTAATTCAATCTGTTTAGTTTCACTATCTGAATACCTTTGTGATGTTTGAGATGATGAATATTCACCACCTACTTTATTAAACACCGATATGTTTGATAGAGTTATTACACCATTCTGTGATTGTAATATTCTTCTTAATTCTGATATATTAACATTTTCACCTAAGTTTCTAACTGAAGGTGACATAAAATTAGTTACATTATCAACTATTTGAGTTATTACGGCACCTTGATTCTGACTATTATCTAAAACAACATCTATCGTAAATGCTAAGTCGATTACATTCGCAGTTTCGATAGAAATGTAGTCATTAATCATTCTATAATTCGATAAGTAATTAGCTACGTTATTTTTGAGTGTGTTTGAAACCACCTCAGTCAATCTACCAGTTTCATCATAAGACAACATTTTAATTTTAATTTTATTGTTCTCCTCTGTGATTGTAACCTTGGCTGGTGCTCCAAATTGTGAAGGCATTGTTCTTATTAATGATTCATAATCATTAATTGTAACAGCTCTGTTTTGTGCTGAAAAGTTGAATGTCACTAAATTTCTTACTTCTTCGGTAGTTGGTGCTGGTGCTCCTCCAATTGCTGCAGTGACATTTGTACAAGACAAAGAATTAATTACACTTGTATTTACCGAAGTTGAAGGTCCGTTGACATTAAAGTTTATTGTACCTATCTGAGTAATTACGTTTACACCTAAATTACTTCCAGTACCTCCACCTATTCTATATTGAATGAATAGTGTACTATTAGCTTTCAATGTACTACCTAAAGCAAAGTTGTTTGAATATTTGTATAAGTTTAATTCAAAACCATTTCTAGCAAATTCTCTTAATTGTTCGTCTGCTGATTGACTACCACCACCAAAAGTTAATTTACAGAAACCCTCAGGTGTAAATTCTGATATAAATTTTGTATTTGTTTGAACATATTTTCCTACCTTAATACCAGGATTGTCAGATACTTTGGTTGGGTCTTCGATGAATACCCTATCTTCAACCAATGCTTTAACTTCATACCATCTATTTTCTAAACCTAAAAATTCTTCAGCTGTAGGGACATTTGCATATTGAGTACCATCTTTAAGTAAAACACTCGTTACACCTAAAACGTTTCTTTCGGGTAAAAACAACTCAAAAAAAGGTTTTATGTCATTTGCGGTAATAACTCTCTTGAATACCTTTGTAGTACCATTTACTACAGTTTCTCGTTTTACTATGGTGTAGTTTAATAATCTATTATTAGAATCAAAATTTGGTATTTTTAATCTATTTGGAACACCATCCGAACTTATTGGCGAAGCAAAATCAATATCACTCACAGTTTCAAAAACTTGACCAGCCCCATTAACCTGAGACCCTCTCCTTAAAATACCACAATATCTTAAGTCCTCAGTATCACCATAAACAGGCACTGTTATTGAGAAATCAACCAATGCCACAGAAGGTCTTTGACCAGGTACTTTCAGTCCATAAGTTCTTGCTATATTAAAAATGGAAGACCTTTGTTGTGCATATTGTAGTACGGTTTCTTGTACACTTCTATCTATATTGTATTGTAAGTTATCTGAAACCGCAGCATTTAAATCCAATAGAGCCGAAAATATTGAGGCATCATTGAAATTATCAATTAGGTCTGGGTAATATGTTCTTGTAAAATTAATAAGTTCCGTTCTTATGGATTGGAAATCTCTGGTTGTATATGATATTTTTTTGTTAGCCATAGAATTATATATTAATAATTACAAAGTCACTACTTTCAAAAGCAGTATCAGTTGATATGTAGTCAATTTTTATTTTTGCTGTGTGTTCCATTTGTCCAATACCTGGTACTCTAAACTCTCTTTGGTTATCTTCATTTATGTAGTATCCTTTATCTTCTTCACCCTCCGAGGCAGGTGTTATAGTCACATTTGTTATTGTTATACCAGGTATGAATTCCGCAACAGAATCTCTAATTTCTGATTCTAAATCAGAAAAAGTAGGACCATCCAAAGGTTCGAATAGATACTCATATAATCTTGTTCCAAAGTCAGGTAAATAATATCTTGTACCTTTTCTAGTTAACAATAAATGAATTAAATTACTTCTGATTTCTTGTTCAGTTGTTTGAGATAAACTTAAGTAATTTCCTTCATAAGAATCCTTGAATGGGAAATTTATACCATATGTAAAACCATTTGCCATAACAATAAATATATACCCTATATTTTTTCTATAAATACCATAAAACAAAAAATCACGACCTTAAGTCGTGATTCTTATTTTTAAGATGAACATCCAAAACAATCAAAAGGTGAATCCGTTGGTTTGTTTGTAACAGGTTCAATATGAGGTAAGGTTGGTGTTACTTTTGGTTTATCCATCTTGGATATATCCATAGCCAAATGTTTTGCTCCTGTTGATATTGCCTTTGTTCTCACATAATAACAAAGTGTTTTTAAACCTTTTTGCCATGCGTGGAAATGTGATGAAGTAATCTTCGATAAAGTAGGATTACCCATATAGATATTCATTGATTGTGATTGGTCAATAAAAGGTCCTCTATCTGCCGCCATATCAATTAATTCTCTTTGTGATATTTCCCAAATCGTTTTGTACTTCTTAATCAAGTGTTCAATTCTTTTAACTTTTTGATTATACTTTTTGTCTTCGGGGTCTAAGTAGTTGTTGAAATTAATATTTTGAATTGAGCCTTCATTGTATATAATTTCATTTTTCAAATCTTCACCCCAAATACCAAGTTTCTCAAAGTCATTAATAAGATACTTATTTACAATCATGATTTCACCACCAACTACTCGTCTGTTGAAGATTGCTGAGTGAGCGGGTTCTGTCATTTCATATGAACCAGTAATCTTAGCAGAACTTGCTACAGGCATTTGAGCAGTAAACAATGAATTACAAATACCATATTGTTTAACATTTGACTTTAATACTTCCCAAGGCCATCTACCTGATAAATCAGATTCTGTTAATCCCCACATATCAAATTGGAATTGACCTTGTGACATTGGTGAACCATCAAAATGGACATATTTACTATAATCACCATCAATTACCAACCTATTACTTTCGGTGATTGCAGCAAAATAAATTGTTTCAAAAATTTCTTTGTTTAATTTTTTTGCTTCAGGTGAAGTAAACTCATAATCCATAAGATAAAACACATCAGCTAAACCTTGAGTTCCTATAGCAATAGCTCTTTGTTCTCTACCACCTTTTTCACCTTTTGCTGTTGAGTAGTTATTAATATCAACAACTTTGTTTAAAGCTCTTACAACCTTTCTTGTTTCTTCATAAAGAAGTTGAAAATCAAACTCACCATCTTTTACAAAGTTTTTCAATACCATTGAAGATAGTGTACATATTGCTGTAGTTTTCTCGTCAGTAAATTGGTAAATCTCGTTACAAAGATTTGATTGTTTAATAACCCCAATGTTCTGATGATTAGTTTTGTTGTTAGCATTATCTTTAGAACAAAGGTAAGGTACACCAGTCTCAATTTGAGATTCAATTACCTTAGTCCAAACATCTGTTGCTTTTACTTTTTTACCTAAACCTAGATTTACCGCTTGTTCATAAACACTTTCGTATTCTGTACCAAAACATTCTTGTAATGGTTTTAAACCAGCTTTCTTAATATCATTAGGACAGAACAAATACCAATCACCACCCTCTTTTACGGCTCTCATAAAATTATCAGGAATCCACAAAGCTGTGAACAAATCCCTTGCTCTTAGTTCTTCTGCACCTGTATTCTTTTTAATGTCCAACAAGTCAAAGATATCTTTATGCCAAGGTTCAAGATAAATTGCGGCAGAACCTGGTCTTCTACCTTGTTGGTTAAAGAATCTTAATGATTCATTTGCTATTTTAAGATATTTTAACAAACCTCCAGCAAAACCACCAGATGTGCTTAATCTACTCTCCTTACTTCTAATATTTGACATACAAAGCCCAATACCTGCAGCATCGGCAGAATAAGTAGAAATGTCATTCATCGTGGCCAACAATCCCTCTCTTGAGTCATCATTGTTATAATGTAGAACACAAGATGCCAATTGAGGAATCTTTGTACCCGCATTAATCATAATTGGTGTTGCAGGGGATATTAATTGATTTGATAATGACTTGTAGTATTCTACAGCTTCATCAAATGATTTTGTTACCCATAGTGCAACCCTCATATACATATGTTGGGGTCTTTCCACAGTTACACCTTCAGGTGTTTTTAACAAATACATTTCAAATAAGGAACGCCAAGCAAAGTAATCAAAGTTATAATCGTTTTCGTGATTGATTACTTCATCAATATTTAAATCACCATAGGAATCAATCATATTGATTAACTCTTGATTTACAATACCAAGGTCGGCCAACGACTTCATTGTTTCACTAAAACTCTCATTTGTTTCTTTGTGATATGAAGATATTGCAACAGAAGATGCCAACCTCGAATAATCGTGGTGGCTACCTGTATATGATGCAGCAATTTCATAAATCAACTTATCAAGTTGTTTTGTTGATATGACACCTTCTGTTGGTACGGAAGTAATAACCTTAATAAAAATCTGGTCAGAGTTTACATTTAAGTTCTTACTCGCTTTTTTTATTCTGTTTTGTATTTTGGTGGGGTTAAAGGATACAACATCCCCATCCCTTTTTTGAATTCTTAATGACATAGTTTAATTTTAAAAATCGTCTGTGAATGAAATTGTTTCGTTAAGTTTTGCTTTTTGATACTCAACCGTTCTTGATTCAAAGAAGTTACCTTTTGTTTCAACGGCAATTTGTTCCATAAACTTGAATGGTTGTTCTACATTGAAATGTTTACTACATCCCAACTTAACCAGTAAACCATCAACAACAAACTCCAAATATTGTTTCATAAGATTGGAGTTCATACCGATTAAAGATACTGGTAGTGATTCTGTAATAAACTCTTTTTCAATTTCCAATGCTGAAAGTAATATTTCTTTTATTCTTTTTTCACTTGGTTTGTTTTCAATATGGTTGTTCAATAAGTGAATTGCGAAATCACAATGTAGGTTTTCATCTTTGAAAATCAAGGAGTTAGCATTACAAAGTCCTTGCATAATTCCTCTTGATTTCAACCAAAAGATAGAACAGAATGAACCTGAAAAGAATATACCTTCTACCGCAGCAAAAGCTACCAATCTTTCTTGGAAGGATGCTTTTTCAATCCAATTTAATGCCCACTTGGCTTTCTTCTGAACTGCGGGTAATCTATCGATTGCATTGAAACATTCATCTTTTTCTTCAGGATTGGATATATAAGTATCAATTAACAAAGAATACATTAGTGAATGGATATTTTCCATCATCAATTGAAATCCATAGAAAAATTTTGCTTCAGGATATTGCACTTCTCTATAAAAGTTTTCAGCCAAGTTCTCATTGACAATCCCATCAGATGCTGCAAAGAATGATAATACATTTTTAACAAAGTATTGTTCATTCTCTGATAAGTTCTGCCAATCCCTAATGTCTCCACTTAAATCAACTTCTTCAGCTGTCCAAAACGCAGCCTGATGTTGTTTGTAGTATTCCCAAATGTCGTGGTATTGGATTGGGAAAATCACAAAACGATTGGGATTTTCTGTTAATATTTTTTCTGTCATAATTAATTTGTGTTTTCTCTTTGTTTTCTTTTTTCTAATAAATCTTTAATTCTTTGTCTATTGTTTTCTTCTTTTTGTTCTTCGTGTCCCAAGAATGTTACCGAAGATTCTGTATCGATGTCCAACATCCCATTATCAAACTTACAATTTTCAAAGATAATACCATCATCACCAATTCTTGATTTTGTAATCGCAATTGTTGCTAACTTCATTTCTTTTTGTTGTAATGTTTTTGCCACTGATATAATCACATGACCCACCTGAGCTTTCTTAATAGAACCACCCATTTGGTCTGTTGTTACAACTTCAGCAGAAATAGAACTTCTATTACCTTGTGTTGCTGTCCATCCTACCAAGTTCAATTCGTGACACATTGCTTCAAATGCTCTCATAACTGAACCCTCCGATTTCCATTCATCACCCAAGTTTTTCTCAGGTACAACACAATCGATGTAATCTAATAAAATCATATCAATTTTACATCCATCAGCAATCTTTTTTCTTACAAGATTTTTGATTTGTGTCATTGTCATTGTATCAGAGGGAAGTTTTTCCAAGATAAGTTGATTTTCCATTTTTTGTTCAATCTCCTTAACTCTTGTCATTACTTCTTCCTTCTTATTAGACATATCATCTGGATGGATTTTAGTCCACAATGTAAAATGTTTTCTTTGAATAACCTTGGGATTATCTTCAAAAAATATTTGAAGAATATTATAACCCAAGTTAAATCCGTGGTTGGCAATCTTGGTCAAGAATGTTGATTTACCCACACCTGTTGGTGCTAACACAACACCAATCTCACCCTTAGCTAAACCACCTTTTAATAATCTATCGATACCACCAATACCCATAGGAATTGGGTGTCTAAAATCTTCGTTTAGTACATCATCCAAGTTTGAGAATACACTCAACATTCCGTTTTCATTGATACCCACTTGTAGGGCATCTCTAATCATTTCCTCAAGGGTATCGTAGTTTTCGAACTCACCCCCATCAATTACTTTTTGTGCTTTTGTGATAGCCTTTTGTAACTCTTGTTGTTTACAGAACTTTAACGCTTTCTCTTGAACGAAATCCCCACCAGAGATAGGTGCATCCTTAATTTTCTTAAGTGTGTCAATTACTACTTTAGCAATTTGTTCTTGTTGAAACTCAGATTTTGTGATTTGTTCCAATGTGTCAAAAGTGGGCACTGAGTCCCACTTTTGATTATACTCTTTAATCATCTGTATGATGAGTTTGAAGTATTTGTTTTCGAAATAATTAGGTTCTATTACATCAATTATTGACCTTGAAAAGGTACTATCTACCACAATTTGATTAAGTAGTTGTATCTGAAATGAGCTCCCTAAATAATCAAAATTTTTGTTAGATGACATAGTTTAAATTTGTTGTATGAATAAATATTACACTCTTGTATTAAGTCCAAGATAATCAAAAGAAAGGTCTCTTGCTGAAAATAAACTAGTTAATTCTGATAAAATTCCTTTGATTGTTTGTCTGATGTCAACTGTGTATCTAATCTTTGGAGGGTAGATTTTAGCGTCAAATCTTCTATGACAAAGTAACTTGTCCCCTTGTTTTAAATAAATGTTAAAGTACTCAGGGCCATCTACATAGGAGGTATTAAGGATGTCAGGTTTGTTTGTGATATCATATTGATTCTCCAACAAATAACTCACAGCTTTCATCTTAAGTTGATAATTCAAGTTATGGATTAAATCATCCATATACTCTTTGAAATCAACTGAATTTCTTGCATCAGGATTGTAATCTCTAACATTGAAGTATCTTTGAACTATGATGTTGTCGTTAACCATCATTAAGAACTCCAATTTGGTAATGTCTTGCTCTCTCATTGTGTTTTACTTTTTTGTTTTAAAATTGTGTTTTTCTTTTCTTGTAAGTTTTAAAAAGGGTTTTAAGAAATTAACCCAAGCGTCATCTCCTTTCGGTAAGAACTTAAAAAATCCATCTTCCATCATCATTTTAATTAGATTTCGATGTCCTCTTCCATCAGGGTCAAGTGTTTCTTTATAATAAAGTTCAACCACTTCTCTCCCTTCATCATCAATCAATGGGTTTGACAAATCTACAATCTTTTGGTTAATTTCAAAAAATTCTTCACCATAAATTCCAGTTCTTGTCTTACCTGTCAAAAGATTTTTAAGAGTGTTATTTTCTTTGTCTTCTTTAAGGAGATTTTCTGCCTTGGATAAAATATCGTTAATAGTTACGTCTTGTTCAAGTAGTTCAGGAAATAATTTGAATAAAGTTTTATCACCCAAATAATATATTCCATCAATATTGTCGGATTTATCTCCCGCTAATATTTTATAAACCAAAATATTGTTGTGAGGAATCTCGTGTTCCTTGAGTTTAATTTTATCACCAAAATTATACAATTGTTTGGCTGATGGTGAATAAATGGAAACATTCTTGGATATAAGTTGGGTTAAATCTTTATCTGATGAAAAAATGGTAATCTTCTCGTCAGTTGCTATCTGACAATAATATGCAATCAAGTCATCAGCTTCGTTATTTTCTATGTTCACTTGACGAATGAACATCTCCTCCAAGTATTGTTTTACCCTCTCTTTTTGAAAGGTAAATGATTGAACCTTAAACTCATTTTGTTCTTGGATTCTATTTTCTTTGTACTGGGGGTAAATTAACTTTCGTTTATTAGCATTACCTTCGTTATCCCAAAAAACCATTACTTTATCAAAATTATATTCTTCAATAAATCTTCTAGTTGTATTGAGAAAATGCCATATACCCCCAATGTGATTTCCATTATGATAATAATCTTTCACGCCATGGAAGCCTATCTTCATCAAGTTGTTCGCATCAATAACAAGTGTTTTTGTCATTTAAAATAAACTTAATTGTGTGAACGATTTTGTTTCTTTCGTTTGAGTGATATACTCACCCAAGAACTCGGTAAAGATAGCTTCCATTACTGGTACACAAATGGAGTTACCCGCCAACGCAATATGATTATTAGTTGTTAAACTTGTTGATAATAGTTTATCAATATCTTCTTCTCTAACACCCATAAATCTGTAAGCCTCTCTTCCTGTGATAGTTCTTATTCTTCCATCAACCATAATCTGTGGTGAACCAGTTGTTGTTAAACAAGGGGAACAACCATCAATCGAATAAACTCGTCTTGCTTGGTCGTAGTTAACATCGTTTCTCCTTGCCACAAGTTTGCACACACTATCTTTTTTGGGATGGTTAGGTGTAATGTCACAAGTGATAAATAAGTCCTCTGTAATCTCATTTTCGATGAATGGTCTCATAGGAACTCTATCTTTCTTATGTTTCTCAACACCACTCATAATTGTTTCAACTTCATTATTTGTCAAACCAAATACGGACATCATAAACACCCTCTCTCTATTCTGTGGACAACCAAAGTCGGCGCCATTCAATACCTTCCAAGAACAACCATAACCCAATTCATTTAAGAATGAAATATGAGCTTTGAAGTTCTCAATGTGATTATGTGATACCAAGTTTTTAACATTCTCCATCAAAAGATACTTCGGTTGGTTCTTTGTCAAAATCCTTTCAACTTCATATAACAAACCACTTCTTGTACCTTTTTGAATACCCTTTTGTACCCCTGATATTGATATATCTTGACAAGGGAAAGAATAGGTCATCAGGTCACATTGGGGGAAACTATCTTCGTTTACCTTTGATATGTCCCCCAAGTTACCCAATGTTGTCTCGTGTAATGAATCATAAGCTATGTTCGCAACTTTAAGGATGTCACAATTTGCAACATCTTCATAGTTAGCACCAATGTATTTCAGTGCCAACTCTTGTGTACCATAACCAGAAAATAGTGATATTACTTTTAGTTTATTCATATTCTTTTTCTTCTTTCAAATCAAAATCTCCCTCCAAACCTAATAAATCTTTCCAATAATCTGCGTATTCTTTCTTATATTTTTCAATAGAAACTTTTTCTTCTGTTGTATCTTTACCTGATAAGAATCCGTGGGGAGTTACAATTATCTTACCATCATCATATCCCAAACCATTAATGTGGTTCTTTAATACAGATACTTTTGTTCTTGAAGCGAACTTAACACTTCTCTTATCTTTAGTTGCCGTAATCTTGGTTGTTCCAGCACCTTTTTGATTACCAAACAAAAATACCAAAGAAGAGTTCAACCATATTGCTTCACCACCTTTAGCTTTAATCTTTGGTTGTCCAAATGGGTTATCAGGTAATTCAACCCAAGGTTGGTTAACGATAATCAAAGTATTTTCAAACTTTGAATCCGCTTTTCTAGAACCTGAGATTCTTTGGTTGATACCCATACCAATTTTATCGGCAAGAACTGAGGCGTTATGTTGTTTACCACCTTTACCTTCAAATGTCATTTTACAAGGAATTGACCCAACTGAGTCCCACATAAAACATAAACTATATTCAAGGTCACCTTTTTCTTGTGCATCAAGTAAGTCGTTGATATAATCTGTGATTTGTTCAATGTATTCGAAGTTATTGTTGAAGATATAAAAACCATCCCAATCAACTTCACCCGTTTCTTCGTCCACAACTTCTTCACATTGTAGTCCCATCAATTTTGCGTGCTCAAAACTCCATTTTTGTTCTGTGATTATGAACACAGGTAGAATACCCTTTCTTTGAGCATCTACTGCAGTTTTTACTAAAGCAGTTGTTTTACCAGTATCAGAGTGACCTAAAAACATATTTAGGTGACCTACAGCAGGACCTGGTAATCCAACAGCATCCAAGAACTCAGTACCCAAGTCAAAGTATCTTTGTTGTTTGTACTTTGCTGAGGTGGAGAACTTCTTTTTAATACTACTGAAATCCGTTTTCTTAATTGCCATCGTTTAAATTATATTTTACAAATTCTTTTAGTGTTTCCAACTTGTCTTTAGCATTAGCCATTTTCTCAACATACTTGTCCATTTCTTCTAAATGTTGTGGATGTTCACCAATACCAACTGAGTTAGAGAAATAAACCAATAAAGTGGCCTCAGCCTCTGCTATCTCACTCTCGTATTTAAGAGCAAGAGCATCAATCATTTTAATTTGAATTTTCATTTAGGATTTAAAAATGAACCCCACTTTGTTAATGGGGTTCGGGTTAAAAAATATTTTTAGAACGGAAGGTCACCACTTGGTTCGAAATCATCAGAATCGTCCAAATAAGTTGGTGTGGATTTACCACCTAATACAACTTCACCTGAATCTGAGTTACTATAAACATAACCACCCTTTTCACTATCCCATCTTGGTGTTTCACCTTTGGCAATAGCTTCCAAGTATTCTACTGGTTTTTTAGAGTAAACATCAGCCCAAGATAGTTCATCATTCAACCAACCTTCAGCTGTTTCTTTGTTTTCGTGGAGTGGAGCTGGGTCATCATACATAATAGTTTGAATAACTGTATATGTTGCACCCTTTGGGGTTTTTGCTTTGGTCATCTCTAAGATAATATCTCTACCTTTTTGAGAATCGGTTACATCACCTTTTGCTCTAAAGATAGGAATAAGTTTATCTAAGATACCTTCGTTTTTGTAGTTGTGTTTGAATCTCCAAAACTTAACTCCATCGTTTTCATTATCTCTGTCGATAAGTTTAACAATGTAAAATTTACGAGGTTTGTATTGTTTTGCAAGTTCTTTGTCGGCATCTCTACCAGTTGACATAAGTTCTTCATATACTTCTGTAAGTGGAGAACGCTCATTATCATTTTTACCTGGGTCATAGAACTTTTGCCATTTACCATCTACTTGGATTTCGTGAAACCACACCTCTTTGAAAGGTGAACTTCCATCTGTAGTTGGAAGGATTCTTAATCTTTTTTGTCCTTGTTTTTCATTGTCCTTAAGAAGAGCTGCGAAGTATTTCTTCATTCTCTCATCTTGAGACATTTTGTTGGTATTACTACCTGATTTTTGTGATTGTTCGTACTGAGCTAAAATAGCATCTAATGGATTTGTCGCCATAATGTTTAAAAAGTTTTTTGTTAAGAAATATTATACACAATAGTAAGTGTCAGCCGTGGGTTTGTCAAATTAAGTTCTAATATATTTTTTTGAATTTACTTACGTCATTTTCAGGAGTCATCTCAGTATCACCAAAATCTCTGAAACTTCTTTTAATTTCATTAGGTGAATAACTTTCAACTTCGTCTGTGGTTAAAACATATTCATTTTTTCCACTCGCTTCCATTTCCTCCTCCTTGTCTTCAAAAAACTTACTTAATTTTTGGTTAAAAGGACCTGAATCTAAAGTTCTAAGTTCTAATTTTTCTTCAGGTGTTTTAACTCTGTATTTTTCAATTTTAGTTTCAATAGAATTTAATCTATCTAATATACCATCCATAGCATTTAATTTGGATTCCAAATCATTGAGATGGTTGAATAAACTTTCGAAATATTCATCTTGTTTTTCTTCAACAGATTTTTGTCCTTTAACTAAATCAGTGACTTCAATTTCTTCCTTATCACCTTTTTTCTTTTCGTCTCCTAATTTTTCAACATCAGGGTCGGACTCTGTGTCAATTGGTTCAGGTAGTGGTGCTGTTGGTGGTGCAGGTGCTCCTGCTGCAGTATCAGGAGCTGGAGCTGGAACATCACCTGCTGGTGGAACTTCTCCCCCTGGTGCTGGTGGTATTTCCCCTCCAGGTACTGGTGGAACTTCTCCCCCTGGTGCTGGTGGTAGTTCTTGTTCGTTTATGTATTTATTAATTTGATTATATCTCTTTAGTTCTTCTAAAATTCTTAAGTCAGTTTTCATTATTAACCATTTAATAGTTGTTTTATTCCTGTTGTTGTTTCAACTTGAATTTTTTTATGAGTTCTCATTGTATTATCAACTCTTTCAATAAGACCATCTTTCATTCTCACTGTGTAACATTCACCAGTGTCTAAATCACAAACTTGTTTAGTACCATCCCCCATATCTTTTTCAGAGGTTCTAGTATTTTTACCTAAGTAATTATCTAAAATTAATTTTACACTCATATTTTTAGTTTTTATATAAATATCTGTTGTAACTGAAAAAAAAAACTACAATACAATCTGTATCGGATATTTTCCTATTTCTTGTTGTCTGTTTTGGTCTGTTCTACCATCAGCTAAAACAGGATTAACGTAAACCCAAATCACAAAATTGTATGTTCCAATAAAATCATTTCTAGAGACACCACTACAACCAATTCGTGATATTAAATCAGTATTATTTATCAATACTGATTGTTGGTCTGTACTAATATATTCTGGTATAGATTTATTTTTACCACTTCGTGAACACAATGCTGATGAAGTCCAATCCAAATTAACTGCAAATATTTTCCACAAACCACTATTTGGTTTTATTTGTATAGTTAATCTTTGGAAACTACCATCTAATCCACCAGTGACAATTGTTTCTTGTAAAATCGAAGGTTGTGGCGGTGCTGGTGGTGGTGTAATTTGAGTTACAACATTAGTTGCTGGTTTTAATATTTGTAGTGCTTTATTAAAGTCATCCTTATATTTTTGAAAGTCATTAGTTCCAACCATTTTATTGTAACTCTCAGTTCCTTTACCAACACTATCAGCAAATGAATTTATATAAGCAAATTTAACGTAATCATCCACATTGATTTGTTCTCCATTACTTTGTAAAGTAATAACCCTTGATTGCCATCTTTTAATAAGAAACTCAACATAATTTGACAACGAACTAAACTCAACATACGGAATATTTTTCGTTGTACAGAAATATTTTTCATTTCCAATTGTACCAAAATATTGGTCAATAGATAAATAACCTGGATTATTTCCAATAACTCTTAGTCCATCTTTACCATTGAATGAATTTGTATAAGACCAAAAGAAAATAGTATAAAGTAGTTTATCATCATTAGATTGACCTTTTATTTCTTTAATCAAATCTTGATAATTAATTGTAACCTCAGTAGGTGTAGTATTGTTAACAAATTTACTATATTGTTCAACTGGTTTACAAGCTTCATTTGTTGTTTGAGAAACTTGTTGTGAAGCACCATTACCAGCATTACTTGTAACATTATTTGTAACACTATTAACGTTTGTATTTTGTTGTACTGTAGTTGTTGTACTTTGTTGTTTAATCAATTCAGTAATTTTACTCACCAAGTTAGCTCTAAGATTTTGTATGTAATTATCAATCTTTGGTAAATTTGGTACTGGTTGTCTAACTCCCTCAAAACTAGTTTCAAAACTTGAATCTGTGATGTTGTGTGATACTGAAGTAATATAATACGAACCACTAAACATAGGTACGTTTCTTAAATTAAAGTACATTGTTGGTTGTATTAAAGCATTTCCCAACATATCAATATTACAAGTATAACTTCTGTTCTTATATAAATTATATAAGGATACACTTTGTGTTGCACCACCTCTGTTTCCACCTTGATTTGCCATTTGGTTTAAAATCTGAAGTGATTCTGATGTTGCTAAAGATGAATTTTGACCAACACTAAAGTTTTTAAATACACCCTGATTTTGAGGACCGATATCAACATTAAATCCAACTACTCTATTTGATTTATCCCAATCTTTTTTACCAACTTGATTTTCAACCAAGGGATTATCACTTGCTCTAGTCAAATCAAATGAATCACTTCTAAATCTGAAGTCAACACTTTTAACATCAGGTTGTTCACTAGCTTTACCTGCGTAAGTACAAACCATTTTAGCTGTTGATTCTCTATAATCAACATTTAAAAATGTCCCAAAAAGTGTATTTGCAAATTCTGCAGTACCTTCCAATCTTGGTTTTGGGTCTTTAATCGCATCTTGTACATTGTAAAAATTGATGTAGTTAGGTATTGTAAGTACAACAAAATGATTTAATTGTAATATACCCGTAACGTAAGAATACAAACTAGCCGAAGCATTTATGTTTGTAATTTGGTCACTTATTGAAAATATATCAATTAATACTTCTTCCCCAATGTTTTTATTTGCCCTATCCAATAATAAAACATCCTCAAATAATGTTTTAGTTTTGTAGTCATTACCAGAAATCCATTTATCATTTAGTGCTTTAAATGATTCCCATAATTCAACTTTAGGTTGTGGTTCACCAGTCAACTTCGATGGTTTCTGTTCTTCAACTGTCATATTAACATTGGCCAAAGATTTTTGTAATTTTGGTATCAAATTGTTAACAATCTTATCTCTAAAGTTATCCACTTGAGACAAGTAGGATGACATAGCAGTTTGAAAGGCATTTTTACCTTTCTGTTGTGTGGTGTTTGGTGTTGGTGTATAAGTTTGTGGTTCAACAAATTCTTGTCTTACAATATATTGCGGGTCATTAGGATTATTAGATAATGAATTATATGCAGTTTCAATAACTTGATTAGTTATTGCCGAATAATAAACATTTGTTGTTGCAGTCACATTAAAATTGTTTGCTGCTCTCAATGAAAGTGGAATACTTTCATACTTACTTTCAAATAGAGGTGTCCCACCAGAGTTCTTATAAATTGTTCTATATTTACCATCATAGTATTCTATGTTAATTGTAAATAAGTTTTTGAGATAAGTTATACCTACAATCTGAGTTGGTTGTGTTGGTGGTGACTGAGGTGGTTCAATTTGATTTACTTGAAACTGATTTAGTTTCTGAGTTGCGTAAATTTTGATAATTTGAGCAAAAGATTTAACATTATCTTCCGTAAACGCAACATTAAAATCAACAAAGAAATCAGTGATATATGAACCACTATTTTTATAACTTATATCTTGTATTGTTGAAAATCCCACATAGGTTCTCAAAGCCTTCCAAACATTAGGATAATTAACCTCTGAAAATAACAAAGTTGGGTTTCCATTTACAGGTACACTATTAGGTGTTATGATTTGATACTTTTCCCAAACGATGGGGTCAACAACTTCTTCATTTGAAAAAGTTAAAAATAACTTCCTATCATAATTTGATGGATTACCAAATTTAAAGTAGATATCATAGAGAAGAAAATCTGAAAGATAAGAATTTATTTTTTCAAATTGACTTGTTTGAATAGTTGATACAATTTCCTCACCTGTATTACCAGTTATGACAGGTATTTTCATCATATCCCTCATCAAAGCTTGGAAATTTTTGAATGCAGCTTTAGATGGTATTTCATTTATACCTCCTGGTATATTTGTTGACCCATCACTTTCAATGTCATAAACTGAACGTGAAAATTTTAAAAACTCAGTTTCGAAACCATCCAAAACATCTTTAGGGAATATTGATAAAAGTTCCTCAATCTTTGATGGGGTTACTGGACTGAAACTAAAATTTTCTTGGTCATCACTTGATGGGTTTATATATTTTAAATACGAATCGTATGAAGGTTTAGTTAATTTATTGTTATCAAAATATCCATAATTTGGGGCAGTCCAAAAGGTTCTAACAGCACCATTATGAATTGCAGTATTACCAGTAACTGGAATTACAACTGATGAAATTCCATTTGTTGATGTCTTTTTAAAACATTCCAATTTTGTTTGATTAAACAAACTACCACTTGATGGTATTTGATACCAAAATTTACCCGCTGGTGTTTTAACACTCACCGACCAAGGTATGATTTTAGTATTGAGATTTCTTGCTGAGTTTGTTTCATTTATAATTGCTTCAGCAACATATTCCATTGTTAAACCAGAACTTAACGCTTGTTGTATTAAAGTATCTGAATATCCAACGGATTGTGAATTGGTTATAAAAAAGTTTGAGTCAGTTACTGATTGTGGTAAATTAATAGTATATTGACCAATACCACCAGGTGTTCCATTTATTTGTGATAAGATTGTAGTACCAGCTAAAAAACTTGTCCCACCTAAAATGTTACCGATTGTGAGTTGGTCTAAATTTACTGATGAAATTGTTAATATTGTACCACCAGTTACTCTTGCAATACCATTTATTTGTTGGTTACTTTTAATTATTTCATAACCTTGATAAAAAACGTTAAAGTCATTTATTAATTTTGGATAAAATCCAACATTCATAATTACGGAAGTAGTTGTACCAGTCCCCACACCGATTGTATTGATGTCTTCTAATACTATGTCAACGTTTGCATTATTAATTGTCAAACTATATGTTTTAGTTGCTGCTGATGTAACTGGGTCATAATTTACTAAGCTATTAAAGTTTTTCCAAGAGTTATCCAATATATCAAAGTTATTTGTACTTTCAACATATTTTTTATAACGATGCCAAACAGAACCTAATTTTAATAACCATGCGTATGGTACTTTGTGAACACCCGAATATTTTTTTAAACTTGCAAAAATATAACTCAATGTTTTTTCTTCACCAAAGTCCCAACTTTTATATTTTTCTTTGGGTGTTGCTAATGGTAAACTATTCAAAAACAAGTAAGCGGGAACAGTAAAAGGGTAGGGGTCACCATTCCTAAACTTCTGTATTGCTTCTTGTATTGAGTTGGTAAAGTATGGTGTATTAAACATAGAAGATGTTTGATTAGCCAAACCTAAATTTCCATTATAATTTGAATAATCAACATTACCTTCAGTTATAAGTTGTAACTTATAATCAGTTGTTCTACTTTGTAAAAATGTCTTTAAATTATCTTCCGTTACTGATGGTTCACTAACATTTTGAAAAACAAAGTGTGTAATTGGTCTGATTTGGTTAAAGGTCGTATCTTGGTTAAAATTAGTTATAACTTTTTTATTTTTATTATAAAATATAACATCTTTCGTATCCATAGCTTGATTAACTGTGGATACACCAACACCATTAGCTAAATTATTTTTACACCAATTTAAATTTGTAAATGGAAAAGTGTCAGTAAAATCAACTTTATTACCTGCGGTAGAATCATCAATAAAATTTTGTAGTTTGTCTTCGTCAACAATTGATAATTGAGGTTCAGTAGCTCTACTAATAAAATCAGAACTTTTAATAAATTCGAAACTAGAATTAGAAATTTGATTACGTATATATTTTGTATTGAAAATTCCTCTGATATAATTTTGCCAACTTTCTCCTATACCACCATTAGATATTTGTCTAAGGATTAAAGGAAAAGTTTGAGCATTGAAACCCAAATTTTTAAGTTTCATAATTATGAATGGACTATTTACACCCAAACTATCCAAAAGATTACCACTTTCAAACTCGGCTAAAACATTTGATATTTCGTCAGCAGTAGAGTTAGTATTGTTTGCTCGAGTAATTTTTGAAAAATTAACTAAATAAATTAATCTCTCGTAAATCTCATAAAAGAACTTAACTTCCTCTTTATTACTATAAACTTGATTGGTTATTGGAAACTCAATAGCATTAATAGATGCACGTTTAATATCTAATACCTCATTTGTTGTCGGTCCGATTTCTTTTCTTTCGGGGTCTCTCTCAGTCAAACCTTTAATGAATTCTTCAACAAATTCAATTTCAGGCCATTTATCATATAAATAACCTTGAGTACGACTTATTAAAGATTGGTCACCAGGATATCTAATTTCATATTTTTCTTGTCCATTTTCACCATTAGTTGCGACAATAAATTGTGGCCAAGGATAAATTGGTGTATTAGTGTCATCACCTGGATTTATATTATCTTGTGAAGCACCAGCAACTTGTGGGTCAAAAATTGCTTTCTTCCTAACATCACTATTTCTTTCATTCCAAGCTTTAGTATGTACATCATCCATCAATCTCAAAAATGCCTCACCATTAGCAAAGAACACAGCTAACACATTTCTAATGTTTGGTACAAAACCAATACCATTGTTTTTATTTTGTAATAAGTCGGCCAATGTCTCAGTCAAAGCATTTTCAATATCCTCTTTTATTCTTTTGAGGTCTGTGTTCATTTGTTGTACTATTGAAGTAAATGAACCATCACCTTCGAAAAAAAAGTATTTTTTTTCTTGTTTTATGTCCCCATTTTTTGTTTTAAATGAACCCGCTTGAAACTCTAATTGTAATTCCAACTCAGCTTGAAATGTCTCCAATTCAGCTGGTGTGGGTTCTTTTTTCTTACGTTGTAGGAAGGTTTCAGCGATATCAATATCTTTGATTTGTACAACTTTTCTGAAGGTATCTATACTTATACTAAAATTTATCGCACTCTTAACCTCAGGTTTTTTTCCTATTTTATATTTTCCATCCTCACCAACAGTTTGATTGGTTTTTAATTTTTTATTATTATCATTAATTTTCCCAATTAATTCACTTTCAGCAGTGTTTCTTTTATCAGGTGTATCTATAACTTTAGTGAACGTATAAACCCTAGTTTTTTTATCAGTCAAAACTATAAAATTTTGTGTGTCCATATTTCTATTGAACCAAGATTGATTTCCTGCATAAAAATAAACATCACCATAGTATTCCGCTAAGTTAACTCTATAACTTTCACAATCACTCAATGGTTGTAAGTTTTCTTTTGCAAAAGTGTCCATTTTATTTTTAATAAAAATGTCCAATCTATCTTTCATTTCCATCAACGTTAGTTCAGGAAAATCATCAGGTATGATACCTTTTGATTTATATTCACTATAAACTTCTTGAATCTTTTGATACCCTCTAGTAACTGTTCTATCTTGTACGTTTGCTGACTGATTGGGGACACCACTTCTTTCTTGTATTCTAAGATTTGTTTTATACATATAAGGTGTAGCTAATAGACCAGCCATTGTAATTTCAGTCATTACATTATATTTGTATGTATAAAATTGTAAGTCCACATCGAAGTTACCCGAACCAGTATTAAATGAAGCACCAAATTTATACAACATCAATGGTAACCTGATTGCTTTACCTAGATACCCCTTTAGTGTTAGATAGAATAAAGGATATGGTAGGTTGAAGAAAACAGCATATGGTGAACTATCACCTGATTCAAATAGAGCTTTACCTCTTATATCAATCATTTTTATTGATATAACTGGTTCAAATGCTGTGTTAATTGTGACACTAATTGACTTTTTACCTAATAATCCAGTGTCAGTAGCACCAGGTTTACCACCAGTATTAATTGTTTGTCTTACATAGTAGTCATCACTTTTATTCGGATTTTGAAATTGGTTTTTTATTGGTTGATTAATACCTTGACCTTTCAAAGAATCTTTCCCTGTTATTTCATCAGTCCATTTAGTATTAAGATAATCTTCTCCACCAGGTTGTAGAAAATTAAGAGATGCTACAGATACTGTTTGAATTGCATCATTAGCTGCAACACCCACGGCTAATTTAGTTCTTGGAACTACTTTACATTCCAAATTAGCATAATAAACCATATTCTCCATTCTGATGTGTCTGTCTTTTGCACGACCATCCTCATCAATAATTTTGTTTGGGTCAACTACTATAATGTTGTTATAGTCAAAATCGACTAATATATTTTCGGGTCTATCTACCATAATAGAAGAAATGATTGTTTAATTGGGATTTGTAATCTTGTAAAGAAGTTACTAACGGATATGGTATTGTCAATATAGAACCATCAGGTATGTTCCATTCTTGTCCACCATATTGTGGATTAGCCATCAAGATTAACCAACCGAAAGTTGGAGAACCATAATATTGTTGTGACACTTTATCCATTCTGGACATCCCAATTTTATAAATGTATCTTTTATCACTACTTTTGTTTGGTAGTTGAATATATGGAACAATCGTTTGTTGTCCGTTTAAAAGAAAATCTGCGTATCTGTTATATGTTTGTCTTGCCATAATTTAACTATTGAATGAAACTTTTCCATCAAATGTTTGAGTATCTTGATTAGTATTAGTGGTACTAAAAACATTTTTTATATTTGTTTCTTGTGTTGCATTAGTATTTTGGTTAGGTATCGTTGTATAATTAAATTTTCTTGTTTTACCTTTAGGATAAAGTTTTTCGTCAGGACTACTTAAGAAATTTTTTAAATATTTATCTTTTCTTAGTTCTTTGAACATTTTTTCCTCTTCCGCTAATTCCTTATCATATTTATTAGCTAACTTATTTACTATCTGTGTAAATTGATTTTTTAAATTTAGTGGGTCTGAAATTTTAAGAAGTTCCCCTTTAATTATACTATTAATAAAACCATCCCTTTTATTTTTATCAGAGAATATTCTTGATATAACCATAAAGAAAAGAAGTTCAGAATTATCTTTAAATAAAGAATCATTCAATGGAAAAATTTCATCTAAACCTTCTTCTGTTGTTATAATTGTATATTTTGCCTCAGTTTCCAATCCTGACAAATAATCATTATAGTCAATCAATGCTTCGTAAACTTTCTCATAATCATAAGATAATTCCTCAGTAGTGTTAGTTGGTTTTGGACTACTTTCCAAACTTGATGCTGTTACTTCTGAAGTACCTGTTAAGTTATAAACTCTCGGTTTATTACCATTCAAAAGTTTTCCATCAGTATTTTCACTTATTAAATTTATTTGTCGTATTAAGTAAACAAAATCTTGTTCAAACTTTATAAACTCTTGTGTTATAGTTGTAATACCATTCTCAAATTCAGATTGAAGTGTTTTAAAATACTCTTTCATATTTTGTTTAACTCCTTTAATTGCTGGTGAATCTAATCCAAATTTTTTAGCATTTAATTCTTCAATAATTATGTTAGCATCATCATCAATATCATCAGTTACATTTTTAAATAAAGTGGCCAATGTTTCACCAACACTAGATGGTGCACCCCAGATTGGTGTATCTTGGTTTGCCCAAGTTGCTCCTTTCATTAAACCAGTCGTATATAATCTTTTTTGATTCACCAATTGTAGAATTCCATAATTATAATTTAGTGTAATCTTTTCTAATGTATTAAGTGTGTTATTGAAATAACCTACACTTTGGTCTATTAATGTGTCCATTACTTTTCCGTATGAGATTTCACCATTTTGACCATTAGGTACTGGTATATTTGTAATAATTTCACCTATAGTTGAACCACCAGGATTTGTCTGTGGTGGTGTTGAATTTTGAGTTGTCGCAGCTTCTTCTCCTGCGGTTAAAGAAGTAATAATTTCTTGGTCTACAACTTTATAACTTTCATCAGTAGGTGTTGCTCTTTCATCATATATTTCTGTGTTAGCATAATAGTTGAATGATAAAGCATTCTGTAATTGTTCTACAGGACCTTTAAGACCCATACCACCAATAATGTCAAATCCCATTTTTACTGAAACTATCATTGGTTGTAATCCAATACCTTCAGGATTCATATCAAATTGACCATCTTTTTCGTATGTAAAACTAACACTTTTAGGTATTATCTTTGTATTGTAAAAATCTCCTATTCTAAGTATTAGAACTGGTGGTGCACCAAATGCAGTATTTTGAGCATCATTGTATCTTGGTTTACCATCAGGACCTATTGTTGGTATCGTTTCACCAGGTTTTGTACATTGATTCAAGAAAGTTAGACGAGCATTTAAGCCTTCAGGTGTCATAGAATGGAAAGCCGGATTGAAATACTTTATTTTTTCAACAATTGAAGTATATACCATAGGATTTTCTTCCTTCAATACTTCAAAATAATCACATTCACTAAATAAGTTTCTCAATATTTTTTTACCAATACCATCTTTAAGTTTTTTAACAATATCTACAGTTGGTTGAACTCTATCTACAGGTCTACTTGATACAACATCAACTTGTTGTGTTTTGACTTCTTTTTGTTCTTCAACATTCGGTTGTTCAATAGTTTCAATATCGGGTACATCAACAACAATTGATTTTATTATAACTCTTCTACAAGCCATTGCATTTACAGAATATACTTGTGATTGAAAAGTGATAGCACCAGTTGTACTTTTAATATCCTCAGTACAATTTACTTCAAAACCTGGTGTACCATCTGCCGATTTGGGAACAACACTTTTAGCTTGTTCACCACTTGCAATTTCTTTAATTATTAGTTTTTTATCATCAATAAATTTTTGTAAATTAGCATCTCCGATTTTAAAAGATTTTAAGAAACTTTCAACTGAATCTATTCTTCTTTGTGACAATTTTTTATTGTAATCAACTGACGCAGTCGCTGAGGCAGCACCCTCCATTTCTATAGTAATAGTTCCTTTTTTATTATTCAATAAATCAAAGGCATCAGTAATAAAATTCTTTTGTCCACTTGAAACTTTTTCATAATTTGTTTTTACAACAGAATCGAAAAACTCGTTGACATTTTTGGCTCTATTACAAAATTCAACATTTTGTTTACAATAAGTTCCACCTGAAGCAAAAGCTGATTCAGCATTCGTTTTATAAGTTTCTTTTTTTGAAATATAACCATCATAAGTACTATTATATGGAATATCACCAGATGATGGAATATCATTGTCAAAATAAAAACCTATACCTAAATAGGCATCAACAAAAGCTTGTTTAGCTGGGTCTGGTGTAGTTTTTTTGACACCCTGAGGTGGAGTAACATTTCCTCCATCTTGTCCTCCAAGTGGTACATTTTCTTTTGATATTTCTGTTATAACTTGACCAAGTTCTTCTTTGGTTAATCTTGGATTATTAATAACCTCTTGGTATGTATATAATTCAGACAATGGTATTGTATTAAATTTTTTAGCTAATTCGTAAATGTCAAATTTTACACAACCTGCAAAAAATGAATCAACTATTGAATCAATTTTTTCTTTAGTTTGACCCTTAAGTTGTTTTTGAACAATTGTGTTCATAACAGAAGGATGGTCGACTATGATTTTCCAATTTACTGAACCACTTCTACTTGATTTTGAGTAAGTATATATAGGTTCAGGTCTACCAATAAAAGTTGTTGCATCGAAGGATACATCAGCACTATCTTCAAATGTTAAATCATAGGGTGGGAACCACATAATTCTACCACCATTAGGTCCTCTTTCACATGCAGGTAAATCATCATATGTAAACCCAGGTTTACTTGATGTTCTCCAAGCAAGATTTTCAATTGAGAACATATATTTTTTAGCAACAACTTGACCTTTTGCATTTGGTTGTAGATTTGTTGAACCAGGATTTTTGAGTGGTGCTATGTTTAAATTATAAGTGTTGTCCAATACAGAATAGTCAAATCTTCTACCTGATTTAGTAATACCATCTGATTTCTGTAAATCACCATAAGTGTAATAAGGTGTATCTTTTGCAAATACCCTACAATATTCAATACCCGCTTCAGCACCAGTAGTGTTATCTCTATATGATAAAACTCTTGAACCTTTTGTTAATTCTTTATATCCATCGTTGAAAACTTTACTAACTTGATTAATTGCATTTCCAACGTGTTTTAATCTCGAAATACCATTAACTAAATCCGCCGAATTAACAAGACGTTGAGTTGCATCTAAAATAGAACTTTCTTTGAATTGTAAATTTGTTGATTCGTTACTTGTATATTGTGAACTTATTAAATTAAATTCCTCATCTTGTGAACCAGTACCACCACCAGGTGTTGCTTTAAAACCAGCATCACTTTTATATTTAGGTGAAACCCACACAAATTGACCATCAATACCTCCACCATCAGATGATGATTTACCAGCCAAACCAAAATTTAATCGACCAATATTTCCTTCATATAAACTACCCAACTCACTAGGTCCATAAACCGGTGTTTGTACTTGTCTTCCGAATGGGTCAATAGGTATTTGTAAAGGTGGTGATGTAATAGTCGATGGTTCAGATGTTCTACTACCCACATAGTAACCACCATTCAAAGTACCATTTTGATTTATTGTACTTTCAGTTTGTGCAAATTGTGAAGTTCTTGTATATTGTGCTCTATATCTATTATAATCAATATTAGCAAATAAAGCTGATTGTTGACCTGTACCAGTGTTATCAATGAAATTCTGTGATGGATTCGTTGTAATATTTAAGGTGAGTGGTAAACCTCCACCTCCAGTTGTTAAATTAGGTACGTTAAGAGCTAATGATATTTGTGTGGATGAACCAGCATTAAAAAGTACAGGGTCAAAATAATCACCAGCAATAGGTGATACAGGAAAATATGCACCCCCCAAACTTTGTATAAATGGTGATTCATTAGTTGGTGTTGTTGGTACTGTAATAGTCCAATTTTTAGACCTCAAGGGTTCTTTACCCGCAATAATTAAAGAAATATCAAAAGGGTCACTTGTTGTATCAAGAGTCAAAGTGCCTTGTGTATTTCTTCTTGTATCAGCATCAACTCTGTCCTGAAAAAGTTTTTTTAAAGTTTGAGCCCCAAGCTTAGCTAAATATGAATCTTGTGATAATAATCCACTATCACCAGCGGGGTCAGGAGAAATTAGAATCTGATATGGACTATAGGAAGAGGGTACAAAAGTTGGGGGATTCCAATATGGTGTATATAACTTATTATTGTTTTGTATGTTATCAATAATAACCATATCATTGAATCCTCCCACAGGACCATATCTGTTTTCGATATATGCTGCGTCAATAAAAAATTCATTAACTAAATCTAGTACTGTGTCGTTTGGACTATATTCACCTTGATTAGAACTATTAATTATTGGTGGGTTATTGTATGTGATTGTATAATTATATCCACCTTCAGGTCCATACTCATTCAACGGATAAAGTTGTCTTACAAATGGATTCTGTGAGATTAAATCATCAGGTGAATTAATAACATTGTAATCACTTAAACTTGTTTCATATGTTCTAGTACCAACAGGTGCTGTATAAACACCAGTCACTGCATAGGGGGGTAAATTCCTATTCAGTAAACTATTTCTAAAACTTGATGTTGATGCAAACGATAATGAACTTTCGGACATAATCTTATTTTAAAATAAATAGATGAATTTTTTTTTTATCATCTACCAAAATTCATATTTTGTTGTGATGGAGTTTGTTTACCTGTTGGGTCTTTGGCCATTTGAGCAATCATTTGAATAAACTCAGGTTTTTTCATAAGTTCATTCAACACTCTTTCGACCTCAGTGGTATTTACACCAGGTGGGGCTGAAAAAGTTACATTTAAATTACCACTATAATTTAAGTTTTGAGTTGTTGGTGCTTGTACTTGTTTTTGTAATTTATCCAAATAACTCATTTCAGTTGTTTTCGGTGTTGTGGTAGTTGCTACTTGAGTTTTAGTTTTTTCATCCTCACCAGTCAAAATACTTCCAACTTTAGATTCTTTATACACAACACTAGCTTTTTCCATTTTTTCCTTAAACATATTGTAAAACTCGTTGGCCATATTACTGCCAGCCTCACCAGCTCCTTTGAAATCACCTTTGAATAAACTTTTAATCAAATCATCTGACTGAGTTCCAATACCTTGTCTAATTCCCTTTTCTGAAAATGTTTCTGTTTTTTCTTTACCTTCTTTATCCTTAGTTGTTCTCTTTAATACTTCGATACCATTTTTATAAATTTCTATCTCAGCCCTACTTAATCTTTCACCACCTTTGGATGCTGCTAAACCATAACCCATAGTGTCAGCAATCATAGCCAACAATATTTCTTGGTTTTCTTGGACAGTAAGTTGTTCTTTTGCCAACTCTTCCATCGTTTTAGGTTCTTGGTCTTTCATAAATTTGTCTAAAGCATCTTTGTCTTTAGCAAAAGTTTCCATAGCTTTATCTATTCCCATTTGAGTACCATCAACGGTTAAAGTCATTTCACCACCAGGACCTATTTCTGATAAATTAGCTATGAAGTTTCTTTGTTCTTCAGTAAATGTTGCAGGAAATTTAATTTTACTCAATTTCATATCGAGTTCTTTTGAGCCAGTTGCCATTTTTGCTAATTCATCATAACTCATTCCCATTTCTTTGGCAATCTCTCTTAGTTGTCTTTTTGCACCAGGCATAATTTCGAAACGACCATCTTTATTAAGCTGAACAAATTTTTCTGACATTTTGGACATTTGATTCATCAATTCACCAGGGTCATTCTGTGCCATATCCATCAATCGAAGTGGGTCTAATAATTCAGATTGTGTAACACCTAATCTTTGTAATGCCGCCGACATTTCTATAGCTTTGTCAGGTTCGAATAAACTTTCGGATAATGTAAAAACTTCTTCCATATTTATTCTTAAAACTTTAGCCTGAGCTACCATTTTAGTTAACCCTTCTATACCACCTTTAAAATTAAATGTATTAAGTTTAGTTAAATTTTTTGCTACCTCATCTGAAACACCTTGAGCATTAACTCCCATTTTTCTTGAGATGTCAACTACTTTCTGCATTTGGTCTTGTACACCCATATATGAAACACCAACATCTTTGAATTTTTTTGCCATATCATCAACTTCCAAACCAGTAACCTTAGCTGTTGCTATTAATCCTTTATACGCTTGATTATTTAATATGACATTCCTACCCAAATCAGAGGATATTGATGTTTGAATAGCTGATATATCAGAAAATTTTCCACCCAATTCTTTAACATCACCAACAACATCTGTCATTGCTGCTTTTATGCTCAATATATTAGTTCTACCAACACCAAAAGATTTTGCGACACCAATTGCAGCACCCTCTACTTCATCAAAAACTTTTTTTAAACTAGCAGGTTTTACATTTGATAATACAGCGTCACCAAAGTTTTCTCCAATTTCCTGAAATTGTTTTTCTATACCACTTAAGAGTGATTTACCATCGTCTCCACCCATATTTAAATTGTTTTATAAATAAATACCACACACCTTTTTTTATTTTTCAGATGTGTGGTATTCTATAATTTTATTGACTAAATATTTTCTTGAGTATGTTGGTAAATTTAAAAAATCGGTATATGATGTATGAAGAAATTTACCCAATAAAAAATACTCATCTAATAATACTTCTCTATACTTAGAAGAAAGGGCGAAAAAATTCAACACCAAAGGTGACCTCCAAATTCACCTGTTCACCTGATGGTGCTCTAACAACTCTTTTTAAATCCAAAGATGGTTCATTTTCTTTTATGAATTTTTTAATAAATTTTGAATCCATAATTGGAAGATTATTTACCATTTGTGAAATTTTTTCTCTATCTGTCTCACCATTAATTTCAACAATATGTTTCATTAATTTCCAAGTAACTCTTGGAGGTGTCATATTAGTAGGATAACTTTCAACCATTTTATCTATTTCAATGATTTCACCATAAGTCAGTGGTTTAAGTTTTACATTCGCTTCACTACGTGGTAATTTTACATTGTAATGTCCGTTTTCATCAGGTGTTGAATTTGGTTTAACAATATTTAATTCATCCAAAACTATTGTAGCTTCGAATGGTTTGTTTGTTAATGGGTCAGTCAATGTGAGTGTGTATTCAGGACCGAAAGATGTATTTCTCAAATAAATTAGAATTGCTTCAACATCACCCTCTAAAAGTTCTTCGGGTCTGATATCTGTTTCGTAAAGTTTACTTCGTATTAAAGTAGTAACAACATTTACATTAGGATTAGAAATTCCCCCTAAAATTATGTTTTCATCATTAGCTGTAAGGTAACCAACTTTTACAGATTTCTTTTTGTTCTTATAAAAAATACCACCCGATGGTAAAGGAACTACATCGTGTGGTAAATTAAAATTTTCAGTACCGGCTTTTAATATATTAGCATCCATTGTTTTTTTTATTATTAAAATAAACTAATAATAAAAAAATTAAATACTTTTTTTTAGTATACTAATATACATCTATCCATTCTAAGGTTTGCTTGGATTGTTGCTATTTTGTCATCACTATATGATAGTCCTTGAAAATCAACGTTAGTTAAAAAACAACCCTCAAGTATCCATTTTTCAACAACTACACCAGTTGGGTCTAACATCTCCAAATCAACATTTTTCTTATATCCCGCAGCATACCCCATACGACCTGTTACAGATTCAGCATGAAGACGAACCCATTCCATAAGTGCTTGTGCTGCAGATGGACCGATAGGGTCTCTAAAAGTAACAGAAATTTCTTCCCAGTTAAATCTACCTGCAACATATGTTGAAGTGTTTAAAAATGGGATTTCAACCGAGTTTATCTTAACTTTTGGTCTAGATGTTGATTCCACGAACCATTCATTAATACCTAAAGAAGAAGGAAATCTCATAATAAACCTATTCTGTCTTTTAGGTTCATAAGGTATGGGCATTTTCATCAATAAATCAGCCATCGTATTTCAGTTTAAATTTTTATTCTTTTTTATTTTAAATATAAATATCTTATTATTTTTTTTCTATTGACTTTATAAAATAAAAAAAGTATTATTATACTAGAACTAGTTAAATATTATTAATATAATATTTTATATTAATTTATATAATATTCTTTTTATTCTAGTTTCTAGTTGTAATTCTTCTTCATCTGGTTTGTATTCCTTTTTAATACCTCCGTGTGTTGAAAATATTTTAACATCTTTTACCCCCTTACTCATAGCCTTAATATTTCTCGGGTCATCATCAGAAAATCCTATCATAGGAACAAATTTATTTCTTATTTCGTTTTCTATTTTTTTAGATAATCTTAAGTTTAATTTTTCAGCTTGACCTTGAACATATTGTTTGAATCTATTCATTGTTGTAATTTTAGCTACTTCAGGATTTGTTGCTGACCCTTCCCCATAAGAAACAGGATAATACCTATTCATTTTTAGGTACTTCATTATTTCAGTTTCTTTATCAGCTGGATTTTCACCAGAGTTAATTCTCATTTCTTTTAATGAATCATATAGAGAATCAGAATCAATTCCACCTCTATTTGAATCTATAAGTTTTTTAACCCCCATCATTAGTGTTGATGGTCTATGTCCTCTTGCAGTAATAATTGCAAACAACGAACCATTATTAATTGCTTCTACAAAATCAGGCCATGCAGCATCATTAGCTAATTCAGCACTCATTACATCCTTTAAGAATTTACCATCCCCAGTAACTCTAAAATCTCTGAATGGGTCTGGTGCAAAATTTACGATAGTAAAACCCTCATATTCAAAAGGTTCTTTTCCTATCTGAGTTCTATATTCAGCAAAATCCTCAGTTCCCATACCAACTTCTTCTCCATCATCATCTAATAAGTAGATTTTTGTTGGCATATACATTAAGTTATCATCCCAATCAAAAGCATAATACTTCATTGGGATTTCTCTTTCTTCAAATTCTCTAAGTAATTTAATAATTGTATTTCTCATACTAATAAATATGTCTTAATTAAAAAAAGGAAGATGGTTTATTATCTTCCTTTTGTTCAATTTATCGTAATGATAGCTCAAATTTTAACGAACCACAATCCCAAATTCTATCATAACCTTTTAGTTTCATAATTTCCCACTCTGTCATATTTTTATCATAACCCTCCTTAACAAGTACATCCTTTCTAAACACAAATCTATGATGTCTATTTAGATATTTATCAGTTTTAATATACCAATAATTTGGTGGTGTTTTTGATGTATATTGAAAACCATTTTTGTGATAAACTGTGTTGTTTGGATTAATACCCGACCATCTGATATCTGCAAAAGTTTCTATTTTATGTGGATTGATGTTATTGATAAAATATTTTAACAATTTAGAGAATCCTCCAACAATTGTAGTGAACTTTTTATTACTAAATCGGATTAATTCATATTCGTCAGAAATGATATCTTTATTACCTAACGATTTTCTTTTTTTTCCAAAAGTCATTACAGATACTAATTCATTTTCAAAAAAAAGACCATATCTAAATTTATCAATAGTATAACCTTGTAAATGATTTTCATTCAAAAATTCCATAGATTGTTTTTTTGTGATTTCTTGAGCATTACATTTTCTACCATAAATTTTACTATTTAAATTCAATTTACTCGATAACTTAGATAATACGATATCTGTTTTTAACATAATTTCATCTTCATAGAATTGAATCAAATTAATATTTTTATCATTCGAAAGAATCGTTTTGTCAATATGATATAATTTTGTCTTTTCTCCACTTATTTCAGAATGAAAATAATTACCATTTACCTCAATTCCAAGATTGAAATCGGGTAAAAAAATATCAATTTCTTTACCATTTAATATTTTTCTGTCGGCATCAATATGTTTTATATTATTCGTATTTAAAAAATCTTTAATTTTTTGTTCTAAGTTGGAATTTTTGGTAATTGGGTAACATTTTCTACAGATTGGTATTTTACCACTACCTAATAATGTACTACTAAAAATGTTTTCACATTTAGTACACTCGAAAGTATAAGATTGTGAGGTATTACCATTTTTATTTTGTTTATAATCATCTAATAACTTCAAATTTTGTTCATCTAATTTGGGGAGTAGTTTGTCTAAATGTTTTATTTTAATTGTGTTTTTTAATTTATCCACAAATTCTTGTAAATACATAGGACTCTTAACTCCATACTTCTCTATGAAAAGTTTATCTCTATTTTTTTTAAACTCATCTAATTTGAATAAAGAATCCTCACCATACTTTTCATATAACACTTGTTTCGACTTGTTAATTCTATTTTCTTTATTGACCTCTTTTTTATTCCAAATTGTTCTACATTCATTGGAACAAAGTTTTCTTTCGTGTTTTTTTCTTTCTGTAAAACTATTACCACATTGGATACAAGTTCTGTTTTCCCTCACGCTTTCATCTTTCTCCTTACCAAGTATCTTATTTTTTTTAGCATACTCAAAATAACAAGTTCTATCACAGAATTTTTTATCTCTATGTTTATAATCTGTAACAAACATATTCGTACAATTCATACATTTTAATTCAATTTTCATAGGTAAATTATTTTTTAATGTAACAAACACCAATCTACATATAAATATAGGATATTTAATTAAAAAACAAAAACCCTCCTTTAAATCAAGGAGGGTTAATTTTTTGTGGTATTAAAATATATTAAATATTCTCAAACGAAGCACCTGTTGGGGTGATATAGAAAGTAATATCTATAAATTCTAACGAACGAGTTGGTTTAATATATATTTTACCTGTCAATTGGTTTCTATCCAAATCTGCAGGGTCTGAAGAAACCGTTACACGGAAATCATACAAACCTCTATCTCTTCTGATAGCATCTAATATTGGATTGACAGCATCTAAGAAATCTTGTCTTACTTTTTCGTCATTTTGTTCGAACAACAATCTAACTGAAACTGCAGATATAAGTTTTCTTGCTTGTAATAACAATCTTCTTACGTTGATTCTATCAAGAGCAGATTCTCTAATTTGCATAGTTTTGTTACCCCAAATAACTGTTCCTACATCAGAGAAAGTTGCGATTGGATTAATTCTACCTTTGTATAGAGTATCTCTTTCTTCTTGTGTAAGTTTTCTTCTCGCTTTGATTGCGTTAACAATACCTCTTGTATAACCTGCCGCAGCAAACCAAGGGAAAGCAATATTATCAGTTAAAGCTAAGTTTCTACAAACCTCAGCAGTTGGTGGTATATAGATTTGTGTATTGTTAACAGTATCTCTTGTTAATACCCAAGGATAGTAAGTTGCCGTGTAGTTAGAATCTATACCCGCAGTTTCTAAGTTATCAACAGCTTCTTGTGGATAAATAACATCAGTTTGTTCACCCGTTGTTGGTACTAACATATTGTAGTCAGGTGTTGTTGTGATGTAAATTGAGTCAGCTCTATCAAATTCTATCATTTCTATTGCTGCTTCTACAAGGTTACTATTGTTTACATAATCAATACCTGTTGTTACGAATACATTTATATTAACCGCTTCAGGATTTTGGAATGTTTGTTGACCTAACAAGTAAGCGTAATAGTCAGTATTAGCATAATCTTGAGTTGTATTCCCAACTGTTATTGTTTTGAATGCACCCCATCCTGTTGCTGTTGGATATCTGAACGATGGACATGCACCTCTTAAATAACCACTTCTACCCAAAATAAAGTTATCGGCATTAGTTCTACGTTCTCTGTAGATGTCCCAACCATCGAAACCACCTGAGCACAAGAAACTAAATTTACGTGCAAATATTCTGTAGTAAGGATTTGTTTCATCACTAGGGTCACTTGTGAATGTACCACTACCAACATAAAACTCAGCAGTACCACTTGTAGTAAACGAGTTAGCAATAGTAATACCTGAAGCGTCTTTATCCATATGGAAACCTTTTGTTCTATAAGACCAATCAGCCCCAGTAGTTGCATCACAGATACTTGAACCTGGTAAACGTTTTCCTTTGTAAGTGAAGAAATCAACATCGTAACCAACTGTATCAGAAATACCTAAATATGTTCTTCTAACATTGTCACCAGCACTTCTTAAAGCATCATCAGCACCTGAAGCTAACCCGAAAGGTGGATTGTATACAACTTCACCAGGGAAATCATATTTAGTTTTGTAAATTGGGAATGGTGATTTTGCACCAGCATATTCTCTCATATTGTAACCAACGAAACCACAAGGTAAAGCATCGATTGGTGCATCTTCATTAATCTCTAACATTACAAATTTGGAGTTCAAAGCATATTCACCATCTTTAGTTCCAATTTTTTTAGCTATGAAATTATTTTCATTAGGATTCATTGAACAATTTGTAAATTTCTCTAATACAACAGGATTTGAATCACTATCAAAGAAATCTCTAATTTGAACATCAAAAGTACCATTATTGAATGACATATTTGCCATAGAAATTTTTACTTCTGTATTTGCAGCATCCCCATCAGCTATCGTTGTAAATCTGAATAGATTAAATACTTTGTTACCTCTAAGTTCAGAAACAACCCATGGAGAAACTGGTGATTGGTATCTTTCTAAGTAGAAAGCTATTGAAGTTGCGTCTACCTCTTGTCTTGCATTTGGTAATGCAATCAAGTCACAATTCAAACCTCTAATGTAACCTTTTCTATAACCATAGTTTAATAATGATTGGAACCTTTCTTCTACAAACAATGGTGTTGTTGCTCTTGGTTTTGCAAAGTTACTTGAACCGAATACTTTAGCAATATACTTAGGGTCTGAATTAGTAAATGATGTTTCGAAAGTAAAGTTATCACCATCTTTATTAGTAACATTAAGTGCAAATGTTGAATATGGATTTTTAGTAACCGCTGAATATGTGCCAGTACAATCCATACTAACGTCAGTTAATCCACTGACCTCATATACGGCACCATTATCTGTACCATAAGTTGCAATACCTCTTGAACGTAGTGTTGCTATTACCAAGTCATCATAATCTGTATATGCTGTACCACTATAAATGTATATGTTACCAGTTATACTACCACTATAACAATTAGTGATTGTACCTGTTTGAATTGTTCCTGTATTACCTGTTGTACAAACACCACATGGGTCTGTGAAAAGTAAATTAACAGTCCAAGCTGAAGTTGCTGTCAAATCGTCAGATACTATTGTATATGATTTAGTCAAAGAACTAAAATTATAACCAACTGTTGTTGCCGATTGTACCACACCACCACTTGTTATACCACTTAATGCTGGGTTAGTACAAGCACTGAAATTAATAGTCATTGCAGTTACGTCAGCTGTAGTTGCTGTGGATGGAAGACAAACATTAATTACATTTGTATTGTAATTGATTGCACCTGTAACTGTAGTGATAGTTGGAGAACTTACTGAGTAACTATAAAATGATGCACAATTTGATAACGATGATGTTAGTGTTAAACTATTAACATAATCGTAAAAAGAATAACCCGAATATTGACCATTTCCAATATTATCAAAAGTTGCATAATACCAAGTATCATTAACGGCTGCAGTATAGTCGGCCAAATCCGAACTAATGTTATCAACACCAAACACATTATTTTGAGAAGTGTACCCTGATAATAATGTATCAATAGTTCCACCTGATACTGTACCAAAATAGTTTATTGATGTTGCTGATGTTGATGGGGTGTTTAAAATATTGAATAACTGATTTTTTATATCAGAATCAATCGTTGAGGTTGACCCATTAAATAACTCATATGTACTATATAAGTCACCCGATAGAAGTGCCGGTATTGATGTTGTGTATGAAATAGAGTTAATACTATTTGTACAACCAGTAAAATTGATTGTATAACTACTAACTTTAAATTCAACACATTGTGTAATACAACTTACAGTTGAAGCACTTGAACAATCAAACCCAACAGTTGATTGGTCAACATTAGCAACCGTAGATATAGACCAAGAAGGTCCTGCATCATAACCTGATAACCCAAGAATTCTTGTTACGAATAATTGGTTAGATTGTTGTAAGTATGCTTTGGCTACATAAGCGGCTTCATACTTTGGTATTTGAGTGTTTATAAATTTCTCAGGGGAAGTACCACCGAAATACGTTGTGAATTCGTCAAAGTTTGTAATAAAAATAGGTTCGAAGGCTGGACCTTTCAAGGTTTCACCAACAATACCAAGAGTTGTTACGCCCACACTTTGTGACACAAAACTTAAATCGACCTCAGAAGTATAGACACCAGGAGATACGAAAACTTTACTGTTTGACATTGATAAGGATGTTTAATAATTTATTTTATAAATAAATATTAGTATCAACCCTAAAAAACTTTACTTCATTATATGTATTGATAAATTGAGTAGAATAAATTCTACCTTTTTTCTACTATGTCTAAAACAGAGAAAAAAATAAAGAATTTGAAGATATCTATTGAGGTACACGATATATTAAAAACATATTGTGATAAGAATGGTATAAAAATGTATCGTTTTTTGGAAAGATTGATAGTTGAAAAGTGTAAAGAAAAAAAAGATATATATGGTGATTCTTAAAGTAAGAAGCCACTCAAAACCATAGAAGATACTTCAGAGACATTTAATCTAACTACTTCAATCCTTACAATATCATTAGTGTTAATTTGTACTTGTGAAACATTAGTTCCATAATAATCATTATTAATATAAACATCATAGGTATTGACATTAACAATATCTAATATACTAAGATTAGTTGTGTAATTGAATGTTTGAGATAATGTATCGTTACCCACATTATAAATCAAATTGAAATTATTTGATTGTTCAATAGATTCCATTTTTTTTCTTCTTCTTGTTGTACGAGTATCAACTTCGGTAACTTGTAAAACTCTACTTACTGCAGGACTTACCTCAAACTCGTTTTCATCAATTAGAAAACCTAACATAGTAAAACTATAACTTTGGATATAATATTTTCTTTTGTTCAAATCTAAGACACTTTCATCCGAAATATCACCCATTACAATTGGAATATAATGCCCTTTAATAACTTGATACGCTTGACGAGATGCAAATTTCTCCAAAATAATTTTATTAAATTGGTTTAGTTCACGCATTCTATTACAAATTATTTTTACATCAAAAGATATATCCACAGGAACTGGTTGTGGTATTTTGTAAACATCCATACCCATCCTTTGTCCATCCCACGTTGGAACTTGAGCATAAAAAAATAACCTTCTATTTGGAATATTATATAGTGTTGATGGGTTGGTTCCAAATTTGACTTCAGGTTTTCTTACAACTGTTACAAAAGGGGGCTCAACATTTTTATCGATATTTTGTATCTCCCAAGTTTCAACAAACTGAGTCCAATTTTGTGTTGTAACTAAAATATCAATTGTTGGTATTAATTTTCCATCTACAATAAGTTTCAATTCTTCTTTTACAAAATCTAAAAATCCACCATCCAAATCAGCATGTAAAATTGATTTAGGCAAATAAGTTCCATCCTTATTTATCTTTTCTAATAATTCCTCTCTTCTCCCCAAACCTACCTTGGATTCGGTTAATGGTAAATATTTTTTTATTTTTTTAGGTAGTGGCATTTTTATAATCCTCTAAATTCATCATCAACAACAGCTGATGCTATTATAGTACGATAGAATGGTTTATATCCAGCATATGTATGTTTATTATCTGATATTACCCTTCCATCATCTGTTACTGTATAGAATCTAATTCTATCTTCAGTTTCGTAGTAACCAATGTAATCACCAAAACTAACATCAACACCCAATTCATCTAATTGTCTTTGGTATACAGAAACTTTAAGATTACCTGGTTCAGTTTGATTAATTCTACTATTTCCATAGTTTTTGTTTTCAGGTTCTGAAATTTGAACTAATCCTTTAAATTCTACTGGTGGTAAAAATTTAACCCCATCCTTTAAAGTTTCGCCATATACGTCATCTGTCTTGGTTTTCATCCTATCAATTCGGTATAACACCAATGTAAAATTCATATCACCATGTAACCATTCTGACCCCATATTAATATCAAGGTCATAGTCGTTTTGGTCGAAAAACTTACCGAGTCTAGTAATTGGTACTCTATTATTCATATTGATAAATATAAACTTATTGACTATTTTTATGTTAAAATACGATTTTGAATATATCAGGTAACACCTCTAATCTTATTGAATTAAAAGCACTCGACATATTAGATAATTATTCGGGAACAAATAACTATATTCAAAAATTAAAATACCTAAAGGAATCCAATAAAAAGTTTTACCCCACTCGTTCCCAAGCTGAATATATTATCAACTATCATTCTGTTGAACCAAAGGTTGCAAAGAAGTGGGTTAATATGGAACCATATTTTGCAAACAAGATTGCTGATGAAAAAAATATGTTATCAGTACCAACTGATATTTGGGTTGAAAAGTTATTGGTTGATAAAGATAAATCATACCATATTTGGGGTAAATTTAATACTGGTGACACTCTAACAGATATGTGGTTACCTAAGGCAGCATTATTAAAAACCCATAATACAATAGAAGTTAAAATTGATTATACAAAATATAGTCACAGACCACCACTTGAACACCAAAAAACCGCAATAGAAAAATTGGTGGGTAGTAAAAGATTTATTTTAGCTGACGATATGGGACTTGGTAAAACGACTAGTACTATAATCGCAGCATTAGAAACTGATATTAAAAAGATTTTAATTATCTGTCCTGCATCCCTTAAGATAAATTGGGAAAGGGAAATTAAAAACTACACAGATAGAAGTGTATATATTTGTGAAGGTAAAAACTTCTCAACTGAACACGACTTTGTTATTGTAAATTATGATATCATTAAAAATTTTTATGATTTAAAAAACAAAGAAAACTCCCCAATCACAAAAGGTAACTTTGATTTGGTTATTATAGACGAAGCTCATTACATATCCAATCCCCAAGCTCAAAGAACAAAATTAATTAATAGTTTTGTTAAGGATGTTGAATATCTTTGGTTATTAACTGGTACTCCGATGACATCAAGGCCAATCAACTATTATAATTTATTGAATCTAATTGAAAGTCCTGTTGCTCAAAATTGGATGGCTTATGTTATCCGTTATTGTCAAGGATATCAATTTAAGGCGGGTAATAGAAAGGTTTGGAATGTGAATGGGGCGTCAAACTTGGAAGAGTTAAGAGATAGGACATCAAGACAAGTTTTAAGAAGATTAAAAGAGGATGTACTAGATTTACCTGAAAAGATTATTACCCCAATCTATCTTAGATTAAAATCTAAAATGTATGAAGAGTTAATGGGTGAGTATTACGAATGGTATAATAAACATCCTGATGAATCGAGGTCTTTAACAGTTCAGTTTAATAAGTTGATGAAAGTTAGACAAGTAATTGCTGAAGAAAAAATATTGAATACAATTGAGGTTGTTGAAAATATTTTGGAACTTGGTAAAAAAGTTATCATATTCACAAACTTTACAGATACTCTACATAAGATTCATTCTCACTTTGGAAAGAAAGCTGTTTATTTGGATGGAACTTGCTCAAAGGTTCAAAGACAATACGCTGTTGACCAATTCCAAGATAACGATAAGGTTAAAGTTTTTGTTGGGAACTTACAAGCTGCAGGAGTTGGTATTACATTAACTGCAGGTGAAGCTGTTGTATTTAATGACTTATCTTTTGTCCCCGCACATCACCAACAAGCTGAGGATAGAGCCTATAGATATGGTCAAAAGAATTGTGTTTCAGTCTATTATCCATTATTTGATAATACGATTGAAGGTGTTATCTATGATATGTTGATTAATAAAAAGAATGTTATTGATACTGTTATGGGTGATAATATTGATAGAGCGGAGTTCATTGAGCAAATTATGAACAAGATTAATTCTGTTCGTTAATATTTATGAGATATTTATATCTTATGGAAAGAGCAGCAAATTTACTTAAAGAAATAATATTAACTAAAGAAGATATATTATCTGAAGCAAAAAAAATTGGTATTGATAAATTACCATTTGGATATCGTTCAATTAGTAGTTTCATCGATGGAAAAACGATGGATATACATTACAACAAACATTATAAAGGTTATGTTGATAAATTGAATAAAGCCTTATCTAAAAAGAACTATGGTGATGTTGAATTGGAGAACATTATTAAATCCATTTCGAAGTATAATAAAACAATAAGGAATAATGCTGGTGGTGCTTTTAATCATGCTTTATTTTGGAAAATGTTGTCCCCAAAAAAACAAGAAATACCAACTGAGATAAAAAACAAAATTATTAAAGATTTCGGTTCAATTAATACATTCAAAAAAGAATTCACCGAAATAGCAAAGGATAGATTTGGTTCAGGTTGGTGTTGGTTAATATTGACAAAAAACAACAGACTTAAAATTATGTCAACACCCAACCAAGACAATCCACTAATGAACATAGTTGATGGGGGTGGATTTCCTATTCTTGGTCTTGATGTATGGGAACACGCATATTATCTCAAATATCAAAACAAAAGAGATGAATATATTGAAAATTTTTGGGATGTTGTCAATTGGGAGTTTGTTAATAAATTATATACAGATAAAAAGAAAACTAAGTTAACTGAATCAGTTAAAACTAAAAAATTAATCAAAGAAGAAGTTGAGGTATTAAACCCAAACGGAAGACTAAATCCTATTTTTGTTCAAACAATATTGAAGAAAGTTTATCCAAAATGTTCTCCTGAAATTATTAGGGATTACAATCCTGATACTCGTATTGAATCACCTTGTTATGGTAAAATCCAAACTGAGTTATGTAAAACAAACTATGGTGTTATTGGTGGAAAATATGCTGTAAGTCAAAGGGGTGGAACTGGTGAATGGTCGGTTGTTAATTGGTTTGATGCTAACACTCGAATTAGTGATAAGATATTAGAGTTTTATGAAAAATATAATAGTAAAAACTATGATTTGGAAACTTGGTTTAATATTATGGGAAAAACTCTGTTTGGTGATGAGGGAAAGTTTACCAATAGTTTGGCAAATATAGTTTTAAATCCAAAAACAAAAAAAGGAACTTTGGATAGAGGTATTGAAAGGGAAAAAATTGCGATTGAAATATTCAACACTAAAAACAAAAATTCACAAATAACACAATTTTGTGATGGTGATACAAGGGACAAGTATAAAGGACAAGATATGTTTGTAACCGAAGATGGTGTAAGTAAATACGTTCAGGTTAAACCAACTACGGATTTATATGAAACGAGGGACAAACAAGGTAATACTATCTATATCTTCAAAAGTAAAAATGTATATAATACAAATAATATTCAAATTTTTGCATTTGTTGATGATAAAAATAACTATATATTTTTTGATTTTAATGAGGTTGATATTGAGGATGGTGGAACACAATCAAAAGAAAGATATTCTTACGTTTTTAATTCAAAAAATAAAAAATTCCAATCCCAATTTTTAAAATTAAAAAAAATTAACATTACTGAAAATATGAACTCAACAATAATAATAACTAAAGAACAAGCTCAAATAATGAATTTTTTAATATCCGAGGACATTAAGATTAATAATAATCAGTTAGATATTAATAGTATCATTAAAAGAGAATTACAAAAGTTAAGACCTATTCCCACTGAAATGAATGCGGCTAAAGAAGCAATTAATAATATTGTAACAGCTGAAATAAGTCGTGGTAAGTTAAATTTTAGTAGAACAATTGATTCTTTATTTAATTTAAACTTATCAACAGTTTCGGACAGAAATAAATATAGGTTCAATAACTACTATTATAGATTTTATAGAAGTAGAACGAGAGGTTTAGATTTTGAAGGTTTAATTTCCGGTTTAATTGATGGAGATATTTCTGAAGACATTAATTCTCCATATGATTTGATTACAAAAGATGGAAAAAAAATATCTATAAAAATAGTAAGAAATTTAAGTGAAAGTCCTGTATTGAAATCAGCAAAAGGAAATATACAAAGTTTTATCGAGAATTATAATGGTTCTGATGAAAACAAACAAATGTTGATTACACAAGCAAAAAATGAAAATCTTCTAAGTTTTTTAATAAGTTCGGGTAACAACGATTATATAAATATTGCTGAGGATTTAGTTGATTTCATACTACCTGACATTGATGGATTATTAATCGGTGTTCCCAACGAGAATTTTAACATCGACTTATTTTATTTTGACAGAGAGGGAATTAAATCGTTGGCTTTAGAACCTGGTAATTTAGGTGCACCAAAAACCAAAGGGTCACAACAGATTAGATTCAAAAAATCAGTTTTCCAAAAAACACCAAGTGAAGGAAATAGATTGGTTGGAAAAATATATTTCCCAATAATCTCAGAACAAGAATATATTGATTTTTTAGTTGGTAATGAAAAAACAAAAGAAACATTATCATTACTTAATCGTTTTGGGAGTAAGTACAACATAAGAAACTTAGGTGGTAATATACCACAAGATATTATCCATAGTTTGTCTGACAACGAAAACTTCAAACAAGACATACTTAATTTGTTGGATTGATATTTATATATAAAAACTAATTATGTCTATAATTCCTGAACCAGATAGAACCCAACTTTACACTAAATTGAGACATCTTTTAGGTGCACCACTAAGGGCTGTGGAATTGGAAGATGAAATGTTAGATTCTTTATTAGAACTATCTATTGAGGATTATGCTCAATACGTACAAGATTGGTTAATTGAATCACAATGGACTTCACTATATAACTTAAACTTAGATACTGAATCTTTAACCAAAGCATTCATAACTAAAGATTTAAAGTTCGAGGAAAGATATACTTATGCTTATTCTAAAATTGTTGGTTTACAAGCAGGTGGAGATTCTGTAATGAAAAAGGACTATATACAACTTGTACCTGGTCAACAAATTTATGAGATACCAGCAGGTCGTGAATTAAATGAGCTATTATGGTTTACACCATCAGAACTTAATAACTTACTATTTGACCCTTGGACATTTGGTGCTTTGGGTGGTGTTGGTTTAGGTGGCCCCGCGGGTTATTCTCAAATGGGTTACTCAGGTTCATACTTTATGATGCCAGCATTCGATATGTTATTAAGAATGCAAGAAATTAATATTCAAAGAAGAATTATTGCAGGTGACTTAACATACAGAGTAACGGCTTTACCTGAAGGTAAAAAAGCAATCCATTTAATGCAAACACCAGGTGGTAAATTTGACTTCGGTAATGCAACTTTAATGAGAGGTAAAGTTTGGTATTGGTATTATGAAGTTGATGGTGCAGACAGAGATGATTGTTTAAAGAAAAATCCTGATATAATTAGATTACCATCTGATGTTCCACTAGAAAAGATTAGTTGGATTGATTTAAATAATCCTGCCCAAATATGGGTTCGTAAATGGTTTTTTGCTTATGCTAAAGAGGCCTTGTCTAGAGTTAGAGGTAAGTTTAGTGGTGCACTCAAAACACCTGATGCCGAACTTACATTAGAATATCAAACTTTACAAACTGAAGCTAAGGACGAAAAAGACAAATTGAGAGAGGAATTAATTGGTGCTGAAGGTAAATTAACAAGATTAAAACCTGAAAAGGTTATGGAAAGAGAAGCATTAATAGCTGAAAACTTAAATAAAGTAAAAAAACTTACTGCTTTACCAAGACAAATTTATGTAATTTAATTATAATTATGACAACAATAAATTCAGAACTAGTCAGAAAACAATTCGGGGAAGTGTCAAAAACAATTCGTTATGGTCAATCAGTTTCGACCAAAATCAAAAAGGTAGTTAATACCCCAACCTATACAACAAATGGGGAATATCTTTTAGTTGTAAAAGATGTCGATAATTGTACAATTACTTTAGATGGTTATACAACAGAATCCATTAAAATAAAAGTTCTTACAAAAACAAATATTGTACCCAAATATTCTTTAATTGATGACCAATATGAGGAAATCGAAATTGATAATGGGGCTTGTGTAGAATTAGAATATGTTGAGGGTAATTGGTACATAATATCCTCCGATGGTATGAAGTTAGAATAAAAACTAAACCCCACCTTTAAGGATGGGGGTTTTTATTATTAACATATTTATCAAATAAAAAGATTATGAAAAAAGTAGTAAAAATAACAGAAAAAGATTTATCAAAACTAACTAAGAAAGTTGTTACTGAACTTGAACGAGTTTATGGTCATTCAGAAATAGACAAATTGTACTCAAGACTTGGTGATGATGAAGATGTACAATTGGATGATTCATCGGGTGAGTTGTCAGGTAAAATAACAAAAAAGGTTGATATCGTTATAGATTTGCTTGAACAAGGTATCAGAAAAAAAGATTGGGTTAAAGTATCCCGAGCATTATCGTACTTAGAGACAAAGTTTTAATAAAAAAAATCCCCACCTATTAAGAGTGGGGTTTTTTGTTACTTCATTACATAAGTGTTTTGTTGTGTTGGTGTCTTTTCACCCAAGTTTCTATTTCCATACCAACTACCATTTCCTGTACATTTTTTTCTTTTTTTGTAAACTGGATTACCACAAGATGTTAACCCAATCGTTAAAATTACTAAAATTAAAAAGATAAGTTTTTTCATAAGTTTTTTTTATAAATAGTTTAATCAATATATTGTTCCCATCCTTCTTCAGCCAAATCGTAAATATAGTTGGGGTCAATTCCTCTTTTGTTCCAATACTCTATTTCTTTTGGTTCTAAATCTAACAAATCCTCTTTGATTCTATCTTGGTCTTTTTCTTCAAATGGTACTCCATTAATTAGTTCACATTGTTGTTGTGTATAGAATTGTCTTTTCTCAGGGTTATCAATAATTAAAGTATCTCTAACTTCTTGTTTGAATACAACTAATAAAGGTTCAATACGATTATTGAAAGTTGTTATTGCTCTTGCTACATTATAATCACCCAACATATCAGGATTATTCTCAATGTCATTTGGATTTAACATATAACAATTTAATACCACTTCATCTTTCTTCTTTTGAACATCTCCGTGACTTGCTTTGACACCATTATTAACATAATAAATCACCTCACCAAGATTCACCTTTAGATTGTGTTTAATAGCCAGTTCCATATGCGCCATTCTAGACATGGCACCACCTGATTTGGTTGTTTGTTTTGACCTCTCAATATAATCCTTAATACTCAACTTAACTTTTGCTCTTTGTGCAATTTTAAGAAGGGGGATTTCTTTGTTATAGATTTTAGTTAAGTATTCATAATACCATTCAACAAACTTCTGTCCCTCACCTTCCAATAATAATCTAATTGCTTTATCCAAATATTCCTCAATGTATAATGGAAGTTTTTTGGATTTGATTGAGTTACCAGTCAATTTGATTTTACCATTATGTTCCATCGTTGCATAATTCTTACGAGCAAGATTAATACAAGATTTCCAAGTTCCATCACAATCTAATGCCATTTCACCCTTCATAAAGGTGTCGTTGAACTCAGCAACATCAGCATCATAACCTTTATATTCTTTTCCTTTCTTAACTTTCCAATTAAGACCTTTACCAATATAAACTCTATCATCAACACCACCTTCAGGTAATGAGAAGTTCATACCATCCGTATCACATACCAACGCAGTATAACCCCTCTTCATAAAGAACTTTAACATTTGACGAAGATATTGTCTTCCTGTACAAGTAATCTGTTCACCCATATACATATCACCCCAAGCAAACACTTGTGGAGCTGATAAAGCACCAAACATTGAGTTGATAAAAATCTTAATGGGTAATTGTTTTCTATCGTAGGACAATGATTTTTTCTTATCCTTGTCATACCATTCAGCTGCTAAGTTCTTGTATTTGATACGAGCACTTCTAAAATAAGACAACATACCTTTCATAGCCCCCATAATATCACAATCAGGGAAAACATCGTGTACTAATTGAATAGATGGATAAAGAGATGAGTAGTCAAGTTTTAATACATCCTTCGAATAACCCACTCTTAACAATCTTGATAATCCACCAACAAAATCTTTCTTTTGTTCTTTTTGGGGGATGGCCAATTTATACTTATAAGACCAAGCCATCATAAGCATCTTCCACAAAGTGGCTGTCCCCATGGTGGAAACTCTTTCATATGTTGTTGGAATCATCGATGCCAACATAAATGTTCCTTGATTAAACTCATCATCCACCTTCAAGGTTTCTTCCAAGTCATCATCCAAGTATCGTTCAACAATATTATCACCAGTTGTTTTGATATAGATACCAGGATATTTTTTATCCAAGTCGTTGTATTCAGGTTTGTCGGCCTTTTTGTATTTACCATTCTTAACATTTAACCAATACTCTTCTTTCTTGGCGTACATTGAACCGATATCAGTATGTCCAATATAAACTCGGTCTTCAGCTTCAGCATTGATGTATTGGGTAATATATTTAAGACCAGCGGATTTGATGTTTGAGTTGATTGCTTGTGCTCTTCTAACGGAGTGTAGAATATCAATAACATTATATCCCCACATTCCAATCTGTGTATATTCCTCAACTTCATTAGCAAGTTTTAACATACCCTTGGTTTGTTTCATATTATATTCTGGATGTAAAGTTTTGCATATCTTTTTGATATCCAAATGTAGAGCTTTACATCTTTCCATAATCCAATACCAGTCGAAGTTGAATGAATTGTATCCACCAATGATTGATGGTTTAACTTCATCTATTGTTCTAAAGAACTCAACAATACCAGCTCGTTCTTGGTCTTCATTGGCACATTCGATTACTTTTTGTAGTCCTTTATTTGTTTTGATTCCAATCATAAAGATTCGACCATCTTTAGGTTCTAAAGAGGTCGTTTCTAAGTCGAATCCTAATCTTGTAATGTCATTGTATTCTTCATAACCCTTAAACAATCTTTTTTCCTTTTGGATAAGGTATTGTTCTACTGGTGATGGTATAAGGAAGTATTCTTTAGTATTATCTCCATATGGGTCAATTCCTCCTTCTTTGAAGAATTGCATTAAACTTCTATATCCTTTTAAAGATTTAACCAAAAACTTTAGACCTTTTTCTAATCGTTCATTTCCACCAGTATCCAATTTCTCAATTAGGATTCCGTGTTTGGTCATTGCTTCTTTTTGAAGTCCTTTGGATGATTTGTAAAAGTTAAGTCCGTGGAGGTCACCAACCCAAGCAAATGGGGTGAATGTATCTTTTCTAATTTCTTTCCCTTTTCCAGGGATTTCTTTGATTTTGAAAATGTTTTCTGTTGCCCAATCATATTCTATGGCAACGATGTGCTCTTCGGGGTCGTTTCCGTTTAAGAAACTTTCGATTTCTTCAGGTGTAATCATTATTATATTTTTATAAGTTCAGTATATTAGCTGTCATACTGGATGACATTTACCTTGTCCTTATAAATATAAAATGAAGAACTAATTAAGTCAAATTACAAATCAGGAAAAATACTATTAGTGGTTATGTCGAAAGTGTAGGAAATAGGATAAGTTACAGCTAAATTAGTGAATACTGATGTACCATCTAAATCCGTATAATCATCACCAGTTATAACTTGAGCATATCCTATTGTTGTACCTGAATTAATTGTTATTGCTGATGTAATTGTAATACCTGTACCAGTTATTTGACCTAATGTATTTGTGAAAGTTAAATCTAATTGATTGTTTAATTGTTGTGATGAAGTTATAACATAATCAACATTTACTGAACCTGATGTTACAATACTTGTTAAATTAAGATTAATTGTTAGTCCAGTTGCAGGGCCATTTATACAACAAGGAAACTCTGATACATAACAACTATCATATTCCAAATCATCAGCAATATAAGATTCTTGTACATTAATATATAACTTTTCTCTAATAGGTAAAATTAATACACCATCAGAACTTCTTAACATAAATTGACCCTCGAATCTTCCTACTCTATTTGTGTCTCTATTTTGAAATTGATAGTATAAATAATATTCAGGGTCAGCATTAGGGTCAACATTTGTTTTTTCAACAAATCCCGCAGGTCTCGATGTAATCTTTGGAACACCAGTCTCCACATCCATCATTGAAAAGAATAATGCCGATTCTTCGATTAACGACATAAAATTATCATAATCCAATCTGCCATTCTTCACCACCTGAAGCTTAAGGAGGGGTAGGGTTGCGTTCTTTTTAATAAAGAATTCCATTTAGTTTTTATATATAAATACTCTTTTGTATGGTATTTATATTTGTATGGAAAAATTGATAAGAAAAATATTATTTGAGGAATTTTACCCTAAAAAAATCTATGTGAAAGAAATTTCCATAAATGAATTAAATCATCTCATTTTATTAAATGAAGGGTCAACAACACTAAAATGTAATGATGGTCTATTTAATTATGCTAAAAAAATAATAGAGAGTTATTACGATGAATTAAAAAGTTACAAATATAAAAGAAGTAGATTTACTGTTGAACAAACTGACCATTATTGTAGTAGATATAGAAGAAAGGACGAACCAGAAAACAAAAATAACCCTGATATATACAATCCTTTTACCACCGAAGGTGTCGATTTAGTTTTTAAATCAATACCCTCAATTTATGATACGATTGTTAATAATAATTGGGATAACAAGAAAGAACTTTGTTTTACTATCAAAACAGATTCTATAACCAAGAATGGGAAAATAGTACCATATACAGTCGCATTCGTTGTCCATAAGAATATCTTTGAAAGTAAAAGATATAGGATAACATTGAAAACTCAAATTAAAGGGGTTGAAATGCGTGATAAAAATTATGAGTATTGCGGTAAATATACAATATAAAAAGGTGAGAATAATTCTCACCCTTTTCAAGTTTCCAATTTTCGTACTTTGGAGACACGCTGGTTTGGCTATATACCAGAGAGCCAATAGTCACCATCTTTCGATGTAATCAAGCTGTCTATCATTTTCGACTATCAGGAGTTGCCCACACACCCTAACTTTAAGGAAAGTCATCAACCAAGACCATTATTCTAACCCTTTATTGTTTTACAAAGATACAATCTCTTTATAAATATCCAAAACTTTTATTGATTTTTTTTTAATTTTCTTTTCTCAATTTTGAATCGTAATGGTCGAACCTATTGTGCTCGGTGGGGGTTAACAACAATAAACCAGGTTTAATTTTCCCTTTTATTGTTTCTTGGTAACAATACGACATGAGGGTCTGTTCGAATGGGTGAGCCCATTTTGTTTCCAAATAACATTTATAATTACCTTCTTTACTTAAAACGATTGGCCAATTTGATAGGTAGATTTCTCCACCTACATATGGTACACCTTTATGAGTACTGATGAATTCAAACTTTGTTTTAGGTGCATTTGGGTCTAATCCCATCTGTGGAAGTTTTGGATTGTTTGGCCAATGTTTTTGTCTAAAATCTTGGGGTACATTGTACCACGCCCACTGTGTTCCATTGTCACCATAAAACTCCGTATAATTTAGTTTAAGAAAATCGAACTTTTCTTTTTGAATAATCTCTAAACTTTTTTGATATAAGTTGATTACATATCTATTAAATCCATTTTTACAAGTTTCATTCTTTGGATAGAAAAACATATCATCTTCCCAAAACCAGTAGAAATCTAAATCGGTATCATTAAAATGTTCGGCAACAAATATCCTACCCCCCATTATGCCAATATTATCTTTCTTTATATGTTCAAATCCATATTGTTCACACAATTCTTTATATCTTGGTGTTGTTGATAAATCTGTTGAGTTATCCAACAAAAACTTTCTTGGTTTGGTTATAAAATCCCTATCATATTCTAACATTGATTTTATTAAGGTCTCAAATTGTTTTGGTGAGTTGAATGTGATAACATATAAACCCACCTTAGATATATCATTACTTTGATATTTGATTGGTTCAGGTGTTTCATTTAATACTTCCAATGTGTCGTTCTTCAAATCCTCAAAAAACTTACCCATCAATCCATTACCCTCTATCATTGAATAGTTGATATGTTGGGGATATAGATAAGTCATTATTGTGAATATGGATTCTTCAGTGCCCATAAATCCTTTTGATAATGAATCATTAAGTAACATATAATACAATGAGTTCATATCATTGATTCTTTCTTTTTTTCCACCAAAGAAACCACCCCTTGCAACTCTGTTTGTTTTTGTTTTGGTGTAATTATTCATCGCATTTATTTCAAATCCGTGAATCTCTGTACTTGTTTCATAAGGGAAACAAACGAAATGGAATCTATCTACATATTTGGGTAATTTGTCTAATACTTTATCGTGGGTAAAATAACCAGGATGAATTGTGTTTGTAATACCAGCATCAATCCAAAACATATAATCTGAGTTAAACTTATCCAATATTCTTGCATCATTTAGTAAGAACATTTTGGACATAACCAAAGGATTATACATTTCAAGTTTTGCTTGGGTTGAATCTTTTAACCAACCAACTTGATTGTACCAACTTGGGTCTTGCCTAATCTTTTGTATCTTTGGATAGAACTCATTATTAATGAACCAATCTTTTGGTCTTATTATGAATTGTGTGTTATGTGAATCTCTTCTTTGTTCTACAAATCTTTGTAAGTCGGTATCACCAAATATTATTAAGTTTACATCTAATTTGAGTAAACTTTCAAACTTATCTAAATAGTGTTGGTATGTTCTTGACCAACCTTCAGTTAATTGGTCTCTACCTATATCCCATAATCCTGTTACTAATGTTAAATTATTCACCTTTTATATCCTCCAAACTTTTATAAAAACTTTTGTTAATTGTTAAATAATTTGATGGACAATCAGGTGTTAAATTGTTTTCGTGCCACCAAACATCGAATGAAAATAAATTAAACCATTCTTTATTATTCATAAAGATTGTGGTCATAATTTGTTCCTCAGAATATAGTTTTTTTTCTTTTTCAGTAACCCACAAGAAAATCCTTTCAAACTCCTCAACAAATTTTTTCATAACTTTTTTTGTTCCACCAAATAAACCACCAATTATATGATACGAACTATCGTATTCTATATAATATTCATTGGGTAAAGTATTCGACCAAAAATTTGAGCCAGTATTAGATTTACCAATTACTAAAATCTTGTCCTTCGATTTTTCAATTAACCTATCTAAAAAGGTGTCATCAAAAAAGTAAGAATTAAAATATCTTTGATAAGTGTTATTGTTCACCAAATACTTGTCGGGAATAATACCACAATGACTTAGACCTGCATCTATCCAATAATAGTTGTCGTAACTTAACGTTTCATTGAAAAACCAAAAAAACTTATTGTACTGAATTTCAAAACATCTATCACCATTCTTTATCGTATCAATGTCTTTGTACTTCGAAAAAATATGATGATGTTTTGTATCCTTTAGTTTGAAAGGAATGAATTTTAATTTATCTTTTGATATTCCATTTTGATTATGAAAAAAATGTTCCAGATTTGACAAATCACTTGGATTTGTATAACAAATAAAATCGGCACTTGTCATTCTCAATAGTGATAACAAGCTATATTTATAATGTTCTTCTCTACTAGGTCTACCACCAAACTCAGTACCAAATAAGTTATTGTATATACAAGTTAGGAATAATGTTTTCATATTATGAGTATTTCAGGTTTTCACAATAATTTATATCGTAATATTGTATATCTAATTTGTTCTTAGTATACAAGTTCCAGTTGTAAGTTATTAAATAATGATTGTTATCGGTGGTTTTATTGATATCAGAGAACCCCACTCTTTGAGTTACTAAAGGTAAAGATGGGGCGAAACACTTTAGTTCTTTAAAAATGTCTTCATAATAATATTGGTCAATAGCTTTTTGATTTTTTTCATTCCATATTATAGCCATCTGAGCAAACTTCCTATTAATAATATAACAAACAGTATTATAGATTCCCCTATGGTGTTCTTCTTGTTTTGGTAATTCACTAAGATTTAGTAAATGGTTGGAGAAATTATTAACAGGACAATTTATACTAGGTCCTAAATGAAAATAATCCCAATCTACTTCACTCAACTCAAATAGTGATTTTTCCAATTGTTCTTTTACATAAGGCATAAAATAACAATCGTCCTCAAATATCATAATGTATTTCTCATCAGTAGCTAAGAAGTCCTCTAATATTTTTAAGTGAGAGTAAGCACAACCTAAATAACTACCATAATCAATCGCCTTAAAAATATCATACTCCCAACCAATAAAATCCATTTCGTCTTTGAATAACTTTAATCTATCGGGTCTCCTTTCTAAGTTTATTACTATTTTTTTTACCTTACGAATATCAAACATTTTACAAATTACCAGTTAATCTATCACACCACCCTTTTGATTTTGAATGTGGCCATACAACCCAATATGCTGGTTTTTGAATCGTATTAAACTCTCTCCATATCTTACAATATCCATCAGGGTCTTGCATTACTCTGTTTATTTCATTAATGTCAGCATCTTGTCTAAACATCGTTTCATCTTTTGAGTCGTGGAATGCTACAACCCAAAAATCATAATCTTTTTCAGGTACAGATGTAAATCCAACATCAATACAATGTTTGAACACGCTCGCAAAACTATTTAAATAATCTTCCTCTGTCTCAAAATTATATGGATTTGGTGGATAGTATTTATCTGTTGTATATTTTTGTACTCCTCTTTTATTAAACTTAATACCTGCGTATTTCTCATAATCTTCTAAAGTTCTTTCAGTACCAAATCCGTATTTACCAAACTCTTCAGGGTTAAATATTTCACCATCCATACCAAACAATCTTCTATTTCTTGCGTGTGATTTTTCATTCTTCTTAAACCAAACCTTATCAACATCCCATTGTTTCGTTCTACCTTTTCTGGTATACTCGTGCCAAATAACAACTCTATGTGGATGGAATAAATCATATCCGTGAGTGAATGCTCTAACACCAACACTAATTTCTTCTCCGTGGAAATAGTATTCAGGGTCATGTTGAACTTCATTACTAAACTCACCTAATGTAAAACAGAAATGAGCTGAATAAAATCTTGCGGGAATTGGACTTGTTAGTTCTTGCCATCCTGGTATAACTTCAGGTAAAAAGAATACAGCACCTTCAGGTATAAATCTATCAAAGGTCATTCTCCAAGGTTCATTCACTCTACCTTCAGGGTCATTATCTGGGTCAAATGAAGATACATAACCAGTTAACAATGGTTTACTGTAACCACTTAACTGTAAACTATTAATCATATCAATTAAGGTAACATCCCAATCTTGTTCAAATCTCATATGAGAATCAATCTGTAATGTATATGTTTCACCTGAATATAATTGTTGCACACTATGTCTTGCCCAACATACACCCAATGATTCCTTATCTAACACATCAATGATTCTAAATCTATCATCATTTCTGTATTCATCTAAATTGAAATTATCTTCTTCATTATATTGATTACAAATACCAACCCTCAAGTTCTCAGGATACTTGGCTTTGAAAATCATATCTTGTAAGGTGGGATTAAGTTGGGGGTCTCTAAAGGCCGCTATTTGTACGAATATAGTTGACATTGAATTTTTATACAAAAAATATAAAAATTGGATGGAAAGAATAGATTTAATTAAATTATTTATTCTTTAAACTCTCAATCTCTTTTTTAAGGTTTTCAATTTCTTCCAATAAATGTTTAATAACAATTCCGTGATATGGTGTTACTTGGTCATAATTCATCGAAAATTGTGTATCTTTTGGACTTAAAAATCCATCCTCATCTATTGTTTCTTCTAAACCTTCTTTTGGTATTAAACTGATTAGGTGGTCAAATCCCGCCTTTGACACTTGTTGTGCCGAGTAACCAGCTTTTATATCTTTATCATCACCTTCTTTCCAAGTGTATTTAATTGGTATTAAATTATTCACCAATTTAACTCCTTCTTCTAAAGTTATTTCACCTTGTATGTCCTTCATTCTCTCATCTGAGAACGCATCTATTTCTTGACCCCAAATACGATTGTTTGCATATAATGAAATGGATACTGACTGAGAACCACCTGGGTAAGTACCAGCACCACCCGTGGTCAAAAATCCATAAGCTGCGGCCGTAGTAACAGTTCTACCAGTGTTGATAGTTACATAACCATTCAATGATGTAGTTGCAATAGCAATACCTGAACCTATACTGGCACCAGCAAGTGGTGCTTGAGTTAATAGATTTAATTGTCCACCATTAGTGTTAATCCACATTGATTGCCCAGCAGACCTACTATGAATGTGAAAATTACCATCATCATAGATTTGGGAGGCATTATTACCAAATTGTAAGTAATTTGATACGCCATCACTTGATGATGTCCCTGCAAAATTATCCCCACCAACACTAAGAATTCCATTATCTGACAAGTTTAATGTTTGGAAGGTATATGCACTATTCAAAAACTCTAAACGACCATTATTGTTAACACGAATTGTTTTGTTTATATTTGTAGCTCCTGCTGCGGTATTTGTAACTCTTATGAAGTCAGTATATCCAGTACCCCCAACTGTATTACTACCTGAAACATTAATAAACGCGGTTGTAGAACTACCACTTGTGATTACACTACCTTTACTGCCAGTTATTGTATCACTACTTCCACTAAATGAAGATGAAGAAGTTGAACCAGTTACACTTAAATTACCATTAATCGTAGCACCAGTAAAGGTGTTAAATAAAACATTGAAAGTACCTCCAGTATTATTGGTGAAAGTAATTGTATTATTAGAATAAGTTGCACCAGTTACAAAAACTTCTGTTGGTAGATTCTGATAAGTTGTTGCTGATATTGTATTTGCAGAAATATTTGTTGAATATAAACTACTTAAATCAGCAATACCATTTTGCCAATCCAAAAGTATATTTGACCCTGAGTCAGTTAAAGTTCTTGAGTTATAGTTTAACGAAATTACTGAAGATGAATCATATAAATCCTTAGATTCCCAATCTAAACTAGTTCCACCCAAACTATCATATGCTCTTCTTGAATCCCAGCCGACTGAGTTTGTATTTGTAGAATCGATTAAACCTTTACTCTCCCAATCGATAGAATTATTACCTAAAGTATCTTTTGCTTTTCTATTTTCCCAATCTATTGATATGTTGTTTCCACTATCGTTAATAGTTCTATTTGACCAATCAACAGACACGACACCTGAAGTATCCATCAATTGTCTATTTGAGTTTTTTATCGTGATTGTGTTCCCACTATCAACAATAAAGTTATTTCTAATAGTTGTACCTGTTAAACTTGATGTTGTTATTCCTGAATTTCCAATTAATAAATCATTAACATTAATTGGTGAACAACCATATAGATTTTCAACATACAAGTCAGTAATACAAGTTGCTGAAGTATTACCAGTAAATGTTGCGGTAGTTCCTAACACAGATTGTGCAACAATAATTACTGAAGGAGAATCTGGTCTTGTTGGTGAAGTTAATCCTGATAATGTTGTTAGTTGTACATATTGACTTGGAGCTGAAAAATAAAATTCCAAATAGTCATTAGGATATAGTTCAAATATGTACGAAACAAATGGGAGTATATATGCGGAGTTAGAAACTAATGTAGTTGTTGATGAACTTCTGTCCACATTATTTCCATTTATTTTTGCCCATATTGTAACATCGGTTGCAGTACCACCTTGTGTTTTTTCAATTTGACCCGAATATCCTATACTATAAATTCCATATTGTGATACCCTAATTTTTGAACCACCTGATATATATATACCATTGGAAATCTCGGTTGTGTTATATGTCCAAACTGTTTCTATATTAGCACCACTAACTGGTTGGTTAGTTGTATCTGAAAAACTTCCATAAGCTCCAGCACCTGTTAAACCTGTTACAGATGTAAATCCAGTTATAGTAATAGTATTTCCACTATTATCATATAACTCTAAAGATTTTGCACCATTATCAAAAGTACCACCAGTTGTATAAACATCAGTAAAACCTGTAATGAATATACTACCACCTGAAGAACTTAAAGTTAATGTCTCAGTGTTCTTGTCAAAAGTACCACCAGTGATTGTAGCACCCCCACCACCTCCACCTCCAAAACCAGTGATATTTTGAGTGCCCCCAGTTATGTTTGTTAATGTCAATGTGTTCGTGATAGAATTATAAGAACCACCAGTTATAGCTAAATTAGTTCCGTGATATTTTTTCCATACAGCATTAGCTCGTGTTACACCACCAACCCCATCAATAGTATTTGCTGTCCAACTATTAATGAAAGTTATATTTTCAGGTGAGTTAGCCCTTATGGTCGTACCAAAGTCTGATATTATTGTTGTACCAGTAGAACCAGTTGCATTGTTCCAAAGGGTTTCGTAGTTATTAATTGAATATTGATAAACTTGGTCAACTTCTTTTACATAAACCAACATACCTTGTTTTCTTCTACCCGAAGAAATATTGTCAGGTTGTAAAGTTAATGTATCATAGGAAAATGTTGTACCACTACCTTTTGAAAATGTGATTGGAATACTATTTCCACTAAACTCAATTGGTCCGAATGTGGATGGCGGGATTGTGTAATATAGTTGGTCTAAAGAATATACTTCCATATAACCACCAGTGGACAAAGTTGAGTAACTAGTCCCAAATGTTTTTGTTCTTTCTAAACTTTGTTGTCCCAATAATTGATTAGGACTTATTGGATTTTTATATGGAAAACTCATTAGCCTACACTACCTCCTTTAAAATATATATCTGTCGTTTGATTATCTATTAAGAAATCACCAGCTGGATATGTTGTATATACCCTATAAGTTACTGATGGTATTGTTGAACCAGTATATGTAAATGTATTTGTTCTAATTGTTGATTCTGTTAACACATTACTAAATACATTCGGATTACCTAAACTTAAATCAATATCTAATTGAGATTGATTATTTGTTAAAACAATTGGTATAATCCAAGTGTACCAAGCTTGGTCTAATATTGTATTTTGAAGTATTTCTGTCGTTTCAAAATTGTATGCTATTTTTGTATTACCGAAACTATCTACACCACCAGTTGTTTGTGGTACATTGGATGTTATAATCGTTGGTAATTCACCATTTGTCCAACCACTATAATTAACATACAAGTTCATCTCAGTATTAAATGTCGTTGCACTTGAACTTGGTTGACTTGTATTACTGAAACCAAAGAATTGTGGAGCTCCATTACCAAACATATAGTTACCAATACTTGTTGCGGCACTTATTGGTTCAATAAACAAATAAGCAAATGTTGAAGGTAATGGAGATGATGTTGGTGTAACAGATGGTGTAATACTTGGTGTTACACTTATTGTTGGAGTTATTGTTGGTGTTATAGTTGGTGTTACACTTATTGTAGGTGTTATACTCGGAGTTACTGAAATTGTTGGTGTTACACTTATTGTTGGTGTTATACTTGGTGTTACACTTGGGGTTAATGAAATCGTTGGTGTTGGTGTAGGTGTGATTGCAACACAACTATTGTTTACACAAACATCACCAATAAAAATATCACATTCAGTCAAAGCAATTGGATTACTACCACAATAATATAATGTTGTACCTGAGTTGATTGGTAATACACTTGTAATTGTTCCATCACATTGTGTATAATAAAAAGTTCCACCAGTTGTTCCAGTATTCGTTATTTGAATACATCTACATAAATCAGTTGGTGTCGAACTTGGTGTAGGTGTAATTGTTGGAGTAGGTGTCGGTGTTACAGGACAACTATATGGTAAAAATGTTTCACATCCGTTACTATCAATAACTTTAATAATTATACTATCCGCAACATCTAAAGGTGATGGAATATCAAAAGTTGTTGTTGCCGATAATGATGTTGAGCCAGTTAGTGTATAACAATAGATTAATGTTACATCACAAACTATGACTTGATATGGGGGTGTCCCAGTTGTTGCTGATATACTTATTTGATGTGGCATATAGGATAAATATTACCAACAAGTTATTATAACTAAACCATCCCCTCCATTTCCACCTCTTCCTCCAGTAGTTCCAGCACCACCACCTCCACCACCTGAACCATACGCACCATTTCCTCCAATACCTCCAGCGGTAGTATTATTAGCGTATCCTCCAGCACCACCTGTGAAAAACAAATTATATGGCATATTGATTAATTGCTCATTATATGATGAGAATCCGCTATCAGCTTCAGATGGGTTGGTTGGATTACCTCCGTTTATTGTTGAGACAAATCCTGAACCTGTTACATTCGCACCAACACGAGAAGTTGTTGATACACCAGCTCCACCTGCACCACCTGAAACGATATTAGTCAAAGATACTGCAGTACCTGATTGATTTTGGTTACCTCCACTTCCCCCTAATTGTCCAGCTATCAAAGATACCAAAAAATTATAACTAAGAAATCCTGCGGTCTGAAGAAATACTGTACCAGCACTACCTGCGGTAGCATTAGAACTACCGACAGCTCCACCATTACCTGCCCCTGCTGCGGCAGCTCCACTTGCTAAAATTATATTTGATGTTGTTGTATTTGGTTGTACACTAACATACGATAAAGTACCTACAGTACCATTACCTCCAGCTCCTGCCGTAGGTAACCCACCAGTACCCCCCATACCAACTAAAATATAAAGTGTATCAGGAATAGTTGAAAGTGTACCAAAAGCTCGACTTATTGCCGAAGCACCACCACCAGCACCACCTGACCTAGCACTACCAGCAATACTTGTAGCACCCGCACCACCTCCTCCACCTCCACCGATGACAATCATTTGCATAAACTTACAACCATTCGGTTTTTGCCAAGTTTGCCAAACAGCCGAACCTATCCCATAGAATGATTGAACATTCTTATCATTATTAGGTAAATTAAAATTATCTATCATATTATTACCAACAAGTTATTATTACTAAACCATCGCCACCTCTACCCCCTCTTCCACCAGTGAGTCCACCCCCTCCACCACCTCCGCCACAACCCCATCCACCATCTCCACCATTACCACCAGTACCACTTGCATTCGAACCACCACCAGCACCACCTGTAAAAAATAAAGGTGAAGAACTTGATAGTATCGATGAGGGATTAAATTGATTAAATCCCGCACCACCATTAAATCCACCAACAGCTCCACCACTTATCGTGGGGATAAACCCTGCTCCAGTTATATTACCACCAACGGCTTGAACATTAGCTGTAGTTAAACCCCCACCACCTGCACCACCAGTTGTTGGTCTTGATATTGTAATATTTGTTCCTGCTCCAAAAGAACCCCCAACAGAACCATTAACACCACCGATAGAATTAAAAATACCCATACCCATCAATACACTATTAGCTACGGTATTAGGATTATTACCAGTACCTGCAGCAGCATTTGAATTCCCACCGGTATTATTACTCGAGCTACTAATAATTAGATGATTTTGGACAAATGTTGTAACATTATTTATTCCAACATAAGTAACAGTTCCCGCAGTACCATTCGATGACGCAGCCCCACCAGCACCACCTGGACCTATTAAAATATGTAATCTTTCAGGGACAAAAAAAGCGGGAATTAATAGTGTTGTTAGGGCACTACTACCACCTCCACCACCACCATTTCTATTAGTTCCGGCAATACCTGTCAATCCACCAGCACCACCAGCACCACCTCCTAATACAAAGAAGTGTATGAATTTACAACCTTTAGGTTTAATCCAAGTTTCCCAAGGGCCTGTTCTATAAAATACTTGAGTATTATAAGTTGTATCGGCTAAATGAAATAAATCTAACATATTACCAAGATATAATTATTACTAAACCATCACCACCTCTTCCACCTGAACCACCAGTAGTCCCAGCACCTCCACCACCACCTCCACAACCGAAAGCTCCATTACCACCATCACCCCCTATACCAGCACCATTTGCTCCCCCACCCGAACCACCAGTAAAAATAAAGGCGTTTCTTAAAACATTTGATTTATTTGGAAAAGAACCTGTAAATCCATCAGTTCCTCTATTTGTGCCACCCGCTGCTCCACCTGATAATGTAGGAAAAACACCACCTGTATTCACATTACCACCAGTTCCATTTGCGTTTGCGGCACTTGACCCACCTCCACCAGACCCACCACATAATGGAGAAGTTGGTGCTAAAGCCGTACCATTACCTCCTGCATTAGACCCACCACTTGTACCATTTTGACCTGCACCAAATAAATTGACACCTGAATAACCCAAGATTTGATTTGCCGCTGTAGGTGCACCACCAGTACCTCCAAGAGTACCTGCAGCAGCACCTCCACCAGGTGTGGTGGAATTACTATATAGTAAAACATTCACACTTGTAGTATCAGGTAAAACTGATACATATGAAATACTACCAGCACTTCCGTTACTATTTGGTGTTCCACCAGCCCCACCATAACCAACATTGATGTATACAATATCAGGTAGTGTATTAGCCATAAACATACCTTTGTTCATACCCGAAGACCCACCTCCACCACCACCAGTTCTTCCGACACCAGTACCTGATTGACCTCCACCACCTCCAGCCCCACCACCGATGACGAGCATATATACAAACTTACAACCCCTTGGTTTTTGCCAAGTTTGCCAAGTACTCGAACCAATAGCGTAAAATATAGCAACACTATTGTCTAAATTGGGGAGGTTATTATAATCAATCATAAATTATTATTTAAGCCCAAGGTGGAATTACATTTGTTTCAACTATAAAGTATCCATAAGGTGAAACTAAATCCAAAGGGTCACCAACCAAACTAAAGAAAGCGGTATTACCAAACTCATCATTTCTTTGATAAAATTGACCTTCATAACCATAGTTAAACTCACATAGTGCGTATATGTACATAATTAATTTTTTTAGTAATCACCACCGATTATGGTTGCATCCCAACCTGCAGCATTAGGTGCCGTACCCAAAGTTACATAAATTACATAATTTGCGGGTAAGGCAAAATTCAAAGGTAATTCATAAGTCGATTGTGCTGCAACCTCAGATGCTGCTGTTGTTGGTAATGTTATTTCATCCCATAGATTATTGTTTGTTGCAGTACCGGTTGTTCCACCATTGTTAATCCATACCCTACCTACTGTTGCGGCAAGATTTTGACCCAAAGTTCTAAATCTTATTCTCTGAACATAACTTCCGTTAGTTCCACCCGTAAATACAGGATAAATTGTGCCTGATGTTAAATCTTTTGTGGTATTAGCTGATGTCATTGCATCAGCCCATTGTATTTTTGGTGTTAGTGTAAAAATTGGTGATGTATTTGCTGGCATATTTTTATATTTTTATATTAATTGATAACTATTTGATATTGCGTAAGTTTTTCCATAATCAAATGTTGATGTTGTTGAACCTGTAAAACTGATATCGAAATTTGGATAAGTACCTGTTACAGATATATTTGTACCACCACTTAATGTCACAGTTTGGTCTGGTAATGAATTGGTAATGGTAAAGTTTGGATAAGTCCCACCTGTTGTAATACCAGTTCCACCACTTAATGTTATAGTTTGGTCAGGTGCTGTATTAATAATTGTTACATTACCTGATGTTGTATTTGCAGACAGACCTACACCAGTTGTTAAAGAATTAACGACATTAGTATAACCAGTAAAAAATCCTGATACATTGAATGTACCTCCTGTGTTATTTGTGAATGTTGTTGTACCATTTGAATAAGTTCCACCTGTAACAAAAACATCCGTTGGTAAATTCTGATAAGTGGTTGCAGAGATTGTACTTGCGGTTAATCCGTTGTAAATGATAACATCATCATCAATAATTGTAGTACCACTGATATTAACATCTGCCGTAAAAGTTACACTATTCCCACCAAAAGTTATATCAGTACCATCATCAATAATTTGACTATCAATTAATTCGTTAACACCATTCCATTTAGCTAAATAATTCGTAACACCAGTACCTGTTAAAGTACCTTGAGTAAGTCCACTTACATTAAATGTTCCACCAGTATTATTTCTAAATAAAATATCTCCGTTTGAATATGTTCCCCCAGTTACAAATACATCAGTCAAACCTGATAAGTTTGCACCACTACCATAGTAGGTTGTTGCGGTTACACCACCATTAATTGTCTGACCAACTGAAAAAATATTATCAACATTTGTGTAAGCATTGTTTGAATATTGTGTTGAAGTTAAGTGAAAATATTCTCCAGCACTACCTCCTTGAATTGCATTTAAATCGTTATGTGCGGTAACTTGTGTTGATTGAAATACACTAACGAAAGCACTCTCAACTGAACCAGTTGTTGCACTAACTTGTACAATTATTCTTCCTGTTAAGAAGGCATGAGATGTAACTAATTCGGGTAAACTTGGTTCTACTGATAATTGAGCTTCTGCAACACTATCATATTCATCATTACCCCAAACTTCATATAAGTGGTCATTCACTTCTTGCCCCCTGAAATACCAATTCACCAAATACTTACCAGCTGTAGCCAAAACCTTATCTGTACCATCGTCATAATATTCGTTATTCAGAGTATTAGCAGTTGTTGTATAAACCCAAGTTCCACCACTATGAAAACTTTGAAAAAATATATCATCTTGAGAATTAAGTTGGGGTAATGCTTGACGATAGACCCCATTCCATGCAACACCTGCAGATAATGTAACGACACCAGTCGAACCACTCAAGCCCAATGAAAATCCTGATTCTCTTGCAAATCTATCAGTTGATAAAATTCTATCATTTATCTTATTTGGTAATCCTGCTCCATAGTTATCAAATTCTAAAACATGCACAAAATTACCACTTCTGTAGGTTATCATAAATAACACAACATCACTATCGGTGATTACAGAATCATTATCATAAACATAATATCTTGGACTACCTCCATTATATTCAATAACCACATAACTTGTGTCTTCATCAAATAAACTTGGTATTCCACCACTTCCAGTTGTCCCACTTGGAACTATATAAACTTTTAATGGTTCAATGAAATTTGAATTATTGTATAATGCAACGGTAACTTGAGGTAAAGTTAGAGTTCCATTATTATTATCAGTCCATCCTGTTGCATTTGTTATCAAACCTGCATTATATGGGGCAGAACCTGAAATAACAATTGTACCACCAGTACTATTATTTAGTGTTAAATTTCCATTTGAAAATGTACCTCCAGTTATTGAAGTACCTGAACCACCAACAATTCCAGTTAAGTTACTACCATCACCATATAAAGTTCCACCACTTATTGTCGTTGCCGAAAATAAGGTAATACCAGTTATTGAACCAAAAATTTTTTCTCCTCTTACATTAGGTGTTGCACTCATACTTTATAAATATTGTTAATTCAAAACTTTACCCGCCCATAGTACAGCATTTGTAACTAATCTTCTTAAATTAGCACGAGTTGCAATATATGATGGGAAATAAAGGTTAATACCAACTAATCTTGCTGTTCCAACTGTATTAATACCAATTATTGGATATCCTGATGTTGTATATGTAGCAATTGTATTTGCACCACTTTGTAAAGTTGTTACCAAATTATTTTGTACTGTACTATTAGTTGTTAAACCAGTCCCCACACCTGTTGTTATTGGATGTACTATTGTTACTGTCATATTACCAGTTGAGTCACTACTTTGATTCACAGTACCAACATAAGGTGTTAAGGTAAAATCAAAACCTATTGGCCTAAGATTCCAAATAAATGTTCCAACAACTAAATTACCACCACTATCAACATAGTTCCTCAAAGAAGTGTTCAAGGTAACGGCACCAGTTTGTGAAGAGTTGGTGTAGTACAACACAACATCCCAACTACTTGAACTTAAACCAGTACCACTATAGGTTGTTGAAATTGTTACAGCTGAAATTGTTGGTGTTGGATAACCAAGGGAAACAATTTCATTTGAAACTTGTCCTGACACTGTTGATACTTGAGCATCACCTAAAATCAATAACCTTAATGCTGATGTTGCACCACTAGTTGGTGTTGGTGTAGGTGTAATAGTTAATGTTGGTGTTATAGTTGGAGTAATCGAAGGTGTTGGTGGTACATCAACACCTAACACGACTGGTACTCCACCCAAATCAACAATTTTACCTTCGTGTGTAATAATCATATTAATAGTTTAATGCTTCTTTTATTCTTATCACAAAGTTTTGAACCACAGTTTGACATTCTCCTGATGTAACTAATACCCCATTATTTTTACTTAATAAAGTTTGTATTGATAATATGTTTGATGTCGTTGCACCTGATGTATATAGAAATCCACCACAACCACCCAAATTAACTGGTTGTGCCGCATAATTAATTGCATTACCAAATACGGAACCCCAATTACTATGTCCCAATAAAATGTATAAATTACAATGTGAAGGGTCTGTGGTGTTATATGTTTCCCTAAAAAATGCGTATGTTGTGAATCCACTTAAAATTGTTCCGTTATAAATTAATCCTGATGCTAATGTACCACCACCATCAGCACCTGAATTTCCACCGATTTGCCACCCAATAGGTTTTCCTGAATTACTTCTAGTACCTATAATAGTTAAAGGGAGATAGGTTGGGTCTTGAGTTGTGGTATATTGTGTGTAACCTAATGAAATATAGTAAAAATCAGTGTCAATTATTGTTGTTGCTGAATTTGTATAAGTAATTGCAGATGGATAAGCAGCAAGTGAATAAGCAGCACTTCCTGTATAAGAAAGTCCGGTTGATAACCAAGGTGTTGTAATATTTCCTTGGTCAAACATATCACCACCTCCATCTAATATGTAAAATCCAGTACCATCCAATCTATATGTATAAAAACTTGGATTTCTAAAATCCGACATATAATTACGAAGATAAGTGGCAATTGTATTTAATTGCAAATAGGGTTGGGTAATTACACTTTGAAAATTAAGAAACCTATTATTAAAACTTGTAACATTATTTCCATATTTTACAATCATTATCCTCTAATAAATCTAATAAAGAGATTATCAGCAACTGCTTCAAAAAAATAATTGTTATTGTAATGTTTTTGTCCTTGAAATGTTCCCGTTATAATTGACCCAATGTAATTTCCATTTATATCCCAATTATTTGTGTCATCTAATAAATTGGCAATAGTTCCACCTGAAGTTATATATGCTGGTATAATATCGGCACTTGCTGAAATAGTACCACCTGAATTAACTTGAACCATTCTATCTGTTGAACCAGCCAATCCTGATGAAGAAATAGTACCATTCAAAGCGGATGTTCCCGTTACAATTAAATTCCCAGTAATACTTGTATTACCATTTACTGTCCAACCTGTGACACTATTAATACTTGCGGTTAGAGTTGAACCACTATTCCTTGATATTGTGAATGTATTATTAGAATATGTAAATCCAGTAACAAATGTATCAAAAGAAGAAATACCTGAAACATTGAATGTTCCCCCAGTATTATTTGTAAAAACAATACTTCCACCACTAAATGTACCGCCAGTTACAAAAACATCTCGTGGTAAATTTTGATATGTTGTTGCAGATATTGTTGAAGCCGAAATTCCTGCTGTTGAAACAATATTGAATGTTATTGAAGATAATGCACCAGATAATGATATTGATGATAAAGTTGCTGTTATGTTGGGTTGATTCTCATTTTGGGAAATGATTAACGATGTTCCACTAAATGTTGCACCAGTCACATATGTATCAGTCAATCCACTTAAACCACTTCCATCCCCAAAAAAAGTTCCTCCACTTATTGTATTTGCTGTTAGTCCATCCAAAAAAATAGTCGCACCTGACACAGTACCACCAGTAAATGTTCCACTACCACCACCTGAATTAAAAATAGACCAATCAGATAATGTATTTGTCCAAGGTGGTAAGTTTAATTTATAATAGGTCGTACCTCCACCTATACCCACAACCATACCAGCTCTTCTTCTCAAAGTTGGTATGTTATTTAAATCACTTAATAAATCAACATTTCTTAATCCATCAATACCATATAAGGGGTCTATCACCGGATATGTATCCGTTGTATCACTCGGAGAAATAAAACCAAAAACCTCAACACCCCCTGATAAACTAAATGAACCCATTATTATTTAATTTTTAAGGACATAACCACACACTCACACTTGCAACAAATGGGAAGAATGTCCTATATACATTGTATGTTATGCTAAACCCATTAGCGTCTACTATAATTATCGTACCTATGTTATTAAATGGTATTAAACTACCTAAACATCCCGCACTACTATCTCTAAACTCACTTGGTTGTGTTAAACCAGTTGGTATTAAAATATATCCATAATCACCACTTGAACCACTTGGCAGTACAACAGCACTATTAACAGGATTACTTGTATAACCACTAGTTAATCCACTCGTTTCACCTGAAGTAATTGACGAACCACTGAACTTACCATAATATATTTTTGGTGATTCAGGTCCTAAAGGACTCACTGAAGGTGTTGGTGTCACAGTTGATGTTGGTGTAATCGTAGGTGTCACCGTTGGTGTTGTAGTAGGTGTAGTCGTTGGTGTCACCGTATTCGTTGGTGTATTAGTCGGTGTTATAGTAGGTGTAACTGTTGGTGTTGCCGTTGTTGGTGGTGTTTTAGTAGGTGTAGGTGTCGCAGTTGGTGTCTTACTTGGAGTTACACAAGGATTTCTACTTGGTGTAACTGTTGGTGTAACAGATATCGTTGGTGTCGGTGTAAGTGTTTGTGTCGTTGTTGGTGTCGGAGTTGGTACTTTACAAGGGTCATAACTCGGTGTTGGTGTGACAGTAGATGTCGGAGTTGGAGTTTGAGTCCTTGTAGGTGTAATAGTAGGTGTTGGGGTTGGTGTTGGCCTTGGTACATTCAAAATACTCAAACAATCACCACTCAATGATAAAATACTATAAGTCCCATAAATCTCTTGTGGAGGTGTCAATGTATTTGATGAAAATGTGTAAGGTAGAGTTTGAACCCCCAAGTTAAACACATTAGTAGTCCCTTGTGGTGTAAACACAATACTTGTTTGTTCCCCACTATAATTTATACTACTAATTGTTATTGATTGACTCATACTATAATTACATATTTTTAATTTATTGTGAATGTGAAATCATCAGGTTCACAAACTATTGTTGAACAATCAGGACAATCAGGATTAAACATTTGAAACTGAGTTTTTAACAAATTGAAGTTATGTTTCACTTCTGGTGCTGATAATGGAGTAACATACATTCTCAATTGAGATATTGCCCCCTCAAATGTACCAGCAAAGTTTTGTTCAATTAATATATTTGTATTTAACCCACTCAATGTTGTTCCACTTAAATCATTAATTGGAAAACATTCAGGGTCTTGTTGATAAGGACCATCAGGATTACTTAATGATGTAAATGTTAAGTTCTCCCTCAATCCTTGTGTACCACCACCCCAAGATATATTAAATGGAACACCAACTTGTTTTTCTTTATCAGTGTTCAAAGCTCTAGGTATAATCTCCTCAAAGTCCTCTATTGTATAAAATATCTTACCATTAACATAAATCTTCAACCTACCTTTTCTATATTTACCCTCTTGTAACCACTTCTCATTCAAGTTAATCAACTCAACTTGTAAAGCAGTTTCATTTCTTGTGTATGGTGGAGCAATCAACGATACAGAATTATTTACCAATCCCTCCAAAAATAACTTTTTAGTTATGTCACCCAATCCACCTCTCCAATATAAATCACACTCATCCAAGAAATTATATCTTTCCCAAACAACATCAACCTGAAACCAATGTTCCAAATCCAACCAAGCAGGATTTACTTGTAAACAAGTTGGATATATCGGTGGTGTACATATTTCTGTTATTGTATAACCAGTTGTATATGTAATACCAGTTGTACAAGTACCCGTAGTTTCACATCCACCTGTAAATCTTAAAAATCTAATCCCAATACCAGGATTCTTAGGGTCACCACATAATTTTATGGCCAAAGCATTCGACATTGTATCCAACAATGGATTCTTCTCGCAAGTGTCCTCAATAGATGTAAACCCTGATGTCGTACAATCATTACAAGACGAACAATCATTACAATTTGTACAAGTAGGTGTACAAGTTGTTTGTGGTGGGAAAGGATTACAAGATGGTGTTGGACTTGGTGTTGGTGTAGGTGTCGGAGTTACTGGTATAGTAACATCACAAGTATGTGTTTGACATTCCCATCCACAAGTTTGACAAGCCAACTCATTACATCCACAACCACAACTAATCTTTGTTTCAGGGTGACCACCACACTTATCACATCCGTAATTGACATGAGGGTCGTGTACACCATTTACTGAACGAGGGGGATAAACATATATACATCTACTATTTGTAATGTTGTAATTACAACAAGCACAAGTTTGAAGTTTAGTTAAACCTGATGTTACTCTTGTATAACCTGAATCACAAATAGGACTTCCATCTGCGTGGTGATAGAATTTGTTTTCGGCTCTTGTTCCTATGTAAAAGAATATATTTTTATTGTTTGGATATATTTCATTTAGGGTTGTTTCACCAGTTGTACCTGAAAACTCATTTGTTAATCTTGGTTTCAAAAGTAATTCAACAGCCCATCCCTTGTTCATTCGTTCAGGGAAAATATTGTAGTCGTAACCAAATAACTTATAAAAACCTTGATAAAACCCACCATATAATTCGTGGTATCTTCCGACATATGGACTTTCCTTACTTACAACTTCATACAAAATATTTTTATCGAAACCTGAAAATCTCAAGTTGGTAGATGTAAATCCTGTAACTTGGTGTAACTTCAATCTTCTATCAAAATACAATCTGTTGAATTCTAAATTACTTGGCAATAGACCATCTGTGAAAACAATAGTTTGTGCTGACATACCAGTAACCAAACCATTGTCAATTCCTGTCAAACCAATGTCACAAGATGAACCTGACAATTGACAACTTAAAACTTCATTTTTTGGGTTATAGTAGTTTTCAGAAATAAAAACATTATTGAAATTATAATTTTTGTACGTCAAAATTAAATTTTGAGTGGATGCCGTACTATTAATATCAAAATAAAAAGGTAATCTGTTACCATATGTTTGAGCAATCAAATATGGTGAAAAAACAACCTCTTGGTTAAAATTTACTTCATCAGAAGTAAGAGACATATCTTGTGTCTCCAATGATAGCTTCAAAAACCAATTTGATGGGTTAAACTGATTTATGTTTTGATATGACATTCTTTTTTAGAATAAATACTTTGATACGAAGTATTTATTAAGAAAAATTACTAATGAACAAATTCAGAAAAGAATATTTCAATGACCATTATCACTTCATTATCGAAGGTGATGGGGAAAACTTTTCGTTGACCTATACAACCTACAATTTATTAACTGAAGACAAAAAACCAACTAAGAAAAAATTTAAAAAAGAAAACTTAAAAAATGTTGTCAGTAAAGTTGAAAAAATAACCAAATCAAGAAAAAAATATTCCAAAAAAGAAATAGATGAGTTGATTGACACTGATGGTACTTTTTTAAGTTCTAAGATTCCTTTTTTGAATCAGTATCTTACACCTAAAAAAACTATGGACCAAACAGTGGTTGCTGCAAGAATATCAAACGACCCAGTTACAAGAGGATATCGTGTTTATTATGGTGAAAGTGAAAATAAAGATGGTGAAGTTATTGACGAAGAAAATATGTCCGATGCTTTTGGATATGAAGAAACTAAAAATAAGGATTTCAAAGAAACACTTAAAACTTTTAAGAAGATGGGTGTGGAAGACCCTGAAGAAAGAATTCAAAGAACAAAACAACTAGGTAAAATTCCAAATGTAAAAAAAAGAAAAGGAAAATTAAAACAAAGATTGACCGAAAAAGAAATTGAAGAAGAAAAGAAAAACAAAATGGTTAAAATGGTCGAAGATATTATAACTAATAAGTTGGGGGGTAGTGATGGTGAAGTTATTGAGAAAGTTGATAGTTTATCTAAAATTTTAATTAAGAACTTAGAAAGTATCAAAAAATTAGCAAAAAAAGAAGGTATAAGTTTGAATAAACTAATTAATGTTTTGAAAAAAAGTGAATAAAGATTTATACGGCAAAAAAATAGAATTACCTGAAGACGTTATTGTTTATCTTAAACAATGTAATGATAATGCTATTGGTGCCGATGAAAGTACAGAAGGATTTAGAAGAAATAGAGAACTCAGAGATACCGGATTTGTAACATATCAACAACTCAAAAGAATGAAGAACTTCTTTGATAATTTTAACGGACATCAGAATGATTTACCTTTTATTTTAAATGGTGGTCACTATGTTAAAGGTTGGGTAAATAATATGTTGAAATCGATGAGAGATGATATTTCATTAGGAAAAGAAATAAAATCAGTTGTTTTACCAAATCAATACATACAACCACATCAAAAAAATAATCTCACAACAACTAATAGACCAAGTAAAAGTCATTCAAATACCTTGGAAAAATATAATTTACAAGTAACTGAAGACCTTAAAAGGATAAATGATTTAATAAAAAAATTAATTTAATATGGCTCAAGTAGAACCTTTAAGTTTTGCACAACCTGATAATGAGTTGTCAAGAATCGCTGAAGCTGAAAGAAAAAAACTTTTTCCCAAAAATGATTATGCAACGAATAATCAATATTCTTCAGTTAATCCAAATGCTTTATCTGATGGTGACGAAAAAGGTAGAGGTACTGGTAATTTCTTAGATGTTTATAATCAAAACATTGGAACTCGTACTGACATTGTTGAAAGAAAAAATGAAATCAAAGTGAACGAGTATCAAGTAAACAAACCTTATACAACTCCACCAGCGTAATGAAACTTTACAACATAACCAAAAATCTTATTTTAGAAGTAGCTTCTATCGAATCCGTAATTAACTCAATTAGAAATAAAAATAGAGTTATTATTTATTATGATGGAGAAGAACCAGGTGGACGTGGTTTAAGAGAAATCGAACCCGTATGTTTTGGTTATTCAAAAAAAGGTAATCCAGTTCTTAGAGCTTGGGATTTGGAGGGAGCTTCCCATAGAGGATTCAAAGGAGAAAAACCACTACCAAGTTGGCGACTTTTTAGATTGGATAGGATTATGTCATTAACACCAACAGGAAATAATTTTGAAACTCCTAGACCCAACTATAATCCAAGTGGAGACAAATCTATGAATAGAGTTATAATAAATGCCAAATTTGATTAAAAATATTATATGAACGAAAATGATTTAATGAACAAATTAGCTATATCTAAAAAGATTATGGAACGTCATAATCAGACCCCTAGAAATACAAATGGTGGGGGTAATATGAATTTTGATACTAATGTAAGAGAATTTGACGTACCACAAGCTAAATTCAACATACCTCAGGAATTTATGGGTGTTAATGAATCTAAACAACAAATACCACAACACACAAATACAAAGGATAGAATTCTATCATCTAAATTACCTGATGAAATTAAAAGATTAATGATTGAACATCCAATCAATCAACCAAACAATATGGGTGGTGGGGGTTCAGTTTTAAGTAATGAATTGGTTGAAAAAGCAGCAAGATTAATGAACAATGACATTGCTAATAATGTTAATCCATACCAACCAAAAAAAGTTGTACAAGAAACGAAATCACAGAATGTAACATCCAACTTGGATAAAAATGTTCTAAAAGATTTAATTAGAGAAACTATCGAAGAAGTGTTAGGTGAAAATGGTCTGTTAGTTGAAAGTACAAATAAAACAAATGATATGTTCCAATTTAAAGTTGGAAGTCACATTTTCGAAGGAAAAGTAACACGTATTAAAAAAGTTAAATAATTTATTTTTTTCATAATTCTTATTCCCCACATCCCCTGAAGAAATTCAAGTTGTGGGGTTTCGTTTTTTTAGAGGGTAATACTTTCCTTTTGACATAACGTTTATATTTATATAATATAAAATATATTGATTATGGACATTGAAACTGAAAAATTTATAATAGAGGAATATAAAAAAGGGTTGGGTTCTGTAATGATTTCACGTAAAGTGGGGTTATCTAAACCTACGATATTAGCTGTAATAAAAAAACACAAACTAACGAGGTATAAAGATAGATGTAAATGTTTAAAAATAAAAGAAGTTGGTGACAAATTTACATTATCATGGACGTGTAAGATGTGTAAAAACGAATTCCAAAAAACCTCGAAAAATAAATCCGTATTGTGTCGTAATTATTACAACTCAATAAAAAAAAGTAGTAATTGTAAATCTTGTAGTTTATTATTACAGAGAGGTAAAGGAAATCCTTTTTATGGGAAAAAACATAGTAAACAAACACTCGATTTAATTTCCAAAAAAATATCTGAAAATCCACCAAAACAAAGTTGTGTGTCTAAATTGGAAAAAAAATTGTTGAGTGAAATTAAAAATAGGGGAATAGATGCTAAAGGAACTGTGTCTATTGATAGATTTATATGTGATATTTTTATTGAAAAATACAATTTAATTATTGAATTTTATGGTGATTATTGGCATTGTAATCCCAAAAAATATAAATCTGATTATTTTCACCCGCACAAAAAAAAGACAGCAAAAGAAATATGGGACGAGGATAAACTAAGAATTGATTATTTGAAAAAAATGGGTTATAATTTAGAAGTTATCTGGGAACGTGAATTCTCAGATGATAAAAAATTAAACAAAATTATTAAAAAATATGTCAAAAATTAGAGTTCTAGTAACCCCCTCAGACACGACCGGAGTTGGAAAATTCAGAAGTGTAGACCCCCATGTAATGTTACAAAATATGTATCCAGATGACTTCCACGTGGATATTGATTATCAACCTAGAATTAATGATGTAAATTATTGGAAACAATATCAAATTGTTCATATACATAGGAATATTGGTAATAGTTACGAACATACACCAAGTATTATTAATTTTTTGAAATCAATAGGTATTGTTGTTATTGTAGATTTGGATGATTATTGGTTACCAGGAAAGGAGCACCCAATTCATACATTGATTGTACAAGACAAAATCCATGAGAAAATTATGGCAAATTTAAAAGTTGCAAGTTATGTTACTACAACTACAAATATCTTTGCTGATGAAATCAAAAAATTAAATAGAAATGTTGTCATTTTCCCAAATGCAATCGACCCAACTGAAAGTCAATTTAAACAACCTACTGAGAAATCAGATAGAATAAGAATTGGTTGGTTAGGTGGTTCATCTCACTTACATGACTTGAAATTGTTAGAGGGATTTGTCTCAAAGAATATATCTTTGAAGGATAAGGTACAATATGTGTTGTGTGGTTTTGATACAAGAGGTACAATTACTGAAATAAACCAACAAACAGGTGAAAAGAAACAAAGACCAATCAACCCTGACGAAACAGTTTGGGCGAGATATGAAGAAATTTTCACGAATAAATATGGTACAATTGATGATAACTACAAACAATTTTTACTTCAGTTTAAAGAAGAAGAATACCCAAATATAAGTGATTTACCATATAGACGAGTTTGGACTAAACCAATCAATACTTATGCAACTAACTATTCAAAGTTTGATATATCAATGGCACCAATCAAAAACCATATATTCAATAGAGTAAAATCTCAACTGAAAGTTATTGAGGCTGGTTTTTATAAAAAAGCATTAATTGCATCTGAAGTAGGACCTTATACAATTGACCTCAAACACGCTTTAAGTTTTGGTAATTTTACTGATGGAAATGCTTTGTTAGTTAAGGAAGAAAGAAATCATAGTGATTGGGCAAAAAATATTAAATTTCTTGTAAATAATCCGAATTTAATCGTAGATTTGGGTGAGAGATTATATGAGTCAGTCAAAGACAAATATGATTTAAGAAATGTTACAAGAGATAGAGCTCAATGGTACAAATCACTAATTAAATAAAAATATATGTTAATCAAACAACCAATTACTAAGATTTTATTTATGGACATTGAAACAGTTGGGGGTTGTCCCAACTATGATGTGTGTTCTAATTTAAACCCATCTGTGGCTGACCAATTTGACAAATATTTTGATTGGTTCTTGAAAAGGTTTCCTGAAGATAACGAAATTAAAGAAGACCAAAAAAATATTGTATTTTCAAGTAGAGCTGGTTTAGTTCCTGAATTTGCAAAAATTATTTGTGTTAGTTTTGCATTTGTTTTAGATGATGGGTCTGTTAGAAAACAAACATTTTCAAATGATAATGAACATCAATTGTTGAAAGATGTTCAAGGTTTATTAAACAAATGTGCAAAGTTAGATTTTTGGTTGTGTGGACATAATTTGAAAAACTTTGATATCCCAATGTTGGCAAAACGTATGATTATTAATGGATTGATGCCTCCGGCACTTCTTCCATCATATGATACAAAACCTTGGGAAATCAAAGCAATTGATACCAAAGAAATTTGGCAATATGGGGCATATTCTTCAATTGGGTCACTCGATTTATTATGTTCTACTATGGATATACCAACTCCAAAGGATGGTGAGGTAAAAGGTGATAAAGTTCACTCAGAATATTGGGAAAAACAAAACATCAAGGGTATTAGTGAATATTGTGAAAAAGATGTTGATGTCTTAATTCAAATAATTAAAAAGTTAAAAGAACTCAGATAATGCAAGGAAATATGAAAGATTTGTTTAAACAAGTCGATGATTTACAAAATTATTTAAAAGGAAAGGAAGATGAAATAGATTACAATATTATCTATGAAACTTATGGAGTTGACATTAAACAACTAGAACAAGAAATGTTGAATTATGTCCCCAAACAAATACTTGGTTACACTAAACTTAATCCCGATGCTATTGACCCTAGTTACAATTATATAAGTGACTCAGGCTTTGACTTGTACTCAACAGAAGAAATTGTTGTAAACCCATTAGGTAGAGCTTTAATACCAACAGGATTGGCCTTTGACATCAAAGATGGTTATGAAATACAAGTAAGGTCAAAAAGTGGTTTAGCAATAAATCAGGGTTTATTTGTATTAAATTCACCAGGAACTGTGGATTGTTTTTCTGAAGATATGAAAATTTTAACTATAAATGGTGAAAAACATATTAAGGATTTAAAAATAAATGATATAGTATTTTCATTCAATGAAAAAAGTTTAGAAATTGAAAAAGATATTGTTCTTAAAATTTTTGACACTAATGTACAAGATATATTGAAAATTGAGACTGAAGAAGGTGTACTTGAGGTAACCCCCAATTCAGAAATTTATACAAATAAAGGGATTGTTTTGGCCAAAGATTTACAAGAAAATGATGAGATAATTGTATTTTTTTAACCAAGATACTATTTATCAATAAAGATAATAAGTATGTCAGTAAAATGTAAAATTTGTGGGATTGAAAAACAATATTCAATTGTTGAACATTTAAAATTTGAACATAAATTAACCTCAAAAGAATACAAAGAGTTATATCCAGGTAATTTAGTTAAATCAAAAGAATATGCAACAATATTTTCAGAGAAACAAAAAACTAAATGGAGTGATACTGAATATAAACAAAAAATGACAAAATCTAGACAAGTATCCCATAATAAATCTGAATTCAAAAATAAAATGTCTAATATTATAAAAAAGAGACATAAAGAAACACCCGAAATCTATTCAGGTTTTACCAATTGGCATAAAAGTGAAAAATTTAAAGAGTGGGTCAAATCTGAAGATAGAATAAAAAAAATATCAAAAACATCAAAAGAAAGATGGGAAAATGAGGAGTATAGACAAAAAACAATCAAATCAATCGTAAAAGTGTTGGGTGATGGTAGATGTGAAAAAGGAAAAGAGTTTAGGGAAAATATGTCAAAAATTATTTCTGAATTATATAGTACAGGTAAATTAAGTAATACAAGTAACAAATATAAAACAGGAAAATATGAATCAAAGGAAAATGAAACCTTTTTATATTCATCCTCATATGAATTGGAAACTATGATTTTTTTTGACTCAGTTAATTTTATAAAAAGATGGACGAACAAACATGGTATTCGAATAAGATATTTTTATAATGGACTACACAGAAACTATGTTCCTGATTTTTACATTGAATTAGCCAATGGTAAAATCTTTTTAATTGAACTAAAGGGGTGGGAAACTGAGGAAGTATTAGTAAAACAACAATTTGCATTAAAAGAATACCCAAACTATAAATTGTTTTACTCAGTTGAAGAACTAAAAAATTTTATATATGAAAACAACGAAGATTAAAAAAATAACATCAGAAAAAAAACAAACTTATGATATAACAGTAAGTAATAATCATAACTTCTTTTGTAATAGTCATTTGATACATAATTGCGGTTATTTGGGTGAAGTAAAAGTTATAATTTTTAATACGAATTCAGACCAAGTAACAATAAAAAAAGGAATGAAAATTGCACAAGCAGTTTTATGTCCAGTAATAAACGGAAAATATGTTGATTTGGAACTAAAGAAAGATTTAGGTCAAAAAGACAGAGGTGATAACGGATTTGGCTCAACAGGAATATGATTACTATAATATATTGTACAAGAACTTCAAATGAAGAACATAAAAAACATTTAATTAAAACTTCTGGTTTACATAACAAGTTGGAAGTTATTGAAATCGTTAATAATGGTGAATCTCTAACCTCGGCATATAATAGAGGTTTATCACAAGCCTCAAATAGTATAGTTGTTTTCTGTCATGATGATTTGACTATTGAAACTAATCAATGGGGTAACAAACTACTCAAAATTTTTGATAGAAATTTAGATTATGGAGTAGTTGGTGTTGCGGGTACAAAGTTTTTGTCCACATCGGGTAGATGGTGGGAAGATATGAAAAAAATGTATGGAAAAGTAGCACATACACATAATGGTAAAACTTGGTTATCATCATATTCACAAGATTTGGGGAGTAATTTAGAGGAAGTTGTTGTTGTTGATGGATTGTTTTTTGCTATTGACAAAAATAGAATAAAAAAAACATTCAATGAAGAGTTTCAAGGATTTCATTTTTATGATGTATCTTTTTGTTTTGATAACTACTTGTCGGGTGTTAAAATAGGTGTAACAACAGAGATTAGAATTAATCATAAGTCGATTGGGATGACTAATTCTAAATGGGAGGAAAACAGAATTAAATTCACATCAAAATATGAAGATAATTTACCTGTATTCTTAAATAGAAAAATACACCCCAACGAGAAATTAAAAATATTAATTTCAACCACTAATTTTAATGGGGAATCAAATAAAGAAAAATTCATTTTCGAATTTGTGAAGTCACTTAAAAACAAAGGTCATCATTTGTACATATGTTCAAATTTGGGAAATAGAATAACAAGTTTAGCTAAAAGAGAAGGAATAAATTTAAGTTCCATAAATGAACCTTTCGGTTATAAATTAGGTGATGGTAAATGGCAAATTAACACACCAAATGGTCTTCAACCAACACAAATAAATCAGTTGTATAAAATAAAAGAAATTGATTTTGATGTAATTCAACTTTTCGATGATGAATTAACTGATTTTATTCAAAAGTGTTACCCAACAACACCAATTGAAAATTTTGAGTCGATTGGTAATGATAGTTTTTTATTTGACTTGAACTGGTTTCGTAATTTGAATAACATAGATAACATAATTGAAAAATATAAAAACAATATAACCCAACAAGTTTCTGAACAATTTAAACAAGAGAACTATCAAAAGAGTTTGAAATTTTTAACAGAAAAATACGTTAAAAATTTAGGTCCTCTAGTTAGTATCATTATCCCTTGTTTTAACGATGGTCAATATTTACCTGAGGCAATAAAATCGGCTAAAGATTTAACATACTCAAATAAAGAAATTATCGTTATTAATGATGGGTCGAGTGATACAAAAACTTTGGAAATATTAAATAATTTAGATAGTGATATTAAAGTTTTACATCACGAAAGAAATAAAGGACTTTCTGCAGCAAGAAATACAGCTATTAAATCCTCACAAGGATATTATATATTACCACACGATGTTGATGATACATTTGATAAAAACTATTTGTTATTTGCAATTTATGAAGCTGAGAAGAATGAGAATTTGAGTCCAATATATTGTGATACAAATCATATTGGTTTTATACAAGGTATGGAAAAAAGACCTGAATGGTCATTGAGTAGATTAAAAAGAGGGCCTTTTATTGTAAGTTGTTCTTTGTTCAGAAAAAAAGCTTGGGACGATGTGTTAGGTTATGATGAATCTATGAAAGGGTGGGAGGATTATGATTTTTGGTGGAGAATAGGAAATAATGGGTATAAGGGAGTTAGAATACCTCTACCATTATTTAACTATAGACACATTAGACCAAGTATGATTCAAAACATCAAAAATGACGAAAGAAAATTATACGATTATATTATGAATAAACCTCTATCAAAATGATGAAAACTTGTTGTATTTTATATCACTCAAATATATTTTCAATCTACAAAAAAGAGTGGATTCAAAAGTGTTTAGATACAATTTTAAACCAAACTTATACTAATTTTGATATTTTTGAATTGAATTATGGTGACGATAGTTCAAATTTGAAAGAAATATTTACTATCAATAAAAAACATTTTTTTTTCAAAGTTAAGATGAACAATCATGCCGAAGCAATGAATTTTCTTCTTGACTTAGTGTTCAAAGAAGAAAACTATGATATTTGTTTTAATATAAATTTAGATGATTTTTATACTCTAAATAGATTTCAACAACAAATTGACATTTTAAATGGAGATATTGATATAGTTTCCTCAGAATATGTTTTTACAAAAGAAACAAATGGGATTTATAGTTTTAGTGCCCCAGTTGGTTTAGGAAATCACGATTTAGAAACTTTATTTAATATGGATATCACACCATTAGCTCACCCTTGTGTTGCATATACCAAAAAGTTTTGGTTAGAATTCGGTCCTTATATACCTCAAGAAATACCAAGAGAAGATAAAAATCTTTGGATTAGAAGTTACAGAAATGGTGCTAAATTACATATTATAAAAGAACCTTTGCTATTTTATAGAATTCATGATAAACAAGTAAGTAAAACTAATTAATATGGTTTCAAGTTTTTTACAAGGTGGGTTAGGAAATCAAATGTTTCAAATAGCTGCAGCATATGCGTTAGCTTTAAGAAATAATGATAAAGCAGTTTTTGATTTTGATAAATGTTTCACACCTTTACAAGGGTTCAAATCTACGAAGTATCAAAACACTTTATTCAAAAAAGTTACCAATATAAATAATTTTACCCCCTCCAAAATTTATTATGAACCAAAATTCAGTTATACTGAAATCGAATATCATAATAATATTCTTCTAAATGGATATTTTCAGAGTGAGAAATATTTTGAGGATTTTAAAAATGAAATTATAAATTTATTTGATTTTAATGAAGATATTATAAATGAACTTACAAACTTCATAAATGAAATAAACTCCAATAATTTACCTACAAGTGTTATACATGTCAGACGTGGGGATTATCTTTTGAATTCTGAATTTCACCCACCTTGTTCAAACGAATATTATTATGAGGGGATTGATATTTTAGGTAAATGTTGTTATATTTTTATATCCGATGACATCAATTGGGTAAAAAATGAGTTCATAGGTGAAAACTTTTTTTATTATAGTGGTAGTAATGAAATTGTGGACTTGACCCTAATGACTCTTGTAGATAACATAATAATTTCGAATAGTAGTTTTAGTTGGTGGGGGGCATACCTAAATAAAAATCCAAATAAAAAAATAATAACACCAAAAAAATGGTTCGGGATAAAAGGACCAAAAGAAACCGAAAATTTAATCCCAACAACATGGTTCAAAATTTAAAAATTAAAAATAAAAAAAAATGGAAATTCAAAATTTAGTAGACAATTTATCAGAGTACTTGAAGGATAATAAACCAAAATACTTATATAATCAGAAATTTGAAGCAGGTAGAGACCAAGTATTATATTCTGGACCATATTGGGACGAAAAAGAAATTATGGCAGCAATAAAATCTTTAATTTTTGGTAAGTGGGTTGTGACAGGCGAAAACGTTAGTAAATTCGAATACTATTTTAGTAGAAAATTTGGAGTTAAGTTTGCTCATATGGTCAACTCTGGTAGTTCTGCTAATTTAGTTTTAATTGCCGCACTTAAAAAATATTTTGGCTGGAATGATGGAGATGAAATAATCGTTTCTCCTGTTGGGTTTCCAACAACCATTTCAACAATTGTTCAAAATAATTTAGTTCCAGTATTTGTTGATATTGAATATGATACCCTAAATTTTGACTTGACTCAAATTGAAAGTAAAATTACTGAGAAAACTAAAGGTATTTTTGTTTCACCAGTTCTAGGTAATCCTCCGAATATGGATTTTTTATCTGAACTATGTAAAAAACATAATATACAATTAATTGGTGATAGTTGTGATAGTTTGGGGTCTAAATGGGATGGAAAAGATTTAAGTGATTATTATGTTGCTTGGTCAACTTCATTTTATCCTGCACATCATATTTCTACTGGTGAGGGTGGAATGGTTTGTACAAATAACCCTGATATAAAAAAACTATTTGTTTCTTTTTCGTGGTGGGGACGAGATTGTTATTGTGTTGGTTCGGCTAATTTACTCTCTTGTGGTACTTGTGGTAAAAGATTTGATAATTGGTTAGAATCCTATGATGGTATTATTGACCATAAATATGTTTTTACAACAATGGGATATAACTTGAAACCTATGGACTTACAAGGTGCAATAGGAATAGTACAATTAGAAAAATTTGACGAGATAGATAGTAGAAGAAAATCAAATAAGAAAAAAATGGAAGACATCATTACAAAATATGTTGATGGTGTAAAAGGGGTTATCCAATTAGATAAAGCTGATACATGTTGGTTTGGAACACCACTAGTTTGCAACTCAAAAATTATTAAAGATAAATTAGTTTCATTCTTGGAGGAAAATAAAATACAAACTAGAAATTACTTTGCGGGAAACATTCTATTACATCCAGGATATTCACACTTAGATTCTTTAGACAAATATCCTTTAGCTAATACAGTATTAGATAAAGTTTTTTTCTTGGGTGCTGCACCACACTATGATGATAAAGTGTTTGATTATGTTAAAAAAGTATTTGCGGAAAAGTGGACGAACTAAAAGTTTTAATATTAGGAGATGGATTGTTGGGGTCTGAATTAGAAAAACAAACTAATTGGGATTGTATATCAAGAAAAAGAAAAAATTTTTCTATTAATACCTTTACCCATACAATCCCACCAAAAAAATATAACACAATTATTAATTGTGTTGCCAACACGAACACTTATTTAGACAACCGAGAACCACATTGGGAAACTAATTGTGTTTTTTTGAAAAATTTAATAGAGTTTTGTAATACTAATCAAATAAAACTAATTCATATTTCTTCTGATTATGTTTATACATTTTCAATTGAAAACGCAAGTGAAGAAGATGTTCCTGTTCATTGTAGGAACTGGTATGGTTATACAAAATTATTAGGTGATGGTTTGGTCCAATTAATATCAAACGATTATTTGTTAATAAGATGCACACATAAACCAAAACCATTTCCATATGAAAAAGCTTGGATTGACCAAGTTGGTAATTTCGATTATGTTGATAAAATTGGTCAAATTATTATACAATTAATATACGAAAGAAAAAATGGAGTTTATAATGTTGGAACTGAAACTAAATCTATGTTTGATTTAGCACAACAAACTAAAAATGTAATTCCTATCAGTTCTCCTGATTATGTACCTAAAAATACAACGATGAACATAATGAAACTTGAAAACAAACCCTTTTTTTCAATTGCAATTCCCACCTATGGATATAATGGTAGAGGTTCTGAATTTTTAGAATTTAGTTTAAAAATTATCCATAATCAAACATTCAAGGACTTCGAGGTTATTATATCCGACCATAGTACTGACGATACTATACTAAACGTTGTAAACAAGTGGAAAAATAAATTAACTTTGAAATATCAAAAAAATGAAAATGGTAGAGGTATAATATCACCAAATATCAATAATGCAATGACTTTGTGTGAAGGTAAATGGATTAAAATCTTATTCCAAGATGATTTTTTGTATGATGAAAAATCACTAAAAATTCAACATAATTTTATTACGACCTCAGGTGATGATTTAAAATGGTTAATGACAAAATTCTACCACAGTAATGATGGCGTAGCATTTTATAGATTATACCATCCAATTTGGAACGATAGGATATGGACAGGTAATAATACTATGGGTTGTCCTAGTGGATTAACGTTAAAAAATGAAAACTTGATTTTTTTTGATGAGGGATTAAATTGGTTAATGGATTGTGATTATTATCAAAAAATGTTTTTAAAATATGGTGTTCCTAAAATTTTGAACGAAATCACAGTTGTCAATAGAACATGGGGTAATAGATTAACAGATACTACACCTCAAAGTTTAAAAGATAATGAATTTAAAATGTTAAAAGAAAGATATGATTGATTTACCTAACATTACTTTAATTGCACTAACTAGTGTCCGTTTACCACAAACAATAAAAGCTTTAGAGTATAGTTGTAAAGGTATTAATTTTGGTAAAGTTAAAATAGCTTCAGATATAAAACCTGATAACTTACCTGACTTTATAATTCACGAATACACAGAAAAAAGTTCCAATATTGATGAATGGAACTACAATATTATTTATAATTTGACTAAACACATTGATACTGAATTTGCACTACTCATACACGACAATGGTTTTGTTGTACATCCAGAATCTTGGAGGAATGAATTTTTGGATTATGATTATATTGGTGCCCCTTGGCCATTACCTAAAGATAATTTTTCATACAGAGATATAAATGGAAACATCATTAGACAAGGAAATAGTGTCTCTTTAAGAAGTAAAAAACTATTAGATATACCCATAAAACTTAATTTAGAATGGAAACCTTTTTATGGTTTTACAAATGAGGATGGTTTTATTTGTGTAAACTATCGACACAAATATTTGGAAGAAGGTTGTAGGTTTGCTGATATTGATGTTGCTAAATATTTTTCTAGAGAAACAGATTTACCCGAAAATGTGAGTATTAATCCTTTTGTTTTTCATAACTATTCAGGTACTAATAGCAAATATATCAAGTTTTAAAAATGGTAAAAGAGATAGTTATTTCAGCATATGATAAACCATTGGATTGGATTAAAGAAATTAGTCCTGAAATAAAAATTACGATTTATAGAAAAGGAAATGTTGTTCCGATTCAAAAAAACGAAATCAGTTTGAATCCAAACAGAGGAAGATGTGTACATACTTTTTTTAACCACATTTACTTGAACTATGAAAACTTGTCGGATTATACTTTTTTTGTCCAAGATTTTCCATTTGACCATTGGGGTAACTTATTAGAGGTTTTGAATTCCGATATTAGTGAAATAGATAACAATGCTTCATTAATTATTGATGGGTATTTTGGATTTCATAATAACAATATCGGCACGGCATGGAAAATGAATCCATCAAATCAATTTGGTGGTGGATTTGTTTTATCTTGTCAATCTAATGGTTTTCCCCAAGATTTAAGTTCAAATATTAATGTAAACCAATACTGGTCAATTTTATTTTCAGATGTACACACACCCCCAAACCAATACGAATTTATACCAGGAGGACATTTTGTAATAACAAAAGAACAAGCTTGGGTTAGGAGTAAAGAATTCTATAAAAAAATTGTTGAGTTTCTTTTAGAAAATGAAAATAGTCCTTGGATAATTGAAAGGTTAGAGTGTTATATCTTCAACAAAAATTTCGAAACCATACTTTAATAAAATAACAAAAATAAAAAAATATATAAAATAGGTTAATGATAACAACAAACTTGACTGGAAATTTTGGAAATCATATGTGGTATTATACCATATGTCGTTTAGTTGCCGAAAAAAATAACTACGAATGGGGAGTCAATCCGAAACCAACACACGACTATTACAATGGTATGAATCAATTTTACTTTTTAGATGTTAATTTTGGTAAAGAAGTTTTTGTTGATGGAAAAAACGAAAGAGGTCTAAACAAGTATCAAGGAATTCCGAATGAGTATTATGACTTTCACAAAGAACATATCTATAATGGTGATAGTTGTTTAATTAATATGTACGATGAAAATGTATGGAATGTTAGTGATAATACTATGGTTCATCTTATTAGTCAATCCGAAGATTATCTTTTAGAAAGAAGAAATGATGTAATTAGTTGGTTCAAATTTAAAAATGAATACGAAAATTCATACACCGAAAAACTTAAAGAATTAGGTATTGTACTTGATGATAATTTATGTGTGATTAATTTTAGAGGTGGGGAATATAAAAATGTGATGAATTTAATACCAAATAAAAAATACTGGACTGATTCAATTAATCAAATGTTGACAATAAACCCAAATATGAAATTCATAATTGTAAGTGATGACCCCAATTATGCAAAAGGGTTCGTAGGTAATTTTCCTTGTTACCATTTTGATATTGGTTTTGACTTTTATTTGGTAAACAATAGTAAATATTTGATAATCGCTAATTCTAGTTTTAGTTGGTGGGCGGCTTGGTTAAATACTAAGTCCAAGTTAACTATAGCACCAATTTATTGGGCAAAACATAATGTAAGTAATGGTTACTGGTCTTTAGGTGATTCGTATTCTAAGTTTTTTTCTTATATGAATAGGGAAGGTGATTTGGTCAATTATGAGGAATGTAAAAATAACGCAATAAACTTTTATAAAGAAAACAACTTATTATAATGAAATTATACGATTGCTTTCAGTTTTACAATGAATTAGATTTATTAGAAATTAGATTGACACTTTTGTACGATGTTGTTGATTATTTTGTGATTAGTGAAACAACTAAATCTCATGCTAACAATCCCAAAAAACTATTTTTTGAAGAAAACAAAAGTATGTTTGACAAATTTTCTGACAAAATCATACATATTAAACATAATTTTCCTGAAGACATTTTAAATATGGGAACAAAGATAGGAAATGATAAATATACACTTACGTATAATAAAATTTCCGAAAGATACGATATCGAAGAAAATGAAGGAGAATTGAAGAAACACCCAACATTCTGTCGAGATTATCTCCAAAAAGAATTTATTAAGTTTGGTCTTATGGATTGTGAGGATGACGACTTAATTATGATTTCAGACTTAGATGAGATACCAAAACCTGAAATTGTTAAAAAAATACGAGAAAATAACTTATACAATCATTGTTTAATGCAAGATTGTTTTTATTATTATATAAATCTTTTAGCTCATACTAATTGGTATGGAAACTATATAGTAAAATTTTCTGACACTAAAGAAGTATCATTAACCCATCTTAAGAACAAAAGAGTCAATTTTGAAAAGATATTCGATGGTGGTTGGCACTTGAGTTTTATGGGTGGAGTGGAAAGGGTAAAAACAAAAATTCAGAACTACGCACATCAAGAATTTAATAATGATTTTTACCTCAACAATGTTGCTACAAAAATCAAAAATGGTGTTGATGTTTACAATAGGTTTGGGTATTCTGAACCATTTCAGGAGTTCTTTTTTTCTAAAATGAAAGAAACTAGTTTGACACAATATCCTACAGAAATGTTAGATTTAATCAAAGAAAAATATAATTATTTAATAAAACAATAAAAAAAAAACTAATGAAAATTATTATAACAGGTGGATTGGGTTACATAGGAACTGAACTTTGTAAATTATACTCAGGTGAAGCAAGATACAAAGAAATTATTGTTATTGACAACAGATTTATTTCCGAAAGAGTTAAACAACTACGAGATTGGGGTATAAATTACATTAATTGTGATGTTACGGATACTGATACAATGAAAAGGTTGTTAGAAAATTGTGATATTGTTTTTCATTTGGCAGGTACAACCGATGTTGCCTACACTAAAACTGAATCTAATGACGAAAAAGATTTAACAATTAAAAGAAATGGTGTTGATGCAACAAAAGTTCTACTCAAAAACTTGTCCAATAGTACAAAGTTGGTGTTCCCTTCTACACATGTTGTATATGAGGGCTTAACTGAAACAAAATTTGAGATTTCTGAAGAATTCCCACCTTGTCCTATGTTATCATATGCCAAAGGTAAATATGAGTCTGAACAAGATATTATTAATTCTGATTTAAACTATCTTATTTTAAGATTAGGTACTGTTTATGGTTATTCTACCGATACGATGAGGATAAACATTATGCCAAATCTTTTTTCTAAAATTACCTCATCTAATGGGACAATTAAATTGTTTTCTGGTGGAGTTCAATACAAAAGTTTAGTTAACATATTAGATGTTGTGAGAAGTATGAAATTTTTAGCAGAATCGGAAATGAACAAAGAAATTTTTCATATAACTAACGAAAACTTAACTATAAAGGAGGTCGCCGAAATTTGTAAAAAAATAAACCCTAAAGTTAATATTTTAGAAACAAACGATGAAATCCCTAATTTGGGATATACACTTTCCAATAAAAAACTTTTATCAAAGGGATTTAATTTTCTTTACAATATTGAAAACTCAATAGATGAAATGGTAACCAACTGGAGTGAAAAGAAACCAGTTCAAGAGTTAGAATATTTCATCGAAGGAAACAAAGAATTTGTTGATAGTAGAGGAAGAATTTTAAACTATGAATTGACTGAACCAATTAATTTAATTGGTTATATAGAATCCAAAGCTAATACAATTCGTGCAAATCATTACCATCCAATTCAAGAACAAAAATGTTTATTAATCTCAGGTAAATATGTAAGTGTAACCAAAGACTTAGCTGATTCAAATTCAGTAATCGAAACTAGAATCGTTAATGCTGGTGACTTATCAGTAATTCGACCAAATGTTGCACATACAATGGTTTTTTTAGAGGATTCTGTTTTTTTAAATTTAGTTCGAGGTGAAAGAGAGCATGAAAATTATGGTATCACTCATACTATACCTTATATTTTAGTGGATGAAAAGTTAAAAGAAATAATCGTATCTAACTACAAGTATCAATGTAGAGTCTGTAATAATCAAAAACTAAATGATGTTTTGTCTTTAGGACTTTCTCCTTTGGCAAATAACTTATTAAGTTCAGAATCAGACATTGAAAAACTATATCCTCTTGAAATAAAACATTGTAACAAGTGTGAAAATGTACAATTATCTATTGTTGCCCCTCCAACAGAAATGTTTAGTAACTACTTGTATACTTCGTCAACAACACAAACCTTCAAAAAACATTTTCAAAATGCAGCAAAACAATATGTCCAAGACTTTAAATTAAATTCAGATTCTATTGTTGTTGATATTGGTTCAAATGATGGTGTCTTCTTAAGTCCTTTGAAAGAAATGGGTATAAAAGTTATTGGTATTGAACCTGCAACAAACTTGGCTAAACTATGTAACGATAATGGTATATATACAATAAATGATTTTTTTAATTCAAATGTTGTAAATACAATTTTAGAAAATTTTGGAAAAGTGTCTCTCGTTACAGCATCAAATGTTTTTGCACATAGTGATGAATTGGATGACATTGTAAATGGTGTCAAAAAAATATTAAAGAGTGATGGTACCTTTATAGTTGAAGTACAATACTTCATTAAAACAATGGAAGACCTAACATTTGACAATATATATCATGAACATGTAAACTATTGGACTATTACTTCTCTAATTAAATTCTTTGATAGGTTTGGTTTATTTCTTAACAGGGTAGAGGAAATTAATACACATGGTGGTTCTATTAGGGTGTATGTAGGTAAAAACAACAACAAAGATTTTTCTGTAGAAAAATTTATAAAGTTGGAACAAGACTTTGGAATCCAAAATAAAACAATTTATAAAAATTTTGAGGTCAAGGTTTCTGAAATAAGAACAAATGTCAGAGAAAATTTTAATAAGTTGAGAAACAAATATAATAAAATTGTTGGTTATGGTTCACCAGCTAAAGCTACCACAAGTTTAAACTATTTTGGAATTGATTCAACTTACTTAGATTATATTGTCGAAGATAACAAACTTAAAGTTAACAAAATTATACCTGGAATTCGAGTTCCAATAAAAAGTATCAATGAACTTAAGACAGATAAACCTGATTTAGTGGTTGTTATGGCTTGGAATTTTTTTGATGAAATATTAAAAAATAACCAAGATTTAGTGGAAATGGGGGTTAAATTTATTTCCATAATGGATTTACATAAAAAAGAATTGTTTAAATGAAGTTACTAGAACCCACTTTTTTTCATATTAATTGTGATTATTCATTCGGTGACCAATCAGGATATCAAAATGGTTTAGTGTCAATAAAAGATGCAAATTTGTCAAATTTTGAGTTTTTAAATAAAGTCGATGAGTGTATCAAACAAGGAAAAAAACATATGACTTTATTTATAGACAACATACGATTGTACAAGAGAGATGGTATAAAATACACAGCTGGTGAATTGAACAATGAACAATTACGCATCTATAAAGATAAAGTTGTTGCAGATTTTTTTTTAAAAAATGATTTGTTGTTCCTTTGTGGACAAATAAAAAATATGAATTTTATAATTTACACAGGGTTTGAGGACACACCAATAGATGATGAAATTTTTGATAAAATTCCAGAAAATGTGTTAAAAATTTATGCTTCTAATGCAATATCCTTTGGTGGAAAAGTAGTACCCATACCTTATGGTATAAAAAGGAAATTAAATCAATTTGACAATAATCATGAAATTCTTAAACAAACAATCAATGTTGAAATCACCCCAACGAAATTAGCTTATTTAAATTTTTCAATAACTAACCCAAATAGAAAAAAAATAATTGATTCTTTTCGAAATGAAAGTTGGGTAACGATAGAAATTAACAAATTAAATTATTCTAATTATTTAATTAATTTAAAAAAACACAAATTTGTATTTTGTCCTGATGGTAACGCAATAGGTTGTGATTGTCACAGAGATTGGGAAACAATATATATGAAAAGGGTACCAATAGTTCTTGATACAAGTTATTTAAGAGAAATTTACAAAGATATTCCAGTACTTTTTGTGAAAGATTTTTCTGAAGTGACTGAAAAACTACTTTTAGATAATTCACATCTATTTGATGAGATGTCCAATTTTGATTTAAACAATTTAAAATATGAATTTATTTTCTCCAACTAAATTGATGGAAATTTGTGACTATTGTTTTGGTTCACATACAAGTATAGATATATGGGAACTTAAAATAGCTAACGAACATAATTTGGAATTTTTACAAAAATGTGAAGATTGGAAAAAAGAGGGTAGAAAGAATATAACTTTATTTATCGATAATTTAAGGTTATATAAAAGACAAAAAAATATATCTTCTATTTTTACAAATATGGAAGAATTTCCAAACAACAATTTTGAAGAACACAAATCGAAAAAATTAGAATTATACAATAACTTTTTTAATCAAGACTTGTTAAAATTATGTCAAGAACTTGATTATTTAAACTTTATAATTTTTACTGGTTTAGATGATACAAATATAGATGAAGAAATATTTGAAAGAATACCTAAGAATGTTTTAAAAATTTATGTTTCATCAGCGAATATTCATATAAATGAAATTGTAAGACCATTCCCATTTGGGCTACCAAGAAAAGTATCACAAAATGACAACAGATTAAATATAATAGAGGAATATATTAATAAAGTTGAGTCTCCACAAAACTTGTTATACATCAACCATAGTATTGGGTCTAATATTTTTAGAAACCAAGTTAATAATTATTTCAAACAATTTGATTGGTGTGACATCCAAACACCAAAATCAATTGGTGATGACGATTATAAAAATTATTTAGAAGAAATTAAAAAATCCTTTTATGTACTTTCTGTTGATGGTAATGCTAAAAATTGTGATTGTTATAGAGTTTGGGAAACAATTTATATGAAACGCGTACCAGTACTTATTAAAAATAAAAATTTCGAGGAGCTATTTCAAAATATACCAGTATTATTAGTTGATAGTTATAATACAATTACAAAAGAATTTTTAGAATCAAATATTCACATTTTTGAGAAAATTAATAATTTTGATTTAAATAAATTAGATATAAAAAAAATTTACAACAAAATTTTGAGTGAGTTTGAATATTTAGAAATCATTGAGTGGATTAAAAACTACGCTACAAATATTAATATGTCTTTAGTTATTGGCATTTCTGGTGGTGTGGATTCTGCTGTTACATCTACATTGTGTGCTCTTACGGGACTTAAAACCTACGTAGTTTCGTTACCAATTAATAGAAATGAAGAACAACTTTCATTAGCTCGAAAACATATTTCTTGGTTAAAAGAAAATTATAAAAATGTTGAAAGTTTGGAAATCGACTTAACATCTGTTTATAAAACTTTTTTAGATGACGTAAATATAAATAATAACTTTACTAAAAGTTTATCTTTAGCTAACACAAAATCACGATTAAGGATGGTTACTTTATATCACATAGCTAGTAATTTGAATAGTATAGTTGTTGGAACTGGTAATAAAATCGAAGATTTTGGTATTGGTTTTTTCACAAAATATGGTGATGGTGGTGTTGATATTTCACCAATAGCTGACTTAACCAAAACTGAAGTGATTGAAATTGCAAAAAAACTTGAAATTAATAAAAATATTATCTATACAAGTCCCACCGATGGTTTGTGGGAAGATAACAGAACTGATGAGGAACAAATTGGTACAACATATTCTAAATTAGAATGGGCAATGAATTTTCATGGCGATGAAACAAACTTGTCATTTGATGAAAAAAATACTTTAGAAATATTTAGAGATTTGAACAAAAAAAATAAACATAAAATGATACCAATACCAATGTATCAAAAAAAAATAATTGATTAATGAATATAGGTTTTTTAGGTTTGGGTAAGTTAGGATTACCTTGTGCTTTAGCTATCGAAAAAAAAGGACATAAAATTTATGGTTTTGATATAGATAAAAAAGTTAAAAAAATTCTTGATGAAAAAAAATTACCTTATAGAGAGGAGGGCGCCCAAGAACTTTTGGATACTCATAGTATTATATGGTCTGATATCTCTCAAGTAGTAAATAATTCAGATATTATATTTGTACCAATTCAAACCCCACATAATGAAAAATATGAGGGAGTTACCAGAATTCCTGAAGAAAGAGTGGATTTTGACTATTCTTTTTTGATTGAGGGTATGAAAAACCTTTCCAAGGAAATAGACAATCAACCAAACGAAAAAATAGTTGTAATTATTTCAACAGTTTTACCAGGAACGATTAGAAATCAAATAAAACCATTATTATGTGATAAACTTAAATTATGTTACAACCCATTTTTTATTGCTATGGGAACAACTATAAATGATTTTATGAACCCTGAATTTGTTTTGTTTGGTGTTGATGATGAAAATGCTTACAATGTAGTAACAAACTTTTATTCAACATTACATAATAAACCAATTTATAAATGTACTATAGAGGAAGCTGAAATGATAAAAGTAAGTTATAATACGTACATCACTATGAAAATTTGTTTGGCTAACACAATTATGGAGTTATCACACAAATTAAACAACATAAATTGTGACAATGTAATGAAAGGTCTATTTATGGCCAACCAAAGATTAATAAGTACAAAATACCTTTTAGGTGGTATGGGGGATGGTGGTGGTTGCCATCCAAGAGACAACATAGCTCTTTCTTGGTTAGCACAAAAAGAAAATCTGAGTTTTGACTGGTATAGTAATTTGATGGAATGTAGAGAAAAACAAACAGAATGGTTAGCTGATTTACTTATTGAAAAAAGAAATCAACATAATTTACCAATAGTAATATTGGGAAAAACTTTCAAAAAGGAAACAAACTTGATTGTTGGTAGTACAGCAATTCTTTTGAAGAATATTTTAGATGAAAAAAATATAATCGTTGAAATGTTTGACCCTTGGATTGATTCAGAAGAACCACCAATCAATAAAAAATCAATATTTTTCATAGGAACGAATCACGATGCTTTTTTGGATTATCAGTTTCCATCAGGTTCAATAGTTATTGACCCATGGAGATTTATGAAAGAACAAAATGAAGTCGAAATAATAAAAATCGGAATTTCTTAAAAAATTATAAAAATATGTGGAGTCAAGGTAAAATAGAAAAATTTTGGGATGACGAATTTAAAAATTTAAATTATAAACGAGAAATTTTTAACAACCAAAGTGATATCGAAAATTGGCGTAATTTAGGATATAAACAAGATGTTGAGTTATTTTCAGGCATGATGTGTCCATTTGGCGAGAACCATCCAATTTGGACAGATAAGTTTGTAAAATATGTAGAAGAAAATCTTGGTCTAAAAGACATTGGTGTTTGTTATTATCGTATGGAAACAGGGGTTATATTACCCACACATAGTGACCACTATAATGTGTATAGAAAAAAATTCAATTTGGAATTAAATCAAATCCATAGAGTTTTAATCTTTTTGGAGGATTGGAAAAGTGGACACTATTTTGAAGTTGATGGTCAACCTTTTTTTAACTATAAAGCAGGTACTTTTGTGGCATGGTATGGAAATACAAAACATATGGCGGCAAATATTGGACAAGATATGCGATATACATTACAATTAACAGGTTGGAAATGATAATAGGGCAAGATGTTATAATAGAAGATGGGGTTGTAATAAAACGTCCTCACCTTGTGAAAATGGGTAATCATATTGCAATTGATAAAGGATTCTATTGTACAACTTCATTGACCTTAGGTAATTATATTCATATATCACCCTATGTCACTTGTATAGGTGGTATAAATAGTGAGTTCATTGTAAAAGGATTTAATAATATTATGGCTGGTGTAAGGATAATTTGTTCATCAGACAGATTTGATGAAAGTGGACTATTTGGTGTACTAATCCCGAAAGAATTGAAAGGTAACCAAATAACAAAACCTGTAATTATGGAGGAATTTTCAAACATAGGTACTAACGCAATTGTTTTACCTGGAACAATATTAAGAAAAGGTGTTTTGTTAACTGCCGGTAGTTTATTGATGGGAGATACTGAAGAATGGGGTGTTTATAAGGGTAATCCAGCTAAATTAGTAAAAAAAATAAATCCTACAAAAATAATAGAAAACGCAAAAAAAATGGGATATAATAATGAGTGAAAACAAATATAAGTATAATGTTTGGCCTTTGGGGAAGATACCTAAAGAACTACAAAGACCTGAATTGGATTTAATTAAAAAATTAGGTTATGAATGGAGTGACCCAAGAGAAGTAATCGATATTTTTGAGAAAAAAGTAGCTGACTTTTCTGCTTGTAAATATGCTGTGAGTGTAGATTGTTGCTCCAATGGTATTTTCTTAAGTCTCAAGTATCTACAACACATTGGGGAACTCGATGGTAAAAACAAAATAATAATACCTGATAGGACATATATTTCAGTCCCTATGCAAATAAAACATTCTGGTTTAGATTTTGAAATTGAAGATGTAGAATGGAAAGGGATTTATCAACTAAAAAATACTAGAATTTGGGATGGGGCAGGTAGATTCACTAAAAATATGTTTGTTGGTGGAGATGCACTACAAGTTTTATCTTTTCAAATTAAAAAGATAATTCCGATTGGTAAAGGTGGAATGATACTAACAAATGACGAGCAAGCCTACAAATGGTTAAAACTTTCCTCTTATGATGGTAGAGATTTGACCACACCTTACACAAATAGTGAACATATAAAAATGTTTGGTTATCATATGTATATGACTCCTGAAGATGCAGCAAGGGGAATAATTTTGATGGATGCTAAGGAAGAAATAAATGAGGATTCCCAAAATTTCACTATGTACCCAAGTATAAAAGAAATGTTAAAAGAATTTTAAAAATGATTACAGTTGGTTTAAATAAAGTTTTTGTTGAGGAAAACATTGCTCTTGGTAACCATATGTTCCAATATTCAATTTGTCGTATAGTTGCAATGGAAAATAATTACAAATTTTATATACCATATAGTGGACATTTAAAAAAATGTTTTCCCAATATTGATTTAGGAGAATCTGATGGTTTTGTCAAATACAACTATTATGAAAGTTTTGAACAAAATTATGATGAAAATATTTTCAGGGTAAAAGATTTTACAAATTTAAATGGTTATTTCCAAACAGAAAAATATTACTCTAAGTATAAAAATTTAATAACTGAATGGTTCAAAATTGAAAGTTGTGAAAAAACTAATGAAATATTATCTAAATATCCTATTGACAAATTTTGTTATATTCACATCAGAGGAGGTGATAATAAAATAGGAACGAACAATTGGTTAATTCCTAAAAAATATTATGAAAAAGCAATTAACGAAATAAAACAACACAATAAAAATTTATCTTTTGTTATTGTGACTGATGATGTCGAATTATCCAAATCGTATTTTGATAATATTGAGATAATATCTAATGATGTCATAACTGATTTTAAAGTTCTATTTTTTTCAAAATATTGTATAATATCAGCATCAACATTTTCATGGTGGGCGGCATGGTTGAATAAAAAAGAATTAACAATAGCACCTAAATTTTGGTTAAACTATAATCAACCCGAAAAAGGTTGGTATCCAAATGAAATAAAATGTAAAAATTTTACTTACCTATAGTAAAAAAAAAGTTAAATGACACAAAGAAAAAAACCAACACAACCTCAGGAAACTGAAACAAAAAAAACTAAGAAAGAAATAATTTCTGAGATTATTAAAAAAAAGTCGAAAGAAAAATTCCTGACTGAGAATCAAAAGTTTTATTATGATTTACTTAAAAAAAATCAAATAACAATTTGTTCAGGACCAGCAGGTGTTGGTAAATCATATATAGCAATGAAGGCAGCAATTGACTTATTAGCTGACCCTCAGTCACCATATGAGAAAATAATTATCGTAAGACCAGCTGTAGAAGCGGAAGAAAAATTAGGTGCATTACCTGGAAACGTAGAAGAAAAATTAGACCCATATATTTTTCCTTCATATTATTTGATGAACAAAATTATTGGGAAGGAAGCAAGAGAAAAACTTAAAGAAAACGATATCATCGAAGTTTTTGCCTTGGCGTATATGAGAGGTATGAATATTGACAACTCAATCTTGATATTTGAAGAAGCTCAAAATTCGACTCCAAATCAAATGAAATTACTCTTGACAAGGATAGGTTTCAATAGTAAATTTTTCATAAGTGGTGACCTTGAACAAACGGATAGGTACAAAGATAAAACACATACAGGACTTTATGATGCCATTAAAAAGTTTAAAGAACTTGATGATGTGGGTATTTTTGAATTCTCTAATCAAGACGTTGTAAGAAATCCATTAATTGGTAAAATCTTAAGAAGATACGAAGATAAATGAGGATAGCTATAGATATTAATGGGGTTTTAAGAGATACTATTGGTAAATTTAAACAACTATACGAAAAACATTTAATTGATTCCCCACAAAGTGAGTACCTAAATCCAACGTATACAATTGATTTATCAGGTAATACAGAAATCCAAAATGTTTCAGAACCATTTGAGTACAAAATTTTATCGGATGTCAGTAGTTTGGATTTGAAGAACCATTTTGCGTTTCAAAATGAAGAGGAATATTATACATTTATGTATGAAGAATATTGTATGGAACTATTTGGTCATGCTCCCTCAATAGAAATGTCAACTTTCTATGATTTAAATGATGTTTATCATAATCTGAGACAAAATGTTGATTTTCTTTTGGTTTCAGATGAAATTGGAAAATCTAAACCAGCGACTCTTTTCTTTTTATCTAAGTTTGGGTGTGAATTGGAAAAGATTGTCTTCTATTCTAATATCACAATAAATTCTTTGTGGGATGAATTTGATGTTTTACTTACAGCAAATCCTAACCTATTATTGAATCATCCAAAAGACAAAAAGGTAATCAAATTTAGTACTGATTATAATAAGGATATAAATAAATATGACTCAATCACAAGTTTGAAAGAGTTAGAACCAATACTCAAACAAATAATATAATGTTAAAAATATTAGGCGAAAATTATTATTTCGATATAGATGCGATAGAAAATTACATAAACGTTGACCCCCCTAAAGATTATAGTGGTGTACCACAAAATCATATAAGTGTAGTAAAATACGAAATGGTCAAAATGATGACTGAAACACTTATTGTAGAAAACGAAGAAGCAGATGAAACATTAGGAATGAAAAGTACAGAACTTTCAATTCCTTTTAGATTAGCATTTAATTCATTACTATATAAAAAATTAATAAATAAAATTTAATATGAATTCTGAACAAATACAAAAAGTAGAACAATCAATTAAAAATTTAAAAGACAAGAAGTCGAAAATTTATCTTTTAGTACAAGATACTAAAGGTAATGCAAAAGCATCAGTAGCTTACATTTATAATATGGGGTTAACATTGATGGAAGATGGATTTAATGTTATTATGTTACATGAAAAAAATGATTACTATGGTGTTGGTTCTTGGTTAGGTGAGGAATATATGAAAATTCCACACACATTCATTGAAGGACAAAACCTATCTGTAGCTCCTGAGGACTTCATAGTTGTACCTGAAATTTATGGTTTTGTTATGGAACAGATAACTAAGTTACCTTGTGGAAAAATTGTTTTAACCCAAGCTTATGACCACATTTTAGAAACCTTACAACCAGGTCAATCTTGGACTCAATTAGGATTTTACAAATGTATTACAACATCAAATATGATTAAGGAATATTTGGAAAACACAATGAGAGGGGTTTCTTTTGATGTGTTAGAACCATTTATCTCAGAAAGTTTTACAAAACAAAAATTACCAAACAAACCGATTGTTGCAGTACACACTAGAGACCAAAGAGACACTTTAAACCTAATCAAAAGTTTTTATCTAAAATTCCCTCAATATAGATGGGTGACCTTCAAAGACATGAGAGGTTTGACTACTGAACAATTTGCCGAAGAACTAAAAAATTGTTTCATTTCTGTGTGGGTTGATGAAACCAGTTCTTATGGAACTTTTCCTTTGGAAAGTATGAAAACTAATATTCCTGTCATTGGTTTAGTACCTAATATAGTACCTGAATGGATGAGTGAAGACAACGGTTTGTGGATAAATAACAAAACCCAAGTTGTTGATTTCTTGGCTGATTACATCCAAAATTGGTTGGAAGACAATACCAACCCAAAAATTATTTCTGAAATGGAAAAAACAGTTGAAAGTTTACCAACCAAAGAAAACTTTACTAAAAAAGTTAAAGAATTATTTAACGAATACGTGGAAAAAAGAGCCATAACCTTTGAAGAACAACTAAACAAATTACAAGAAGTAGAATAATATGGAAAAATTTAATGTATCAGTAATATTACCAATAAAATCGGGTTCGGCTTTTGACTTTGACGAATACTTTGTAAAAGCAATCACATCACTTAAAGAACAAAAAACTCAAATCAATGAATTAGTTATTGTTCACACTGATGAAACAAAATTATTAGAAGTACTTGATACTTATGATTTTGGTGATTTAAATATTAAAAAAGTAAAGTGGGACTATGAACCTAACTTTTGTGAACAAGTTAACCTTGGTATCCAAGAATCAAGTTCTGAATGGATTTCTATTTTTGAATTTGATGATGAATATTCTAAAATTTGGTTTGACAACGTAGAAAAATATTCATCAGTTTATAATGATGTTGACGTATTCCTACCAATCGTTGTTGATACTGATGAAAAAGGAAAATTTGTTGGATTTACTAATGAGGCAACCTTTGCTTTGAATATTTCAAGTGAAATTGGTTTATTGACAAATGAAGTTCTACAACAATATCAGAACTTTCAAATTTCGGGTATGGTTATTAAAAAATCAGCTTTAGAAAGTACTGGTTTATTCAAAGGAACTATCAAACTTACATTTGGTTATGAATTTTTACTAAGGGCTTCACATTATGGTTTAAAAATTATGTCACTACCCAAAATTGGTTACAAACATACTAATTTCAGACCAGGTTCTATATTTTGGAACTACAAAAATGGAGATAGTCAACTTCAACCTGATGAAGTTAAATTTTGGATTGAGAGTGCAAAAAAAGAATATTTCTTCACTAGTGATAGAAAAATAAAGTATGAAGGACAAACAATTTAATGACCGAAACAAATATCATTTCAGGTGATACTATTTTAGATTCTAAAAAAAAGGGAAGAAAACCAAAACAAAAAAACTATTTCGATATACAAGAAGAAGTTGCTGTAGTCGATTATCTTAATGCGGAGACATCGGAGGAAAAAAACAAGATTTATAATGAATTCCTCCGAATTCCACTTGATAAAATGATTTCATCAATTATTCGTAGGTACAAATTATATCGAAAGGATATGGATTTCGAAGAACTACATATAGATACACATTCATTTCTAATGACTAAAATAGACAAGTTTAAGCCCTCGAAGGAAAAGAAGGCTTATTCTTATTTTGGTACAATCTGTAAAAATTATTTGATGGGTCAAATAATTAAAGATGCTAAGGAAACCAATAGAAAAATATCATACGAGGATATCTCCTCAGATTTAGAAAATGATGAAAATTTATCATACTCAATTGATAATGACACATTAGATTCTCAAAATATTATTCAGAGTTTTTTAATTGAACTAGAAAAAGTTTTGAAAGAAAAAAACTTATCAGAAAATGAATTTAAGTTAGGTCAAGCACTTATGGAATTGTTTGAAAACTATGACTCAATTTTTATTGGTAACTCAAACAATAAATTTAATAAAAATGTGATTCTTCTTTCCCTTCGAGAAATGACTAATTTATCAACTAAAGAAATTAGGGTTTGTATAAAACGATATAAAAATATTTATATTAGTATGCTTGACAAAATGATGCAAGAATAAAACAAAAACCTATGGCCAGACCTCACAAAAAAGAAATTAATTTAACGAAAGAATCAATGCTTTCTTTGATGCAAGAGATATATAACGAACTTGTAGAACAGAGAAACACAGCTATTCGTATACAAAATAAAATGTTGACTATGATGAAAGAACCTGAAGATATGACTCTCATAGGTCCTGTTATAGAAAAACAACAAAAGATAATAAATGATTGTGTTGAGAAAAAGTTGACACTTTCAAAGTTACAATCCTCAATGTGGGAAAAAAGTAACAACACAAAAGAATCATTCTCAATTTCTGATATAGATGTTGATGATGATATTATAAAAGATTTATTAGAAAGAGATGTTTCAAAAACTGATAATGTTTACAAAATGAAAAAATAATGTCATTAGACCTCAGTTTTGATTATGAATCAGCCAAGAAAAAAATTGCGGCTACGAGTGCTTATAAAGATTTAAAAGAAAAATTTGATAAAGCACAAGAAAAATCTGGTGATTCACAAGAGAAAGCTTTGGACGCAATCCAAAGTAAATTAGACCAAGTAAAAGAACAAACTAAAAGATATCAAAAAGATATAAAAAATCAATTTGAGCAACTTTTAGATTTGAATAACGTGACTGGTGGTAAAGGTTCTAATACAATTTCTTATATCAAACGTCTCTTAATCCAAACGCTTAAAAATATTGAACCAAGAATTGCTGAAATAATAAATGAAGAAGCGATTACGGCAATAGGTTGTGACCAACAACAAACTTTTTCATCAAACCAAGGTGGTGCACCACTTTATATTAAAGTAAGTTCAATTGACTTAGGTGGATTATTAAAAAAGAATCCTACTGAAGGTGCTGGTAAAGTACTATATGAAAAATTACAAATAGACATTCAAAAGGCACCATTCTCTATGAATAGAGAACTATATCAAAGGATTCAAAGTGGTTCACCATATAATTCAGACAATGGTTCATATTATTTAGGTAAATCAGGACAACCCCTTTTTGATATCCAATTTGTTGACCAAACAATTTATGGACAAACTGGTGGTTTTTATGCTATCACGTTAGCCAATCGAGTTAATGGTGTTAATAAAGTTGGGGACTTTTTATTAGATTATTTTGGTACTATAAAAATGTTTGATTTTGAAACAGTTTTACCCGCAATATTAGAATCATTGTGTGGGGCTATATCAATTTCAGCAAACATTGGTTTCGCTCAAGCAGAAAACGCATCAAGATTTGAATTATTCATACAAAGAATTTTAGGTCTTTGTTTTGATAATGTTTCAGAAATTGATGTACAAGGTACTGCAAAATTAGCAGAACTAGATGGTATAGATGATTCATTTTTTGAACTTACAGAATTGGATTTAAGGAAAATAGAGCAAAAAATAGCAAACATACAAAAAGGTGTTGTTACATTTGTTGAGTGTAATAATGTTGATTTACCAGTAGATGCTGATTCTATATTAAATGCTTTAGAAAATTTAAGATTTATACCTGATAGTGATTTGGTCGATGCCGCAGATAAAATAACACAAACCTTAACTGACAATCCCCAATGGCAAGGTTTAGTATTAACAGGTGATATCAAAGCTACAGTGGACTTCAACTTTGTAAAACTTATTGTTCAAGGTTTAATATTTTCAATATTAACTCCGAAAGTATTATTACCAATATTCATTATCTTAAAAGCTTTAGGAAGAACTATCATTGACCAAATTAATAGTTGGAGGGATTTTATAACTCAATTCAGAAAATTTATAATAAATTTCATATCCAAAGTTGGGGCTATATTTGTTGAGGAACTTTTCAATTTAATCAAAAAAGATATTCTCAATTTATTACAAACTGTTATAAAAGATTTAGCTAAAGAAAAAGTAGATAAAAGATTAATAATGATTATTAAACTTGTACAATTACTTTTAGTAATAGCACAATTTATAAGGGATTTCAGGAAGTGTAAAAGTGTTATTGATGAAATTCTTTGGCTATTGAAAATAGCGTTATCAGGATGGGGTGGTGAAATTCCATTACCTTTATTAGCGGTTTCTCAATTGTTGGATGGGTACTCTGAAACAAGAGCATTCATTGGTGCAATTGAAGAATTACAAAGATTAGGAATTCCAACAGGTGATTTACCAGATGGGAGTCCAAATTTGGGTATATTGAGTATATTAGCTCAAATGAAAGCTATGGCTAATGAAAATTCAGAAAATGGAAAAACACAAATATTTATTCCACCATTAGCAATTACACCAGCTGGAGTTACAACACCAGCAACAGGATTTGGAAAATCATATTAATATGGGAAAAAAACAAGATGCTGAAAAAGTTTTAAATATAGTTAAAGATTACAAATCACAATCAAACAAAGATTTGGTTTTTGCTATGGATTTTATGAAAGAAGATTTTGAACAAACGAAAGAAACTTTAATAAAATTAACTCATCATTTAGATAAGGTTGAACTAACCTATAACACAATTTTGAAAGAGTACGAAAGTAGAGTCAAAAAATGAACATAAGTAATGAAAATATTCACCAGATAATTTTTCCTGGTATTGTTTTGGACAATAAAGACCCAATGATGTTGGGTAGGTTAAGGGTTATCCCCGAAACTGAAAATTATCAATCATTAATCAATTCAGTTCCCGATTGGAATGAGGAAAAAGACAAATGGACAAGAAAAGACCCTTTAGTTTTTTTACCATTATTACCCTTCTTTGTAAGTCAAACTCCCAAAATACAAGAGTATGTTCATATTTTTTATCAAAACAAAAAATTTGATAAAGAAAATAGATTTTATATACAAGGGCCATTCTCAACCCCACTTACAACTAAGTACGAATATTTCCAAGGGGCGAAAACTTATTTGGCTGCAGGTGTTCAAAACAAGGAAAGTTTTCCATTAAGAAATCCACAAGATGGAAGTTATAAAGAAAATGTTAAAGGTATATTTCCTGAACCTGGTGATAACGGATTTTTAGGTAGGGGTTCAGCTGATTTAATTCTTAAGGAAAATGAAGTTTTGATTAGAGCTGGAAAATCATTAAACATTACAGCTCAGTCCTTACCTCAAGAAAATCAAAATAGAGCATTCATTCAATTAACAAACTTTACACAAGAAAAGGTTTTAGGTGAACCTGATACATCAACAACACTTAAAGAGGATGTACAACTTGTCAAAAAAATAATTATTTGGGATATTGAAAATCTTGAAAACCTATTTGATACATTCAATGGGTCAGTTTCAATTCATAATGTGATTCCATCTATCAAAACAAATACAAGAAACTTTAAAATAGATTCAATTAAAACTTTGAGTATGGGTACTGACTATGGTGCCGCTTTAGATACATTAACATTTTCAAACAAGAGTTATGATGATGCTGTATATTTAATTAATAAATTTATTGAGGGTACATTCAAAAGTGATATTGTTATAACAGGATATAGTTTTAATCAACAAAACTTTAAAGACCAATTTCCTTTTATAGTTACTCCATCAAAAATTACATATGAAACAGGTATTAAAATATCACCTGATACTTTAGCTAGTGACTTCAAAGAAGGAATTAATTATTTGAGATTCAAACAAGGAATAAAACTTGTTCAAGGTAATTTAAAGAGTGGATTCTTTTTGGTTTCAGGTAATAAAGCAGGTAGTCCTGTGATAGGTCCTCAAGCAACACCAGTTCAAGAAACAACACAACCATCAATCTATACAGATAGACCAATAAGTTATGGCGTTATGGGAGCTCAAAGGATTTATTTATTATCACAAGATTCACCAAGTCCAAAAAGTAGAAAATTATCACTAAAAGATACAATCTATGGTATTCCTCAGGATAGATTTATTGGAAGTAATGAAAACTCAATTGAGAATTTAACCTTCTCTGTTGTGAGAGGTGAAGAATTAATAAAATTATTAACCAAAATATACGCATTTCTTGAAGGTCATGTTCACCCATTCCCTGGTATGAAACCTGTACCAATCTCAACAAGAAGTGGGCAATCAATTACAGAAATAGGTCAATTATTAGCTGACGCATCAAATACAATTCTAAATGGAAATATCCGAATTAATTGATATTTATTAATAAAAGATAAATGTCAATTCATAATTCTTATTTCAGTAGAAATAATACAATAATTTCCAATAGTTACACAAACACTGGAAGAAATCCTGTTACAGAACTATTTTTCGGAGCTACAGCTATATCACAATTTCCAAGTGGTTATAGTAGATTCATTTTTGATTTAGATTTGACTTTATTGAGACAAAAAATATCGAATGGTACAATTACTACTGGATGTACTAATAGTATGGTACATACCCTTAGAATGACCAATACATCAAATTTCAATAAAGAATTACTCAACACCACAACGTCACAGACTAGAATGAGAGCAACATCTTTTGATTTGTTCTTATTTAGAATACCTTATATAGATAATGACCCAGCTCAACCACAATATTGGGATGAGGGTGTTGGTTATGATTTTGCTGACTTGTTATATGAATTCAGTGATTTAGATAGAAACTTTTCAGAAAGACCATCAAATTGGATTCAAAGAACCACTATAAATGATTGGGAAACACCAGGTTTATATAATAATAGAAATTCAGGAGCAACACCTTATAGTGGTCTCACAATTGTAGCAACCCAACATTTTGAATTTGGAGATGAAAACATATCTTTTGATATGACAAACGAAATCAACAATATTCTTAATGGAGCAATTACTGGTGTGACAGGTTGGGGGATTGCCTATTTACCTCAAGTTGAATTACTATCAGGATTAACAGATACTTATGAAGTTCAATTTTTCACAAGACATACTCAAACTTTCTACGAACCATTTTTAGAAACGAATTACAATGATATTATTCAAGATGATAGAAATAGTTTCACTTTGGGTAAAGTTAACAAGTTATATTTGTATCTATATGAAGATGGTAATCCAATTAATTTAGATTCAAATCCTATAGTTTCAATCTTAGACAATTCAGGTAATGTTATTCCAAGTTTATCAGCTATCACTGGTTGTCAAAGAACACAAGGTGTTTACGAAGTTGTTATACCGCCACTTATTGGTTACAAAACTCCTTGTACATTCTCTGATAGATGGACAAATCTATTTTATAATGGATTCCCACTACCTAACGTACTTAATGACTTTACACTCCAACCATTCAAAAACACATTTACAATTGGAACAAACTCAGTTGACCCCAAAATATATGGTTTTGATTATTATGGTATCAAACAAGATGAAAAAATATTTAATACAGACATTAGAAAGGTTGGGGTTATTATCAAACAAGCATATACCACAAACAGATTATTACCAAAAGTAAGTGCTTACTATCGTGTATATGTCAGAGAGGGACAAACAGAAGTCCAAGTTCAAGATTGGACAGCAATTAACAGAACTCCAAATGAATACTACTTTATATTTGATACCAGAGATAAAATACCAAATGAATACTTTATTGATATTAAAGTTGAAAGTAGTAGGGAGGTTAATACTTATAAAAGACAAATCAAGTTCCAAATTGTGAACTATAAATAATTATTATAACTAAAAAATATGGCAAATAGTATTCAGTGTCAGGATATATTAAGTACAGATTCAGTTTTTTTCAATGGATTAGCATTGGTAAATGGTGATATAGTATCAGCGTGGAATGACCCAGACCCAAATTTAGCAACGAGGGTTTGTTTAACAATAACAGATGTTGATGACCCTATGGCATCAATTACTGCAAATACAATATATAATTCTTGTTATGAATGTTTAGTTAATAATTATACGATTGTTCAATTAGAATCTTGTGATAGTGCAACCATTTTGTCTGTTGACATATCAGAATTTGGGGAAATTCCAACTATTGAGAGTGCTTATTTTATTAGAGCAACAGGTAGATATGATAGTTTTGTTGGTTGTTTCAAAGTCAGAACCTTTGGTCAAATTTCACTTGAGGATTATCTTCTTACTACTTTCTATACATTAGAGTTTCTTAGTACAGCGTCTTTTCCTGATTGTGACACTTGTTTATATGGTTTTTCAGCAGGTACGGAATCGGCTATTTGTAATGTGTGTTACGATGGAAGTGGATATACAACTACGACCGTTACAGCACCACACCCAACTTGGACAAATGGTCAAGGACAAGCAGTAATACAACTAAATGCAGTAACATTAGGAGGACATAATGGTCTTAATAATTAAACAACGATATTTATAAATAAAAAATATGCCTACATATACTTACCCATTAAGTGCCACAAGTGCAAACACAGAATATTTACTTTGTGTTGAGTGTTCTGGTACTACTCGTACAGTCCAAACACCTCATCCAGTTTGGTCTGATGCCCAAAATAAACCTGTCATCCAAATGAACGCAGTTGTTTTGGGAGGACCTAATGGATTAAATAATTAAAAAAATATGAGAATTACAGAATCACAACTTAACAACTTAGTTAAAAAAATAGTTAATGAAAAGGATTATGGACAAATCCAAAACTATATGTTCTTTTCAAACTTAGAACAAATGATAAGACAAGCTCAATTATTATTAGAGTTAGACCCTATGGAAGTTGAAGCTATCCTAAAAGGTGGTCACGATTGGGCTGATGACCATATAACAGTAGCAAAAGAAAATCTAAGTCAGGTATTTGATTTTATGATGAATGAAACTCAATATGATGACTATGAAGAAGACGAAGAAATGGTTATGATGGAAGGGAAAAAGAAAACTGGTACAAAACTATGTAGTCGAGGAAAAGCTGCAGCTAAATCCAAATTCAAAGTGTACCCCTCCGCTTATGCGAACGGTTTTGCCGTTCAAGTTTGTAAAGGTAAAATGAAAGGATTAGATGGAAAGAAACGTTGTTCCCCACCTTATTGTTAAATTATAAATTATTAAAAAGGTAGAATTATTTTCTACCTTTTTTTTTGTTTTATCAAAACCTATCCATATATTTGTACTCAATCAAAAAATAAACAATCATATGGAAAAGTTCATCAAACGAATCACAAAAAGAATCTATGTCAAATGGTTAACTTGGAATAGTAAAAGTGTAGCCAAAAAAGAAAAAATCTCAGAAACCCAAAAAATGTGTATGTCAATTGCTCGTTCACTTATTACACATCCCGAATCAAAATTCTTGTTAGCACCTTTAAGTGGAAAACGTTATATCAAAAATGCAGAATTAGATTTGTTTTGCATCTTAGACCACGGAACAATCAGTATCACAAATCACGTGTACCACTATGATGTTGTTGTTGGTGATAGAAATTGGGAAAGATTATCAAAAATGTATGATGGAAAAGTGGAAACAATTAGACAAGAGTACGAAGACCAAATAATGTCACAAATAGAACACTCATTAGAAAACATAATAAAAAAGGTTAAATCACTATCTGATTTAACCCCTTCTAAATAATTATTTTTTCTTTGGTTTGTATGATGTCATCGTAGGTTTGTTACCAGTACCTAACTTTGGGTCTTTCTTTTCAGCCCTACGTTTCTGAGCACAAGCTGCTTGTTTCTGAGATGCGCTCATTTTACCAGCAACACCAGCTGCTCTACATTTGGGATATCCTTTTGTATCAGCTTCACTTCTTCCACAAGGAGGATGTTTACCATCTACTTTTCTACATATGTTAACCCAAGGTCCTTTAGGTTGTTTTGACCCCTTGGGTTTTTTCTTTGTTCCAAACCATACGGCCAAATCTTCAGTCAAAATTGGGGCTTCTTCATAACTCCATTCATTCATTGTGTGAACATTGTGGGTATCAATCTTGTAAGTATTGTCATTACCCTTTTCCCACATTCCAACTACACGTTTGATATTATCCTTGGTAGTTGATTTAATACTTTTGTTATTAACTTCAGTATCAACAAATTCTGTAAATGGGGCTAAAGATTCTTTTTTCCATTTTTTCATACCCAATTCTATGGGTGCATTGTACTCACCACCATAACCTGAGGTTACCTCTTTAATTGTTTTGTTGAATGGTTGGTTAATTTCATTTTTTGATGGTCTTTTGATTTTGTGACCTGGAAATGGATTAATTACATCACCATCATCATCATTTCTTACAGGATTATTTTTTGCATATATTGATACCTTTTTTGCGATTGATTCTAATTTTTTTATTTCTTTTTTTGGTGTCTCCATTGACCCATCATAACTATCTGTTGCCAATTTCTGACTAAAATATTTGGATGCGGGTTCATTAAAAGGTGCAAGTTGTGATTTATCAAATATTCTTTTTCCTGGTCTCAATGGTACAACAAATGAACCACGAGCTCCACTTGAATCTGAAGTGGCTTCTTTTAAAATCTCTTGTTTTAATTTCTTGACAATCTTATCTATCATTTGTATATTATTTTTATGGAAGAAAAAGAATTATTCGGTAAATTATTTAATAGTGTTCCTTTATTAACTGATGACCACTTACAAACATTACTCGATGTAATGGATAGAGAACAAGCAATCTTTATGTTAGTACAAGCTGTAAAATACGCATATATGTCAGGTGTATATTCAATTGGTGAAGTTGAAGTAATTTCAAAATCTATTAGAATACTCTCCAGTAAAGAAACTAAGGATTCTTAGAATCTATAGCATCTGAAGCATTTTCCTCAGGTTTACCTTGAACTGTTGAAGTTGCGACCCCAGTCACTTTACCACCATCAGTAGTTAATGCCCCAACTTTCATTTGTGACATTTCTATTGGTTTAATTTGTCCAAAGTCACTTGGTAAATCTGTTTTAGTTGTCTCAGTAGAACTTGTCGTTATAGTAGGTGTTGTTGTCACTTTATCAGGTTGTCCTAACTTAGTTTTAATTGCGGCTAAGGTTTGTGGCCCGAACTGATTATCATCTTTTAACCCCAAAAGTTTTTGAATATCTGCGATAGATTTATTTTCTGTTGTTTGTTCAGCCAAAATATTTTTGTTATGTAAACTTAATATTCTTAATTTATCATTTTTATCAATTCTTATTTGTTTCATATTCTATTTCTTTGATAATATATCATAAAGTTTGTTTATGTTTTCCTGACTTAAATCGGTACCACTCAAACCTGCAAGTTTTAAAACTTCAGGTATTTGTGGTTTTACACTATTTATGACTTTCCCCATTCCAATAATATTAGTTCCACTTGTTACTGGTGTAATCTGTATCTTTCCATCAGTACCACAATAATAAGTTGACATTTCTTTAGTTGTTTTATTCATCCTTCTACCATTCCCAAACCATAAAAAACCACTTCCATCATACATAACTGTATTATCCTTTCTTAAAATTGGTTTAACATTTTTAGATTGTACAACACACGGAAATTTTTCCCAACCTGTTGTAATAATACCTGTTCCTAAAGTTTTAAATAAGTCGGAAAAGATATTTTCAGTCAGATATTGTTTTTTGGTTCTGTTTTCGTGTAAATTCAAAATCCTTTCTCTTTCGGATTCATTCAAAAAATATAACTTCTTATTCATAAAAATCTTTCTTTATAAATATCATTAATCTATGAAAACTTGTTACCCTTTTTAATATTTTCTATTCCCCACATTGGTTGAAGATTTTCTAACGACCAACACTTCTTAAACTCATCATCTCCACTACTCTCAAATATAAACGATGATATTGGTTTAATATGGTCAATATGCCACTCACCATAGTTATCCCAATTCATCCCATCGTTAAATTGTTTTTGTAAATGTACAATAAGTTCCTCAGGTGAGTAACCCAAGATATCAAAGTAGTGTCCGTACTTCTGTAAATTGTTTTCTTTAAGTACTATGTATATTGCAGTTCTAAAGTTAGAGATGAGTTTATAAATTGGGTCAGTATGTCTTTTGTGTTTTTGATATTCTCGTTTTTTTTCTCGATGTTTATTAATATTATTTTCTCTCCATTCTTTATGATATGAATTTAATTTATCCCTATTATTTTTTTGCCATTCTTTGTGATAAATCGTTTTCTTCTCTTTGTATTTTTCATAAGTTCTTTTATATGTGGCTTTTTTACCTCCTTTGAACTTTTTACCAGGGACACCAACTTTCACATTGTTTTCTTTTAATATACGTAATACAATATGTTTATTAATACCCAATCTTTCGGATATACTGGGACTACCCAACATTTCGTCATTGTATAACCTTATTATTTCGTTAACTATTTGTTTATCTAATTGTATCTTTTTCATATAAGATAAATATAAACATAAAGTTGATTATTTCAATAATCAATAAAAAAAAAAGGGACAAAAACTTGTCCCTCTCGTCAATATTAACTAAGATTGATTATCTCAATTCTTGTAAGTCGAATGTTCTAACACCATCAACTGTAATTCTTCCATAGAACCTGTTGTTCACCATTTTTTTAGCGTATCTAGTCATGATACCTTTGATTGGTGTAAAGTTGAATGGATTATACATTGTTGGAGTCAATTGAAGTGGAACATACGGAGCATAGATGTAACCAGTATCAAGAAGTGACGTACCTTTGTGTCCAATTAACACTTGGTTAGGTGGGAAGTAAGGGTCACGATATACTTGGTATCTACCTGCTAATGTACCTACTCTTTCAATACCCATATTGTATTGGTCTTGGTCAGGAGAAGCATTTGATACGTGGAAGTATTCCAAGTCATCAAAGATTGCAGAAACCTCAGAAGACACAACAATCCAGTTAGCACCACCTCTAAGAGTTGATTTGTGGATTTGAGCAGAAAGTTGGTTGATAGCAGTAATCAACGTTTGATTCCAATCTTTTTGAGTGTAAGAAGTAGTAGCACTAATTCTTCTCCATCCGTTGTAATCCCATCTTAGATTCCAAGCAGCACCTTTTCTAAGGTCACGTAGGATTTCTCTATCGATTTCAGCTGCAACTTGCTCAGAAAGAAGAGCAGTTAATTCAGCTTCAGCATCGATGTTGTGGAATGCAGCAACGTCTTGTGCTAATTCAGGAGACCATTGAGCTCTTAATTTTCTTTCAGTTACAGAAACAGTTACTGATTCAAGGTCGAAAGAAACTTCACCAATTTTGTCTTCAAATTCTAATTCTTCGTATCTTCTAAATACTGTTGTGAATGCAGTACCTGAAAGTGTACCAGTCAAAGTTGTACCTGTGTAACCATCTAAAGAGTCAGAACCACAATCAGCACATATTGGACAAGAAAGGTCTACCTCTAAGTAGATACAACCATCTTGACTACAAATGTCATTGTAAGTACCACCACCATTTGAAGGCCAAGTAGTTTTAGTATTAGTTGAAGTTGGAGAAACGATACCTTTACCATATTGTTGAGTTACAACACGGAATAATAATGAGTTTCTTGTACCAGCAGCATTGTAAATAACATTACAAGGAGTTGTTGCACTGAAAGGTGAAGATGCTTGAGCGGCTGTTGCATATACTCTTAAATCAGATAAGAATGCCTCAGTATCAATTTCATTACCATCAGGTGCAATAAGTTTACCAACACCAGTGTCAGCAAATCCACACATTTTGATAATTACTTTTCTTACGTTAGTTGTTGCTGGATATTGAGATGTTGCATCAGTAAGTAATCCACTACTCCAAACTTGAACAGTAGCTGTTTGAGTAATAGCAGACCAACGACCTTTTGAATAATCAAATAAACCAGGAGGGTCTAAAGCAGCTTCATTACCTTCATAGAATAAATCATAAAGATTTTTTGCATAAGCACCAGTACTTGTACCATAACCAGCACTTGTATCACCAGGATAGTTACCAGGACTTCCTACAGGTGCGTAGTGTTGACCACTATCACCAGCATTGAAGTTACCTGAAGGGTAAGTAGCACCAGTGTAACCTTGGATTTTAGGTACGAAGTAGAACAATTTACCAATAGGTAAGTTCATAGCTTGTACAGATACGATATCGTTAGCTAACAATTTAGAGAAAACTCTTCTTACGATAGGAAATACAACAGTTTCGAAAGAACCTGAACTTCCATCAGAAGTTGCTTCATTGATTAAGAAAGAAGCTTGGTTTTCATATAACTGAGCTACGTTTTCTTTTAGGTGGCCTCTAAGACCTTCAAGGAATCCTAATTTATCCCATTTGTTGATAGTATCTTCTTTGATAACTTTAAGGTGTTTCAAACCAATATTACCAACAAGACCCGATTCTAATAATGCTCCCATTTTCTATTTTTTTTAGTTTAGTTTGCAGTTTATTGTTTATTTTAATTTTGACATTAAATCTTTCATTCTAAGGAATTGAGGATTTTCGTAAGTTTTTGACTCAATCAAGTTAATTGATGAACCATTTGAAGGACTTTTTTGAATTGTTCTTTCGATTGATTCATTAACTTGTTTTCCTGTAGAAGGAGTTAATTCGTCTTTAATAATTTTGTAAAGATTTTTTGATTCTTTAAGAGTTTCTACACCATCAAATCTTTTCAGAATGTTAATTTTTTCTTGTTTTGAAGTTGAATGTTCTGTAAACAATCTTGTCGCATAAGCTAAGTTTGAATTAAATATTGCAACTTCATTTAATTTATTTCTGAAAACGTTTAATGCTTTTCTGTATTCCTCATTTTTTTCTCTAAGTAAATTTACTTCTTGAGATTCGATAGATTCTTTTCTGATATGACGTGGTGCTGCTTTTGGTTTTGGAAGACCTTCTCTACCCCAATATTTACCATTACCTAGTGTTCTTGAAGCTTCTTTAGTTTCCCTTTTTTCAAAATCTGAACCTTTGTGAGTTTTTGATTTCATACCTTTTTTTCCGGTATAATCTTCTTCACCTTTGTGAGTTTTTGATTTATCGCCTTTGTTCATACCATATTTACCCTCCTTAAATTCACCTTGTAAACTTGGTGATTTTTTGTCGAATTCATACTTCGGTCCTTTACCAGTATATGGTGCTTCATCACCCTTTTTCATTTTCTTTGTTGGGAAGTCCATAACCTTTCCATAGTTAAATTTAGGTCCGTGTCCAATACCAACTCCTTTCGGTTTTCTGGCTTTCTTTGCTTCCATTAAATCATCCATTTCCTCGTCCATAGAATCATCCATTTCCTCGTCCATTTCGATTTCATAGATTGGTTCATCCATTTCCATCATATCCATGTCATCCATTTCCATCATATCCATGTCATCCATTTCCATCATATCTATGTCATCCATTTCCATCATATCCATGTCATCCATTTCTTCGTCAGTTTCCATTTCGAGTTCATAGATTGGTTCATCCATTTCATACATTTCTTCATCCATATCTAACCCTTCACGTACAATGTAATACTCTTTATTAGTCTCATCATCAGATAGTTCAATGTTACCTTCACCATCTTCAACCACCGATATTTTGTCAGTATCTTTCATTCTTGAAAATACTTTCATTACGTTTTCGATTGGTTCATTTGTTAAATCAATTGTAACATCTTCATCATCTTCCATTTCTTCATCGTCTTCAAATTCCATGTCTTCATCATCCATTTCGTCTTCCATGTCTTCATCATCCATTTCGTCTTCATCGTCCATTTCGTCTTCCATGTCTTCATCATCCATTTCGTCATCGAATTCAACATCAGCAATGTCAGATTCTTCTTCTTCTGAATCAACCTCTTCTTCGTCTTCTTGTTCGTTAAGAGATTCTTTTACTAATTCCTTGATTTCTTGTCTCATTACTGAACCAAGTATTCCTTTTGCATTCTCAGCAACCGCTTCTTCCAAATTTTTCATTTGAATGATTGCCTCTTCTAAAATGTTTTTTTCTTCAGCCATTTTTGGTTTTTTGTATTTTTATTCTATAAATATGTTAATACTTTAAAAAAACTTTTGTAGAGTTATAAACAAACCCAAAAAAGTTTATTTATAAATATCCCCAAAATCTATAAAATGAAAAAAGGAGGAACAAAGTCCTCCTTTATTTTTTAATTAGATAAAAAAATTATTCAATTACTTCATCTATTTTACTCTCGACTATTGCGGTAATACGCCAATCTTGTGTATAGTGCTCATAGATTTTAGTTACTTTTGCTTCAACATCTGTGGGATTGTAACCAAGAACTAATTTTTCTAATTTTATTTTTTTTACTTTACCTGATTCTTCATCAACTAAATCCTCGGCAATTTTTGCTACAAAATACTTTTGTCCATCTTCCATATCTTAATGATTTTTTTAATTTAACTAATACCCAAGTTTAGCCAATTTTTTCATTAAATCAAGAGTAGCGTTACCTTTTTCACCAACATTTCTTTCTATAGCCATTTTTTTATCTTCGTCTAAGTTTTCAGCGTACATATCTCTATCCTCTTTATTTATAAAAAGGTAAGCCCCTGGTGTTGATGGTGAAGATACTAAGTCAAAACAAATTAACTCGAAGTCATCTTGTACTTCATTCTGTTCCCCAACCTTTTTAAGTGAACCAACACCACGAGATGAAATACCTAACGTAACTCCTTGTCTGAGATAATTCGCAGCCATATCTCCTTTTGTTGAAACTATTCCCCTCTCGTGAAAACCTGGTGAGGTTAGTAATTTTAGTTTACCCATCAATATAGGTCCTTCCCACCATACTTCAGTAATAATATGAGAAACTCTATCTAAATCTATCAAGGAGGACTCAGGGTGATTTAACTCAGACAATGAAGTACCTTTAGCAATCATTTTTTTGTAGTTTTCTGCTTCTCTTTTTAAGATTCTTTCAGGATAAACTCTTCCATTACGATTTGGGGTGTTATATTTTTGTAATACAGCATAAAATTCGAATGGTTTGGAGTGGTCTAAAAAGTTTTTAGATTCTTTTATTATTTTGGCATTTTCATCCATTGAAGGAGAAACATAACCTGCATCATATTCGATTAATATACCTTTACCCACGTGTCCTGGTTTGATTACTTCTAAGTTCATATTTGAATTTTACTATATAAATATAAATCAAATATAGTTTTATATTTCTGAAGAGTTATTTTTATCCTTTTTGGTTAAGGTAAATGAAAAATATTTGTTATTGTGAAAGTTTTCTCTGAAAACGTCTTTTGTGATGTTTTTCAAACAATCCTTTATTTCAGAAGATTTGAAATCTAAGTAAGGTTGTTTTGTAAAAAAGTTTATTTCTAAGTTGAGAAAAGATTTTTTATTTAAGTTTATACCACTCGACCTTAAATCTAAGTCCACAATAAAATTTTCGTTGAATAATTCTTTGTTTATATTGTGATAAATTGTATGTTTGATACTTCTACTTAGATTCAAAACAACTCTATTCCAATTCTCTACGTCTTCTTTTGGTTCTACCCATGTTTGTATGTTTAGGTAAATGGAGTTCAATTCAAACGAATCTACAGTACCATAAACAACTTTTGCAATTTTAAAACCTTGTATTTTTGAGGTTTTCCCTTTTTTCATTAATTTGTAACATTTTCAGTTTATTTTTTCATAAAAATAGGGGATATTTACTTAATAGTCAAAAATAAATTGTTTTAACAAATATTTGTATCATATGCTAATAATCAAAGTCGATAATAAAACACCAATAGAAAAGGCCTTGAAACTTTTTAAAAGTAAAGTTATCAAGACCAAATTGATGACTGAGTTAAAAAACAGAAAGGAATTTGTTAAAAATTCAGTCAAAAGAAGAACTGAATTGAACAAAGCAAAATATGTTCAAAAAATCAAAAATAAAATAGATTAGATACTATTATCCAATTCCTCCAATCTAAATAAATTCAATTTATCAAACTTTTCATTTGTAATCTTCGAAATTGTTTCATCAATTTTGGTGACTACTTCTTCTTCTGAATTTTGTTTGATGTTACTTAGTTTATTTAAAACACTTTCTTTAACTACTTTGTACTTAGATTCCATTTCAGTAACATCTGAAGAAAGAAATCTCAACAACTTACCCTTAGTGTTTTCGTCTAATTGTTGTACGTAGTTTTTGATTGTTTTATTTGCTATATTAACCATTGTTGATATTGGTAAATTAATTGATTCTTTTTCTTTTTTAACCTTTCTTTTAAGGGATTCTGTTATTTTCTTTCTACTATTAATTTTTTGTTCAATAGTTAGAACACTATCAGAAAACAAATTGTCAATGTCAGTATATTCGTTTTCAACATCAACACCCTCAACCCATAGTTCAAGTTTCCTCAATTTCTTTGGGTTAATTTTGCTCACAATATTTTTGTATTGGTTAATAGTTTCATTAACATAGTCGTTAACAATCGTACTATCTATGTTTGATTTATTTTTTAATTCATCATAAATCCAAAATAATTTAGTAAGATTTTTATTTTCTAAAATTGTATTTTGAAAATTTTTAAGTTCAGATTTAAATTCATTTTTATTGGAAAATGATTCCAACAAAATCTTATCAATTTTCGATTTAATTATACCAAATTTCATAATTTTTTTTATTAATAAATATTAATCTTTTAGGAGTTTACTTAGTTGACTCTCCATTTCCCCCAAATAATTTTTGGCTTTGGACAAATCAATAAAACTCATTTCCTCAAATATCCCTTCGTTTTCCAACAATATGTTTAAATTATCTCTATTGTTAAATGTTTCACCCATACCTTCAGGACCACCTGCTGGTGGTGGAGTTCCCCCTTCAGCTCCTCCTGGAGGTGGTGGTGCCCCACCTGATGTTGTACCTGTTGTTTGAGTATATAATTTATCAACATTATCAAACACACCAGTATTTGTTATAATTGTTGCGGTATTTGTAAGCTCAGCACCTACAGCTTTTTCAATTCTCTGTTGTTGTAAATCAAGTTTGATTTCCTCATCAGAGAATCCCATAACGTGTTTCTTAGCCCATGAAACAGAAGTTGGTGCAATACCCTCAATTGATGTAACACATTCCTTATATAATGCGACCTTCTCTTTCCATATGTCAATTTTTAATAAATCTGCTTGACTCGATGGGTTTGTTAAACTTAAAGTAAAATTGGATAATTCATCTTCAAAACCTAAAAGGAATAAATGTACAATCGCAATCTTATTTAACTCAGCAACCATAGATTTTTGGATTCTGTTAATTGTTCTTGCAAAACGAATATCAATTAATGATAAATTTTTACCATCACCAACTGGTTCTTCAAAACCTAAAAACGCTTTAGGTACACGTAAAGCAGTAAGTAGTTTCTTTTGGATGTATTCAATATCAGCAATCTCACCTAAGTTTTGACCACCAGGTAATGTATCAATCGGACTTGCCGCAGCGGCATCACGTACAGGAATGAAATAATCTTGGTCAACAGCCATTTGATTAAATCTCATATCCACATTACCTGTTTGAGAATCAACAACCTGACTTCTTTTGAACTTGTTTGCAACACGTTGTACATATGGTTCAACATCTTTATCATCCATATTACCAACGAATACTTTGAACACCCTTCTTTCAGGTGCACGTGATGTTCTATAAATTAACATCGCATCTTCAGATAACAATAGTTGTTTCCAAATACGCCTTGCCTTTTCTAACATTGATGTACCATATGGTAACTTTCTATCATCACCTAATAATCTAAAGTGTGCTATTTCCCAAGAATTAAATTCCATATCTTTAGCTTTCCACTTGAATCTTAGTCCTTTGTTTTCAGCTGGCTCTTCTACGTTTTGTCTACTTGCTTGCGCTGGCATACCTCTTTCCAAACGTTCAATTTCGATATTTGGTAATTGCATACAACCAACAACTCCTTTTTCAGGGTCAAGTTTAAGATAGACAAAGTTATCACCATACTTACAAGTATTTCTAGTCCACATTGGTAGATTTGTATTTAAATCTAAAACATTCAAAAATAAATCTATTAAAATACCCTTGATACGTTTTGATTCTGAGTATATTTGTAACATATACCCATTCTGGTCAACCGTAGTAGATTCCTCACCATAAATGTCTAACGCAGCAGATATTTCGGGTGTATATTCCATAGATTCATAATCATAAAACGAAGCCAATCTAGTTGGTTCGTAATATACAGCCTGAGTGTATAAGTTACTTTCAATCTTAGTCCATTGATTTGCTAAGTAGTAAGTTTGTTGTGCTTGGAGTAATTCCTTATCAAATTCTTGTTTTGATTTAGTTTTTAATAACTCCTTTCTATCGAAACTATAAGTTGGGTAATCTTGATTAAGTAAAGCATTAGGACCGAATGCTTGTGTTAATCTTTGCCAAACTGTTAAATTATTTTGATTATTTTCCATAAAGAAATTTTAAATATATTTCTATTGTTTTAAATAGTTCTACCTAATTTGATGTATTATTATTAGTTGTACTATTCGTATTATTGTTTTTGAATGGGACTTTATCAGGAGGACTAATTTTTGTAGTTGATATACCCTGACCTGGAACATTCAATTTTGACCCATTGAATTTCTTATCTCCACTTTTTTTTCTGTTTACAAATCCCATAATCTTTTTTTTATAAATATTATCTACCTCCGAATAACCAAGAGTATTTCATATAGTCCTCCTTACTTGCGTTTTGATTTCTTTGATTAATTCTCTCAGTTCCAAAAGGTATCACGGGATTGAAATCAATCTGTTTAGCTGCAGTTTCATTGTTAGTAACAGACCAAGATTCTAACATAGCTTTAGTTTGTTCGGTCACCTTTTCTAAACTACTGAATGATGATTCCGCAACATAAGTTGCCATTGCAATTGACATAATTAAATCATCGTGTTGACCCTTTTGATGGTCTGGTCTTCCATTTACATATACGAATGTATTCATTTCATTGAATAATCGTAAACTATAAATTTTAAACTGATGTCTCATAGCTTCCTCAAATGATGCTATAATTTGTACACGTTTGTTGTTGAAATTTAAACCCGGTATCTTTTCTAAAGCCTTTGGGTCATATTTCCACTTATTGGCTAAATCAATACCATCAACATATAAATTTTTGTAACCCATTTCTTGAAGTTTTCTAGATGTTGAAACACCCATTCCTCCTGTTATATCTATTACAATGAAACAATTATACATATTACCCCACTTATAACAAATTTCTGCCATCGTATCAGGTGGAAGTTTACCCACATATTCCGCAACTTGTTCTCTTTCATCAAAGTCAATAATTTGAAATGAACTAAAGTCCTCACTATCCCCTCTACTCACATCCACACCCATCACATATTTGTGACCCATCACAGGTTCTTTCCAAATCCATAAAGAGTTACCAATCATTTTATTTTGGGGTTCTCTAATCATATTCTCTTTTACCCTTTGCATCAATAGTGAATCAAAAACGTTATCACCTGAACCAAGGAAGTTACACTCTAACTCTTGTGATACTTTTCTTTTATCATATTTCAATTTTTTAACCATACCTTCAAACCAAGAAGAACAAGGTTTATAACCTGAATCCATTATCAACTTGAGTTCCTCAAAATTTCTTTCTTCAAATGGTATAGTTTCCCAACTAATAATTTCATCTTTAGGATATTCTTCTTTGTTTAGAAGGTAGTGAATAGTATCTTGAGTTTTAACTAAAAATAAATCTTTTGTATATCTTGGGTCTCTGTACCAAAACATTTCAGATATTTTGAAATCATTCATATTTCTATGTGCCTGATTATATATTTCATAATAAATTGGGTCATAACCATTTGGTGTTGACACCACAATAACTTTACCACCAGTAGAAAGTGAGGCCATACAAGCTGCCCAGAAGTCAGAATCTGCATCAATGAACGCAGCTTCATCAAATACAAGAATTGTTGGTGTGAAACCACGTAGGGCATCCTTAGAGGTAGCAACAGCTTTTACCTCACAACCATTATTTGTTTTATAGTGTTTTTGTGAATTTTTATCACTTGAAAAATCAATACCAACCCAAGATGGCCATTGTCCAATAAACATCCTGATTTTATTGGCCATTTCCATAGAAGTATCTAGTTTATTTGCGATAATCAAAATCTTTTCAGGTTTTGTTTTTTTAGCAAACGCTATTCTTTTAGATATCCATGCTGCCGTAACTGTTGATACTCCTGCTTGTCTGTACTTCAAGGCAATATTTTCATTGTATTCCTCGTAGTCATTTAATAATGATATTTGGTCAGGAAACAACTCTAGTGGGACATATTTTGAAACTGTGTTGTCATATGTTTCAAGGTATGTTCTTAATGCGTAAGGTGTATCTTTCATACATCTTACATATTCTATCATTACTTGTTCTTTTGTTAAACTCATAAATTGTATTTTATATAAATATAAAAACCCCCACTTAATTATAAATGGGGGTTTGTAAGTTAATCTTCATCTTCATCATCAAAATCGAATGTATCCCAATCATCGGGATTGAAATCGTCATCATCATCTTCTTTTTCCTCTGGTTCAATTGGTTTCTTCTTTTCAAACTTCATTTTTTCTAATGGTTTTTCTTTTTTCTTTTCGTAATTAATATCATCTATAATTTCTTGTGACAAATCTAAAAATCTATCGATTTGTTCTTTGTCATTTTTAAAAACCCCTAACATCATTTTATTGTAATCATCAGGTTTCCCCTCAAATTCTTGAGCCAACATCAATAATAAATCGGGTTCAATTTCATATGAATAACCATCAAGTTCCATATCCCATAAAAATCTTAATTGTTCTATTAGGGCTCTACCATAATTCATATTTTTGATTTCGTGTTTGTGGGCATCAGCTACACCCATAATTGTATCACCCACTTCTTTGTTTTTAGGTAATGTGAAAATAGAATCATAATATCTCGCCCCTTTAACCAATTCGTGCATAAGTAAAGGAAAATTTGGTGCGGCAGCATCAATAATCCAAACCCCATTTTTATCTAAATAGACATCACAATATGCGACTCTCCCTGTAACACTTTGAGCCATTCTTTCTAATTGTGCCGTGTTTTCCCAATAAAAACGAGAAGCCCCCGAACCGAACTTTTTGTATAAGTCAACTAATCTTGGGTCAATCGAATTTAATTCATCCTCAATATTGTTAACAGCATTAAATCCATCCCTCCAAGCAGCTCCTTGTGTTAAAGCATTTTGTATATGTCTTTGTTTTATTCTTTCGTCAAATGATGAATCTACTTGTTTTGCCTTTTCTATTTTTGTTGTAGGTATTTCTTGAGATAATCTTCTACCACCACTACCTTGACCTAAAATTGCATTTACCTTTATTTTACCATTATCAACCCCATTTTTTATATGAGGGTACATATTAAAAAATGTAACTAAAGCTAAATCTTGTAAATCACTTTTGTGACTTGATTCTATATTTGGTAACCCAAACATTAAAGATGTGAATTCTTGTGAACTTGGTGCTTTGTTTTCAGGATTGTCGTACAGATTTTTAGCTGTTCGTTCTATTCTGTTTTTTACATCATCAGGTAAGTAGTCACTAATCGGTGCTTCAAATAACCAATTTTTTTTCATTACTTCTTTTTTAATTTATTATAAAGTTTTTCCATCACAAAATCAAATTCTTCTTTCCCTTGAGGTCTTGTTTCAGGATTTTCGTATGGCGTAATTCTTTCAGGTTTTCTTCTTGGTTTTTCTTTTGGTTTTTCTGTTGGGGTTTTTGGTTTGGTAGCAGGTTCTTTTACACCTGGTTCAGACATAAATTCAAAGTCCATCATATCCAAATCAAAATCTTCATCTTCCCCTTGAGGTCTTGTCTCAGGGTTTTCGTATGGTGTTTCACGTGATGGTTTTCTTCTTGGTTTTTCCTTAGGTTTTTCAGTTGGAGTTTTAGGTTTTGTTACTGGTTCTTTTACACCAGGTTCTGCCATAAATTCAAAATCTTCTAACATTTCGGATTCACCGAAATAGAAATCCTCGTTAATTCTATTTTTTAATAAACCTAATAAATCCTTTTTAGTTATAGTTGGTTGTAATGATTCTTTAACCAATTTATCCAAATTCTTTTCTGTCATAAAATTTTCAAACGTTGGTCTCATCGACTTATTAACATTTTTTCCCATTTGAGATGCCGCAACAGAACCTATTTTTTCCAAATAGTTTGCCATCGTGAAATTCTCCTTAGTTTCCTTCTTTTTGTATTTTACTGTTTTTTCAGGATGTTTTTTTTCTGGCATATTTTTATATTGTTTCTTTGATGTACTCTTAGAAAATTCTTTAGCCATTTTACACCATTTACAATCATCACTTTTACATTTGTTACAACGAGCCCAAAATAATCCTTGTTGTGCTTTTGACTCGAATTTTTCATCTAACTTATCATCCTCCATCATTTCAACAGTAGTTTTCCCATCCTTGTTTGATACTACAGCGTTTTTTACGTCCATTGACCCACCAGGATTCAATGTGTAGATGTCAGTTGTCTTTGTTGATTTGGTCGCATTAATAGGTTGTGTTGTTTGTTCCTCAACCTTTTTTTTGTTCATTCTTTCATACAATGCGTTTATTGTACTTTCATTTAATGATACAATAAAATCAGGAGTGAGACCAATATCCAATAAAAATCCAACTTTATTATTAAGATTCATAAGAAAATTTTTTTTCAAATTCAAGGACTATATCCCTTTCATATAATTTATTTTTTACATTCTCCTCAGTTTCACCAAATCTGAAAACTAATCTTTTAACTAAATCAAAATTAATTAACTCAGATTCATTTTCCCAACCTAAAGCTACAACATCATCTATTGCATCAATCATTGAAAAATAATCTGATTTTTGTATGACTGATAGAGAAATTTTATCATTTTTTAAAACACCTACTTTTTTTATATGTTCTAAATCAGGTGGTAGTGGATAACCATTAGATGGTTTTGATTCCCACATTTCACCCCAAACATCAGTAATATTATCACTAAATATAAACTCGTAAATGTTATCACCTTTATAATTCGGACCTAATTCATTAACATATATCAAATAGTTCATATCAATCTACCACTTGTTGTTACGCCAAATTTTTCTCCTTCCATTTCAAAAACTAAAGTTCCCTTTTTGTTTTTACCAATAAGTTTAGCGGAGGGGTATTTGTTCAAAAATCTTTTTGAAGTTGATTCTTGTTTAAAGTTTTCGGATAACCTTTCCAACTTACTTTCATTAATATTTTTTGGAGTTTCATTGAAATACTTTTGTAATATTCTGTCAACTTTTGATTCAGATACACCATATCCCATTTCTTTCATCCTCATTTTGTGTTGACGTTCCTCAAAACTTTCTCTTCTTCCGTGTCTTGGGTACATTTCAGCCATTTCACCTTCTGGTGCAACTGGTATTTCAGGTTCAGGTAATTCTTCACCACCCATCTCAGGTTCAGGTAATTCTTCACCACCCATTTCAGGTTCAGGTAATTCCTCATCACTCATTTCAGGTTCTTCAATTTCTTCCCCCTCTTCAAATTTTGAAGTAATTTCTTCAATGTCGTCAGGTTCAAGTTTACTTAAGTCCAAAGCAGACAAAATTGAATTAATAACATATTTTACATCTTGGGATGACATATCATTATCTTCATCAGTACCAAATGTTCTAAGTTTTTGAGCTAATTTACCAGTAAGTTTTTGAATACTTTTGAAAGTAACAACATCTTCCTCTTGTGGAGTTTCACCCTCACCATCCATAGGAACTTCATCATCCATTGGCATCTCATCTGTCATAGGTTCTTCAGCGGGTAATGGTTCTTCGATAGGCATTTCAGTTTCAGGTGTTGCTGGTACAGCTGGTGGTGTCGCAGGTGCTGCTGGTGCTGGTGGAATTTGAGTTTCTTCTTGTTCATTGGTTTCACCACCTTTTACTAAAAAATATTTTTTGTCATCAATATTTTCTTGTTCGTTAAATAATGACAAGTTTCCTCTATAACCCTCATTTACATTTACCTCTTTCACAATAAGGTTTAAACGTTTCAATGCTTGTGAATAAGACGAATAATACTTTCTATTTTTCATCGGCTCAATATATTCACTAACTGATTCGGTCAACCCTTTTTTAATAACATATCCATTTTTTTCTTTTGTGATATGATATGTATTTCCATCAGCTAATGTTTTTGAATATTCTAAAGATTCACTCTCGTTAATTGACTGAGGAGTATTTAAATTATATTTAGAAATTTCCAAAATCCTTTGAATTTTTTCCATTCCTCCTAATTTTTCACTACCAATAGGTTTTAATTTTCCCATATTTCGATTTTTTTGTTATTATTTTTTATATATAAATATGTACAATTAATCAATTCTACATTTACTCAATAGAAAGTTTATTATCTATAAGTTTTAAAGGCGTTTTATATAATTTGTCAATATACCCATTTCTTCGTAATACTTTAAAAACCAAATTTTCCAAGCTCATTTCACCACCCCCTTTTAAACCACTTAATCTAAACTTTTTAAGTTTATTTTTAAATTGATTTAGTGTTTTTTCGATTGTGTCAATATCTTGGTCTTCCATATTTTTTATCGAAGAATCAATAGTTCTCATCCATTGTTTAGATTTATTTTTTACATCTTTCAAATCCACTTTAAAATCAAACCTTTTGGGTGTTTTTAACCATTCATCATTCAGTAACGAATAAACACCTCCACTGATACCTTGCATATCAGTATCCTCAATGAAAAACTCAACATCAAAACCAAACATTTTTACATCTCTTTTTTGATTGAAAATTACTTTTTTCAAATCAAAATATTCAACGTACATATCTTTAAGTTCATTGGAAAATTGTTTGTAATCAACTAATATGTGCACGTCAATGTCTGAGAACTTAGACCAATTATAGTTAGCTATTGAACCAACTACAATAATGTCTTCAATAACAACGTCAATGTCCAAACTTTCAATAAATTGGTAAGTTATCTCAAGTAAATTTTTTCTAACCTTTGGGTTTATTTTATATTTCTGACCTTCAGGGTCACCCATATGTTTTTCATTTGGTAGATACCATATTTTTGGATACAACTGGTCTTGTACCTCGAAACTACTTAAAATATTTTCAATATTATCCATGTCTGATAAATATTCACATACATTGGAAATATACATCAAACCTTTTTGTACTTGTAATTTTTAGCGATGGTGGAACTAAAAAACTTACCTTGGGATTCCGATAACCTGAATCTAGTGTAAATTGTGTGCGGTACTTCATCATATTCATATTTAGTTCCATTTTTGAATTCAACAATCATTTTTTTAGTTGCTGTATCATACTCACTTCTTACTAAATTACTTGATTGTACTTCATTTATAATTTTTGTACCTACTATTTCTTCTTTTAATATTGCCATTTTTTTAAATTTAAAAAACCCCCATTTATATCGGGGGTTAATGTTAATTAATTTTTTTTAATTCATCTCTAATTTCTATAGCCCTTTCGAAATCTTGTTTTTCAATAGCTATTTCCATTTCTTTTTTGAGAGTTTCAATTTTCCCTTTGTTTTTCTGAAGTTCTTTTATTTCGTCTCTGATTTTAGCCGCCTGTTCAAAATCTTGGTTTTGGATACATTCGTTTAATTTAGTTTCCAAATCCCTCTTTGTATTTGAATTAGATGCTGACCATTTTGTGTTAGGGTTAATCACAAAATGAATCGAAGTAATAATTCCATCCTTTGTCTTTCTAACTGAATTTCTTAGTTTACTAAAATCAGTATCAATGTCATCATACTTTAAATTCTCCAAGAAACTTTCAAATGGAATTGTTGGTTTATGTTTTCCACCGAAAATCTCATCCAAAATTTTCTCAAATTTTTTATAAAAATCGTTATCCATAATAAATTGTTTGTTATTAAGTTTATTTTACTTAGTATTGTACGAATTATATACCAATTAATTAAGATAATCAATAATGTCACTTTGTAATTAAAAATACTGACATTTTGTCATTACAAGATTGTTGAAAATACCAAATAAAACATTATTATTAAATAAAAAAGTTATGATAGAATCTAAAGATGGAGATTACTCAAGTAAAGGTAAGGGCGACACACCAGTATTAAATAATTTTGCAAAAGATTTGGTTAAACTTGCGGAGGAGGGAAAATTAGACCCTGTTGTAGGTAGAGATAGAGAAATAACAAGAATAGCCCAAATATTATCAAGAAGAAAGAAAAATAATCCAATTATAATCGGTGAACCAGGTTGTGGAAAAACCGCTATAGTAGAAGGTTTGGCCTTGAAAATATTGAATGGAGATTGTCCAAGAAATCTAATGGATAAAAGAATTATGTCCTTAGATATGACCTCAATTGTTGCAGGTACAAAATATAGAGGACAATTTGAGGAAAGAATGAAGGTGATTATAGAAGAACTACAAGCCGCCCCAAATATCATTTTGTTTATCGATGAAATCCATCAAATTGTTGGTGCAGGTAATTCATCAGGTTCATTGGATGCCTCTAACATATTTAAACCAGCCTTAGCAAGAGGGGAAATCCAATGTATTGGTGCAACCACTTTGGATGAATATAGAAAGAATTTTGAAAAAGATGGGGCATTAGAAAGACGATTCCAAAAAGTAATTGTTGACCCATCAACTAAAGATGAAACATTACAAATTTTATTAAATGTCAAAGACAAATATGAAAATTACCATAAAGTAAATTATAGTGATGATGTACTTAAACTTTGTGTTGATTTAGCAGAAAGATATATTACAGATAGAGAATTTCCGGATAAGGCATTTGACATTATTGATGAAGTCGGAGCAAGAAGTCAGGTTGAAATTAAAATGCCCCAAATTGTGGAGGATTTGAAAACACAAGCCCAAGAAATAAAAAAACAAAAAATAGATGTTGTAAAAAGTCAAAACTATGAACTGGCTGCAGATTTAAGAGATAAGGAAACAAAAATATTAGATAAGTTAGAAGAGGAAAAAAAGAAATTCGAATTTGATTTATTAAACAAAAAGAAAGAAGTTAGTGTGGAACTAGTTTATGAAGTTGTATCTAATATGACTAAGATTCCTGTCTCAAAAATGGATTCTGATGAAACTAATAAACTTTCATCTCTTGATAACAATTTGGCTTCGAAAGTTATTGGACAATCAGAAGCTGTTCTTAAAATCGCAAAAGCAATAAGGAGAAATAGATTGGGGATTAAAGACCCTAATAAACCAATTGGTTCATTTATTTTCTTAGGCTCAACAGGTGTGGGTAAAACTTATTTAGCCAAACAATTAGCTAAGGAAATATTTGGTAGTGAAGAAAATCTAATCCGTGTTGATATGTCAGAATTCCAAGAAAAACATTCAATATCAAGATTAATTGGTTCACCTCCAGGTTACGTTGGTTACGATGAAGGGGGACAACTTACCGAACAAGTGAAAAATAAACCATATTCAGTTATTTTATTCGATGAAATTGAGAAAGCAAATAAAGACGTGTTTGCAACGTTACTCCAAGTTTTAGACGATGGACATCTTACTGATGGTCTTGGAAGAAAAATTAATTTCAAGAATTGTATCATTATTATGACCTCAAACCTTGGTGTCAAAAAACTACAAGATTTTGGTACTGGTGTTGGATTCAAAACAAACGCGAATGTTTACATTGAAGAGGAACATAAAAGGGATATGTTAAAAAAGGAATTGCAGAAATTCTTTGCCCCTGAATTCCTTAATCGTATTGATGAAATTATTGTTTTTAATACATTGAAGGAAGACGAAGTAAAACAAATTGTTAAATTAGAGGTCGATAAACTAATTAAAAGATTAGAAGGTTTGAATTATAATATTTCTTGTGATGATTCAGTTTTAGAATTAATTTCTAAAGTTGGTTTTGATGAAACATATGGTGCCAGACCAATCAAAAGAGCAATTCAAGATAAAATTGAAGATTTTGTATCAGAAGAGGTGTTAAATGGTAAAATTATAGAAAATGAACAATACATTCTAACCGTAGATAATGAAAGTATAATTTTCAAAGAAAAGGAAACCAAAAAAACCAAAAAGAAAAAAGGGACTGAATAGTCCCTTTTTTTATTATTTTATTAATTGTTTGAATCTATCAATTTCCTCTTTTAAATTTTCTTCTTTTTTCTTTTCCTCTGTACCCTTTGTTTCACCTGTACTTGTTAAAGGACTTGTTGACTTCTTAGTTGTTGTAGTTGTTGTAGTATCAAAATCAACCACTTCAGGTTTACTCAAATCTTCTTCAGGACTCATTTCATCCTTTGACATCATCAAATCTTTACCTATTTGCGCTCTCTTTGAACCAGGAACAACATCTAATCGTTGTCCACTCAATTTTTCAGTAGATAAAAGATTTATTTCACCTAAAGCTTTTTTGTAACCAGGAAAAAATGGTTCCCACTTTGTAATAACAAAATCCAAAAGTTTTAACAATCTCATTTTTTTCTCAGGTGCGATTGATAACTTATCAACTCTTGGTTTTAACTCCTTGAGTTCTTCCATAAATTTTTCAATGTCATCAAGTTCTTTAATTACTTTTTGACTTCTATTTTTAATTTTACTCAAAAATTTAAAATAACCAAAACTTTCACCTTTCATAAAACCTCTTACACCTTGGAAAAAGTCACTAGCTTTAGTACCACTTAGAATTTCGTCTAATTCTTCTGTTTGAGATTCAGTTTCTAAAATTATATTAGATAATCTTTCGATGTCACTTTCATTAATATTTCTATACTTACTCATAATTTTTTTATTTATAAATATAGTAATATATGAAAAAAAAATTATTTTTTAGTGTATTTTTTTGTACCCAACTCAGATATCATTTTCTTAGCAATATCCAAAGTATTATATACATCATCAACAATTACATATTCGTGTTCTGTGTGATAGTTGTAATAACCAACAGCAAAGTTTATACAGGAAAAATCAAATAGTTGTTTAAGTGCGTAAACATCAGTATAAGGGTGGGATTGGTATTTGTTTCGACTATTAAAACCCTCCGTTAATACTTTGTCACATTTATCGAAGAAATCACTACCCTTATCAAATAGTTTGACACCCATACAATACTCACTGACCATCCAATTACCAGGAGCATCAAATTGCATAACATAACCAACATTTGAGAAGAAATCTTTATCGGCTTTTTTTGACCCATGACATCCTGTTTCTTCCGATACAAAGAAAGCTGCTTTGACATTTGGTAATTGTTTTAATAACTCCAAACAAACATAAACACCACATTTGTCATCACCCCCAATTCCAGTGGGTAATCCTTGGTCATTAAAAGCCTTTAAGGCCATCTTTAATTCGTTTTGGTCATTGGGTAACATCATCTCACGAATATTGATTGTATCGAGCTCGTGAACGGTATCTGTGTGGGCAACGACACAAGGAAAATATTCAACCTCATCAGTTTGTTTGGTTGCATAAACATTTCCCATCTTATCAACAAAATAAGGAATATTATTTTCAACCAACCATTCGGTTAAAAATTGAATCATTAAATCCTCTTTATATGTTTTTGTGGGGACAGATAAAACCCTTTTTAAAAAATTGATATTTTGTTCCATAGAACAATATTACATAATTCTTTTCAATCTTTTTACTAAACTTTCAAAAAGTTCTGGTGAATGTAAATAATTAACAAACTCTTCTATTGTGTAACTTCTTCTTTCTCCCCTTCCTGATGATTTATTCCAATGAACTATTACTACTTTTGAGTCGTCTTTTCTAATTTCGTCAATTCTGAATGAATTTTCCGTGTTTGGTAATTTATATTGACCACCAATTTGGTAACCCATATCATTAAGTTTTTTCAATACATCGGCATAGTTTTTGAAGGCCTCAAACTTTTCAGGTTCATCTTCTATTTCTTCTAATATTGTATCCAATTGGTCACCAACAACATCATTAAATTGTTCAAAATCAAAATCCCAACTATCCATAGCCACTTCATTATAATAACCAATATCTAAGTCCATTTCTTCACCCAATTCCTTAAATAGTTCAACAATTGTTGCTTGTTTACTTTGAGTTTTTTTATATAAACTTAATAGGATATTTACGGTTGTCACATAATTTGTAAAAACACCTGATTTTCTGAAAACCCCATATTGTTGGAATACATCCGCAATATCTTTTATACCAATTTCTTTGATTTTTTCTACTGCGGATTCGTTTCTTAATGAATTGTACTCATCAGCAATCCTTTCACCAACCACCGGAAAATTGGTATCTAAGAACTGAACAACACTCTTATTATATTTATCCTCATCTTTGTCTTTTAAATCTTTTACACCAGGAATTAGAAATGAAACAATATCATCCAACTTTTTTTTGTTTTTATCATCAAATGAACCAAACATATAACCTTCTTTCCAATCGTCCCAAGTCATATCACTAGGTATCAAATCAAAAGAACTACCATAATAACTATTTCCAAATATAGACCCCAATATCCTTGCATCCCATTCACCTTCTTTATAGTCAAAAAAAGATATATATTCATCAGCATCAAACATAAGTTGAATCATACTCTTACCAGGATTCTTTTCGTTAAGTGTCATCCCATTTAAAGATTCATCAATGCTTCTCATATCCCATTTATCATATTTTTTACCCGCCTTAATTAATAACAACATTTCATAAGGGTTCTCAGGTTTAATGAACTCAACAAGTTTCGATTCTAATTGTGGATAATCCTCAATTACATCCATAAAGTTATTTACCATCCCATCAAAATCCAACACATCAGTATAGCCATTTCTTACTTGATTCAATACATAACTATTCTCACCATCTTTATCAACGATTAAATAGACATCACCATATCTATTGAACTTATTATATTCTCTCTTCAATTTTTCAGAAGCGTAGTAGTCCATAGCGTCATACCCTTTCACTTTGATAAATAAAACCTTATCATCCTCAAATTTAATCTCTGATTCTTCATCAGCTAATTCCTTCGGTGTCATAAAAAATATTTTTCTTTATAAATACCTTGGTTTATTCATTATTTATATTTATCCTTGTATAAAGTTAATTGAAAATATGGGGGTAATCTGGAATCGACTGACGTTGTTAGTTATTCGGGGCATGCCGGACCTGAACTAAGTCCGTTAAACTGGTTTGAAACGATACACGGCAACGTTATCAACAAACTTTCTGCAGTAGGTTTAATCCGTGCTGAAGAAGCGGTAGTAGCCTAGTCAATAGGATATTACTTTCGAGTCGGGGTGCATTAACTCAGGAACAGGAGCACTGAAGGGTTGTCTAACTAATTCTCATCCCTAAAAATGAATTGGCTGATTTTGTTGGTTTTGGTAGTAATTAAAATCAAATAGCTCGGAGCACTGCGAATAATGTTGTCCTAAGCATGTAGTCCTTAATAGTTAAGATGGACAGGAAAGGGTTCGACTCCCTATACCTCCACCGCAGAAAAAAATAAACCCCTCTTTTTAGGAGGGGTTTGTTGTTATAATACTTCTTTTTGATTTAATGACTTATCAATTCTTTTGTCTGTGTAACGAATTGAATCATCATATCTATCATTCATCATTCTCACCAAGTTATCGGTATTCAACCTTGAATTCTCCTCGATTGTTTCAAACCTACGAAACACGGATTCAAATTCGTGTCTGTAATCATCCCTTTGACTATCGATACCACGATAAACATTTTCAAATTGTCGTTGAACGTTGTCAAACTCGAATCTATCGTTTTGTTTTATGACAGCAATTTGTCTTTCAATTTTACTGACCCTGAACAAACCCCAAACAACAACTCCAACAAATGTTAAAGCAACCATCGAAAGCATACCCAAAGCAAAATAAGTAATTTCCATAATAATAAATTATTTAATCTTTATGTCCTAAGACATAAAAAATATAATATGATTACTTAAGAAGTAAAAGGATAATTGAAGTGAATCCTACTGTAACCCCACCAATACTTAATCCTGTTAACCACTTGTTTCTGTTCTTAGCTTTCTTAAATTCAGTATTCAGTTCTTTGTACATAGCTTGTTGAGATTCATCAATCTTTTTGTAACTACCAATAATTTTGTCCTTCTTTTCAATTTCTTTTCTCAACATATCACTCACACCTTGGGATTGGTCTAATGCAGTTTTGTACTGATTTTTAACCTCAAGACAATAATCTAATACACCATTACATTCTTTCAATTTACTTGTTACGATTTCTAAGGAATCATGTTCAATTGCTATTTGTATTGCAACCTTTCTATTGATTGTAAAAAGTGTATCTCCATCTATAACAACTAAATCTATTTTAGGACTTACGGAATCTTTGTTACTTTTTGCCAAATCTTGTGCGTAAACCATCGAGCAGCTCATCATTAGTACTATTAGTAATAGCTTCAATCTTAACATTGTTTTGAATTTTTAGTTGGTTTATTTTTGTTGATAAGTTTGACTCACTAATTCTAATACCAGTAGTAAGTGCATTTAGTTGGGATTCCATAGTTTCCCTTTCAGTTTTCATAACTTCCAATTCTTTATATAAAGAATCAATAGCTTTTCTTTCAGCATCTATTAGTTGTTGGTGGAGATTTCTAGTTTCCTTTGCGTTATAACTTATCAAATAACCCAAACCCATTCCAATAAACAAAATAGACACCACAATAATCAAGGTGTGTTTCCAATTCATATTATTTAGTTTTTTTATAATTATAATTTTAACAAAAAATTTTTCAACACCATTTGACTTATTAAAGTTTAATGCGTATTTATTAAGTGTTTAATAACTAAATCAAATTAAAATCTTAAATTTTTTAGACAAAATGAGAAAATTACTTTTTGGAACAATCGTTGTTCTTAGCACTGTTCTTGCTTCTTGTGGAACTACTGCAGCTACTGAAGAAAAAACTACAACTACAGATTCTACAGCCGTTGAAACTACTACAGTTACAACTCCATCTGTTGATTCAGCTAAAGTTGAGAAATAGTTATAATTTCTTACAAAAAATAAATCCCCACTTTTTAAGATGGGGATTTTTTTATTTTATAAGTTGTTTAATTCTTTGCACTTCCTCTTCTAAATTTTCTTTTTCTGCTTTTTTCCTTTTCATTCTATTTTGAAGATAAGTACCAGCCATTCCTAATAAATGAAAGGGGACTAAACCAACATCTAGTAAAGAAAGTTTACCAGGTTCATAAGTTTTTAAACCAGGTACATATTTTTCTTTCTTATTTTTTTCTTTTTGTTTTTCGAATTTATCTGAAGTTTCTTTGTCTTTAATTTGGATTTCCTTTTCTTTTGATACATTTTTTTCTTGTTTAGGTTCTGTTCTAAGATTTACACTACCAGTGAAGAATGGTGTTATCAATTGTTCCAAATTACCTGAATCTACAATTTCCATACTGAAAGGACTTGAACTTGTTTTACCTATAATTTCCCCCATTCTTACAGTATCCCCATTAGATTTATATATGTCACCTAATTCATAAAATTTAGTAGTATAAGTGTCTTTTGAAAAAAAGTGTTTAATTTTAACTAGTCCCTTCTTCTTATCAACACCATAAATCTTTCCATCAAAAGGGGCGTAAACATCAACACCATTTCTATAAGGGGTATAAGTCCATCTTTTGAATTTACTTGTATCTAAATTAGCATCTGTTGTTGGTGGATAAAATTTTACCATAAATTTATTGTTTCAGGTGATTCATTAACACCCCACCTAAAGAACTTGCATGAACTGCGAGGTGATTTATGGTTTCCATATCCAATTTTGTTTTTCTTTTGGTAAAATCAATTCCTAGTGTACCAATGAATTTGTTATCAATTGTTTTGATGGCAAATATATATTGAGATTTACAAGCCGTTTCTTCGGCAATATACTTCAACCCATAAGTTGCAATTGTTTCATCCTTAAAATCAACAATTTCAATAACATCATTTTCGAATAACTGATTGATTGATTTTGTGAAGAGGTTTACAGGTAGGTTTTTGAAGGTATTTTGTTTTGAGGTAGCATTAGGACCGACAGCTTCATAAATCATACTGAATTTGGCCATAGATTTGCCCGTAGGATAAAAATTACCACCATTGTGGAACTGAGTAACCCAAACTCTATCACAATTGATTTCTTCCCTGATGTGTTCGATTTTTGACATTACCAATTCCCCAACTTTCAGGGCATCGTGTAACATATCGGGTTTTTTCTTTTTCTTATCTAATAGATTTTTAACATATAACAATGTCACAGGTCCCATCACCCCTGTTATAAACGCTACAATAATATCTGATGACATAAGGTTAAATATTTTTAGTTATTATAAATAATAAATATTGACCTTTAACAAAAAAAGTACAACACTATGTTGTACTTCTATAATTTTGATTGGAAATCACTTAATAATTCTTTTGTGAACTCAATTCCATGTCGTTCTTGGAATGTACTTGTTAATCTATCTGTTGACAATCCTTGTTTTTTTAGTAGAAGATATGCCATTAAATCTGCATCAATTTCATCTTCATCGTATCTTATTCCACCAGTGTGTCCTAATAATAAATGAGAAACTTCGTGTGCCTCAACAAATCGTAAATCATCAAATGTCAAATCTGTATCAACAAAAAGTTCACCATCAATCATAATGGTTTTGGTCTTTGGGTAATAAAAACCAAAACCATATTTGTCAAATAATCTTGTCATCATATCGTAATTCTCATTTTCTTTGAAAATTACAGAGATGGTAACATCATCAACAAAAACACTCGGATATGATATGATATCTTGATTCATTTCTATTTTAATTTACACCACCCAAAACAAACTTTACCGAATGTTATTTTGGAAATGAAATTACAGATAAATTTTTTCATAATTCTTTTTCTTGATAAATATTATGGTCTGCGAATTTCAAACCATAATTCAAACCAATCATTGCCATTTGTCTCTTAGCAAAATCTTCGGTCATCTTCATCTTTTTCTTAACTTCTTTCACACCCCACTTTTGCCATTGGTCATATTGGTCTTCAGTTATTGTCCATTGAGCATACCAATCATCTTTTCTATCTTTGATATCTTCGAATGTAACATTATGACCAGCAAATTCGAACATCTTGTTGATGATGTCTATTAGTAATTGTTCTTTTTTTTGTTCGTATGATAATCTCTTAGCCATAGTAATAATTATTTTAATTGTTATGAAAAATCAGTATAAGGTGCAACTCTTAAACCATCAATATATTGTTCTTTTTTTTCAAAATCGTGGGAGTATTGACGAGGATGTTGTCTACGATATGTTTCCCCATCCAATCCATCAGGTTGTCCCCATTCTAAGGCCATTTTGATGAACTCCTCAACATCCATTTCTTCACCATATTCATCAACTATTCTACCAGTTCGTATAAAGTTAAATAATTCCTCTTTGTTTGAGTAATAATTGTTATCGTGAAAATTCCATAAGAATTTCCAACCACTACTTCTTTTACCCAAATGTATTGAAGTCCCCATAGTGAATATGTCCCAAGCAGAATATCTATCAAATCCTACCTCAAAATTTGTGAACTTACGTTCAATCATATATGGTGAGACTACTAAGTTGGTAACATTCTCAATTAACTTAGCTTTTTTTTGTTCCATTTCTTGGACACTTGGTATTCTGTAGTAATTTGTTCCCATTGTGATATTGTTTTATTGTCTTACAAAAATAGAAAACCCCATTCTAATTTCAAAATCAAAATGGGTTTTTTTTTAAATTTTATTGGGAAACTCTGAAAGACCAATCTATTTCCCACTCTCTTTGACCACCACCATAACCTGTGTCGAAATAGATACCAACCATACTACATAAATGTTCAATTTCACGAACTTTACCTAAGTCACCTTCACACTGAAGACCTAAACAAATAGTTTTCCATTCTGTTGAGGGTAATCTATCTGGTCTGTTATATTTTTCTTTTGTGTCAGGTGTTACTATAGAATCTTTGATTAATACTTCTATTCCTTGTTCTTTTAGTTCATCAACTTTCTTCATTAGAAAGTCATATGCTTCATTGATATTCATTTTTCTTTAAAATTTCTATTAAACTATCTAAATTACTACTATTAAAAAAATGTTTTTCAAACCCCTCATTTTCGAAATGTATAAATAACAATACTTCATCTTGTGGAAAAACATCTAAGACAATCTTTCCGTTCCCAAAACTAAAGTTTATCTGTAGTTCATCATCGAAATTGATTTGAGTACCATATTCCTCTTTGAGGTGTGGTTTGATTTTATTCCAAACTTCGAGCTGAAACTTTGTTAAGTTGTGTATCATGCTTTTCTGTTATTTCTAATTCGTAAAGCTAAAATTATAAAAAGGGATGTAAGAATGCTTGCCATAATAATGTTGTAGGTATCCATAAATATTATAATTTATCGAAATCTTCTCTCATTTTTGAGAGTTGATATTCCGTTGTTTTTCTTTCACTATCTAAGATTGATTTGATAAAATCATCACCACCTAACTTGATAAAACGATTGATTTTAAAGTTACAAGTTGATGTCCCCTTTATCTCCATTTCCAATTTTTTTGACTCAATTAAGTTATTGATTGTTGATAACTTGAACTCCAAATTAACTATTGTTTCTTTGAGTTTTTTTATCTCATTGTATTTTTCTTCTGTCATAATATTTTATACTAATTGTAAGTTATTTTCTTCACAAAACCAAGAGGGAACATCACGATTTTTCCAAGAAACAAAATCTTTTTTTGCACCAATATAATAGTTTCTATATGATTGAATTACATCCTTAACCTTATATTCATCAGGCATTGCTTTGGGTGGTTCAGTGAAATCCTTATCTTTTACATTAATTGGATTCATCACACACCATTCAATAACATCTTGTGATTTATGTCTTTTACCATAACGATAAGTGTATTCTTTACACAACTCCAACCCCAATTCACATAGGTAATAATAGTTAGATAATGACTCTCTAACCCATATTGAACAGGGGTGGTTTTTGTGTGATAATTTATATGGAATATCTAAACCTGAGTTTGTAACATGGTGAGCACCACACAAAAGTTGAGCCGCCTCCAATAGTTGTTTAACACAATGTTTATCACAATGATATCTTGCACACTTGATGACATCATAATCTAAAAAGAAGATATTCATTATTATTTTTCTTGAATGGTGAACGGATGAACTTTCAATTTTGCGGTTTGTTCCTTATCCAAATGTTTTAAGAAACCATTAATATAATTAACAATATTAGCAGCTCCAACAGGATTGGCGGAGTGAACATATATTTGAGGGAAAGGACTTGTAAAGTTGTCCATATAGTGACCAACCAACCATTTTGCTGCATCATATCCAGTTTTTTCTTCGATGTTATCATAATCCAATATTCCTTTTTTAATTACATTTCTAAAATATTCCTCAACCGCAGTATCACCCAAATCGTGGTCAAATGAAATAACATCAACATTGTCCAAACCAAGTTCGTTGATTTTTTTGATGAAAGCCCCATAGTTTCTAACAACAATCCAATCCTTGTCATTAGGTGTTCTTTCATCATCCAAATAGATTTTATATTTCATAGACCAGTTTTTTGTTTTTACGAGAATATTGTTTTGAACTCTTATGAACTTTAGTCACAGCTGAAAAACCGTGGGGGTTCTTCTCTAAATATACCAATCGAGCACCATTACCAATGGCATTCAGGGTTATATTGATTTTATTCTTCGTTTTCATAGTGTTCTTTGTTTGTCCAACAAATATAAAAACAATTTTTTATTCGTACAACTTTTTTCGAACAAACTCTCCCAAATCTGCATCATTTGGATGACTCAAGATTTCTTCCCTATTCACACAATGTAAATCTTTAGAAGGTAAGTCAATTGCATCAATACCATAGAAATCGAGTAGTTCAATAACTTTCATAAGTTTGTGAGTTGTTTCATCAGTTTCACCCCACTCACTTATGATATGGTATCTTTGTTCCCATCCTGAACGAAATATATAAACTACATATGGCTCAGATATTCCGTGGGGATATATTGTGGTTATATTTGGTTTCTTTTTAACTACAAGTTTGTCATTTTTCATTGAAGAAGTGTTTTGATATTAGATATGAAAATATAAGAATTATAACCTCACAGGTCAACAAGAAACAAAATGAAGTATCTGCATGTGAGTAATTCATAATTATACTTTTAACCTCCTCAAACTCGAAAATATTAAAAGTACCAAAATGATAAGCACCCAACATATAAAACATTAGGTGTAAAACAAGTAAAACACGGATATTCATTTGAAAAAATTATTGTGGTAAATAAATCAATCTCTGTTTCTCATATGGATTGGTAACATTCTATGTGTACTTCCCCTCTTTTTGAGATTTGGACTTTTCATTTTGTGTCTTAAGCTCGCTTGTGGATAAGAATGACAAGAGGGTCTTTGAAATACAACACAAGATGAAAGTGTAAAAAATAAAAATAATATTAATATCTTTTTCATTATCATAAATATCCTAAATGTCAGTATCTAAAAATCCCAACATATAAAATATTAATAGTACAATTAACATTACATAAAGCATAAGATAATTTTTGTACCCCCTGAGAGAATCGAACTCTCAATCAAAACATCATCCTAAATGATGCGCGTCTACCTATTCCGCCAAGGGGGTATTTTTGTAGTCGGGATGAGACTCGAACTCATAAGGTCTTACTGACCACAACGGTTTAAGTGTTGCGTGGATACCAATTTCACCACCCGACCTACATTACAAACCAAATCCCAACTTAATGAGATATACCAAACCCAGTACAATTAAAGCTAACATCGTACCTGCAAACATCTGTAAAGAAAACTTAACTTGTTCTTCACTTTTTCCTTGATTCTTGTTCTCCATCATAAAAATTTTTGATAATCCATAAAATGTTTATTTACCCACATTTTACCTGTTACTTGAGTTGGATGTTCTCGTTTACTTAGGTCGAAAATTTCAACCATCGTTTTTCTTTCATTATCTAACTCATCCCAAAGATAAGATATCGCCAAGTTTAATTTCCGTTTTTCCTCAGTACCAACCTCGGACTCTCTGACAAGTTTTTCTAACTTTGCTATAACATTTTGAATGGGGGTGTTTTTCATCACAACTTTAATTTTTTTAATTGTTAATGTCAAGTTCCAACTGACTCTCACTAAATATGTGCAACATTCCATTGTCGATTAATTCAGCAACAATTCTTGTTTCACCTGATGTGGTTTGAAATACCGCCACTACGATACCAGGGAACTTATACCCTTTTGGTTTGTAAACCTTGTCTCCTACTTTGAACTTCATTTTTTTCTATTTTAAATAATTAACATGTATTGAATGAAAACCCTCACTCCTATTTATTTTTAATTCCATCCTTGAACCAGTAACATAATCAACCCAAACATTTTCACCAACTTTCACATATGGCTCCAAATCTTTATAAGATTTGTTTAACATCTTGATTGGTCTGTAAACACTCCAATTTGCACAATATTCTACCCCATTACTTTCAACAAAAATGAACCCATAACTTTCCAATTGTTTCTCGTCCATATACACAATATCATAATAATAAGTAAAAATCTTTAATCCATCAATGAATTCGGTTTTGTGATTTGTACCTAGATTTTTTTCAATTTGTTGGGGAGATAAACCTAGTTGTGCAAATGTTAAAAATGGTAAAAATAATAATAGAAATAAAATCGTTTTTTTCATAATTTTTGTTTTAGTACACCCATTTGGATTCGAACCAAAGACCTACTGCTTAGAAGGCAGTTGCTCTATCCAGCTGAGCTATGGGTGCATAATTTCCCCACCTTGAGATTACTGGTGAGTAGTTATTTCGGTTTTTTCCTATTCAAAAAACCTGTTGGGCATCCCCACTGAAAAAAGTCACACATACGAAGGAGGGGGTGTGCTGCCGCCTTTAACCCTAAGAATCGGCATTCCGTTGTCCGATTTGAACGAGTTCATTGTTAAATGAGTCTTGAACCAAAGACTGCTGAGTATCTCTTACTCATTGTAGTCAGGACAGGATTCGAACCTGTAAAATCTTTTATCTGGTTTAGGGTAGGTTCTATTCCTATCTCCTTCCAAAACATATAGCGTCTACCATTCCGCCACCTGGCTAAATTTTAATTCAGTGCATCTATTTCCATACAATACAAACCGAACTCTTGTATTTCATCACCATATCTATACTTGTAAGTTCCCTCATATATGTCGGGATAACTACTATCATAAGGAAAATAACCCAAGTATTCAACATCCTTATCTTCAAAGTAGGGTGGTAATCCCATATACTCATCCAAGAGTTGTTTGACCTTTTCAACTGTCGTTGCAGTTAGTACTGGGATTTTATCTTCCCTATCTACTATAAGATATATTAGTGCCATTGTTGTAAACTTTTATTTATATTAATTTTTGTCAATTTTTTTTTTCTTTTTTTTTTATTTTTTTCTTTTCCTTTTTTTTCTTTTATTTTTTTTTCTTTTGTTTTTACGACTTCCACCAAATCCATTTCTGGGTCAGATAATTCTTGATAACCAAACATTGAAAAGTCAGAAATATAAGACCACCACTTTCCATCAAAAACATATCTTTCATGGTCTATTTTTGGTTTTTTATTGTCAATGCTTTTACCAAAATAAATTCCATCCCATCCATCTCTTTTCCCTTCTATTGGTGGATTACCCTTGATAATTTTTACTAATCTACCATCTCTACTCTTGTAAGTTTTACCTACTTCTAAAATTATATTTTCCATATTTATAATTTTTATTTTTTTAAATAAGTTAGTAGTCAGGACAGGATTCGAACTTGTGACGATAAACGCAGATGTGTACCTCATCTTGGCAGCTCCAATTCTGCCACCTGACTTTGTTTGTTTAAACTTTTCGGTTTTCCTATTCAAAACCTTAACGTCAGGCAACAATCTAAGTGTCAGCCACTACTTGTGAATTATTAGGTGTCACAACCATTAGAAATATTTTCTTGTCGCCCATTCATATGTATAAAACTCAGGAGCATTACCATTAGGTAGAGATAAAAACATAAAACCATTGTAAGCATTAGATTTATGTAAGATATGTTCAATCATTGTAATAACCCCCATTTTTTCATCCAAAGATATATTGGTGTTACTGAGTACCAAGTTAGCATAATCTTTTATTTCTTGAACTTGGATTGTTTTTTTCTCTTTTGCCATTGTGTTTCCGTTTAAGTGTTCACAAATATAGAAATAGATTTTTAATTACACAACCTTTGATGAATATTTTTGGGAAAATATTTGAGCGGATAGTTGGTACCGCCCCAACTTATCTAGTTTGGAAGACTAGAACATTACTTTTATGCTATACCCGCTAATTTACCTTAGATTCCAAATACCACCAGCAAAACACTTGAAGTCATTGTAACTTGTAACTCTTATAGGGTTTTCTTCATATTTCCACCTATTACAAGTTATATAGATTTCTCCTGTCCATTTATCCTTTTTGAGAAAGGTATAAATACCATTACGAGATTTGATATGGATTTTATCCCCATTTTTGAGGTTCTTAAACTGAGACAATCTTATTTGTTCCATAAGTGATTCCATAGTATTTGAATAAAAAGTGGAGCCGGTATGAGGAATCGAACCCCATTATCTTGATTACAAGTCAAGTACATCACCACTTATGCTTTACCGGCATTTATAATTGGGTGGTAGGGACTTCCACCCATAGACTTAAGGTTTTTTAGTTATTTTACAATAACCTGCCCGTGTGTCCTTCACCTTAAAACGGGAGTCCCTTATGGAGCGATAGACAAGATTCGAACTTGCGACTTTAATCTTGGCAAGATTATGCTCTACCTACTGAGCTACTATCGCTTTTTATAAACATAAGTTATTGTATCACCAATCTTATAAACATCATTTCTCTTGGTTATAACAAACTCATCACAATCTGTTGAATAATGATATCTTTTCCCATATTCAATGGTGGATGGTGATTCTGTAACATAAAATGTGTCTATAACACATCTTTTAACAATATCCCCATCTTCAATTTCATTATAGTTTGTTCTATTTAGAATTGAAGCTAATAAAACAAATGAAACAAAAAATAAAAACAAACAAGGAATTAAATATTTCATCTTTAAACTTTTAACAAATAAATTAATAATGAACCCAAAGTATAACCAATACTGGATGCCAAGGCCATCTTGATTCTTTCATTCCAATTCTTTGATTCAACCATATAACCAACAAATGGTAATCCCAAAAATGGCCCGATACAAGCCCAAAAAATCATCATAAAATCTCTATCAGCAACCGTTGCAATATACATAGTTGCGGCCAACTCAATAACAAATGATGCGATACCAATTATAATATATTTTTTCATAAATGTTTAATTACCCAATCCGCAAACTTCTTTTGTCCTGATAAACTTACATGAACCCCATCACCAGCATCTTTGAATGTTACAGATGTATCCTTTGGAATTATAAGACAATTTTTCAAACCTGTCTTTGGGTCAACCATCAATTTTTGAAATTCAACATACCTTGCTCTACATCTATCAGTGGTCTCAGTACCATATACAGTTCTAACCATAACTTTGATGGGGTCATATCCAACAATAACAATCGGTTTAATCCCCCTCCTATTACAAGAATCAACCATCATCTGTATATTATTAACGGCACCCTGTAAGTTCACATAAGAAAAAGCATCATTACAACCCCCATAAATAAACACACTGGTAAACATTGAATCTCTCTTCAAATGGTCGTTAAGTGTTAATCTCATCCAATCCGTTCTCTTTCCACCACTTGATTTATTTAAACTCTGATAACCGAATTCCTTGGCTACCATATCTTGCCAACCACCAGTATAACAAGTTAAACTATCACCGATGAATAATACCCTCAAAGGTGGGGTTGAAAAGGAAGTTAATAAAATAACACATAACAATAATAAACTAATTTTCTTCATAAAACAATTTTTTTGGTGGAGACAGTGAGAATCAAACTCACCTCACAGATATTGCAAATATCCATCGCCAAGTCTTGGTACATGTGCCCCCATTTTTATTTATAACCCAATTTCCTCCAAAGGTAAAACCTCAAAGAAATATTTACAACCAACATCTGTTATATATTCAAAAACATCCTTATAACAATCTTTATTGAAAAAATTACTTAAGACATAATAGTACTCAACTTGGATACCGATTGGACTAAACAATTTTTTATATTGTCTTTTTTTGAAATTACAAGTTTGTAATTTCTCATCAACAGAACCGGCACCATTTTGGTATTTCTTTTCAATTATGTAGATGGTATTCCCCACTAATATTGCAGCATCAGGTAAAAGTTTTTTACTGATAATCGTATTGTGGTCAATATTATATCTACTTAACAATTTTTTGTACAGACCATATTTCTCAAAATATTCACCGACAATTATACCATTTTTTACAATTTGGTCTTGATTATCCATCACATAATCACTTTGTTCCACTAACAATTTTTTTAGGTGTGTTGTAGCTTCAAAATGTAATCCGTTAACATTTGTGTTTGCACCCCCACCACTTTTGTTTGGCGTTCTATTCATAGTTTTTCTTTTTTTGTGGTGGGAATGGAGGGATTCGAACCCCCTCAGCTAATGCAAATGATTTACAGTCATCCCCGACTCTCCAGCTTCGGCGCACTCCCATTATAAATTGATGCAGGAACGGGAGTCGAACCCGTATGGTACGGCTTATGAGACCGAGCTGGAACCACTTCCAGTCCATCCTGCATTGTGTTTGACGCAAAGAAAGGAATCGAACCTTTTACCTTTGGGTTATGAGCCCAATGTGCAACCACTACACTTCTTTGCATATATTTGTAGCCCGTAGGGTAGTCGAAACCCTATTGCCAGAATGAAAATCTGGAGTACTAACCATTATACGAACGGGCCATATTTGTTGGCGAGCTATAGGGGATTCGAACCCCTGGTCTTCAGCGTGACAAGCTGAAATGTTAAACCCCTACACCAATAGCTCTTTTGTATTAATTCTTCCCTCTATGTCAATGAACTTTACAAAGTTAAACAATCTTATCCAATTTTCCAAGCACCATAGATAACTTTTTTTCTCTGTAGTGCATCTTCTGTGTTTCCAATTACAACTCCATCTTTGATTGTGAAAGCATGACCCTTGATTGTAACAATGTAAGTTCCTTTTGAATACTTTTCCAAGAACTTAGCTGTTGTCATATTTCTCAAAACATTTCTTCCTTTCACCTCAACCCAATATGCCATTTGAATATCTTCTCTAATTGGTGTAACACCTTTACGATTGAACTTTATCTGTTTTGACGCAAGTGCATTCATAGTTAAACCAAAGAGTGCAGTCCCTTGTCTATTTTTTCTACCAAAAACCTCTGCCACTTTTTTGTGAGCGTAGTCGTAAGTAACTCCAAACGCTGAAGCAAAGGCTCTGACGACACAATCGTCTTTCTCACTTTGAGCTAACTTCGATTCTGCAATCCCTTTGATGGCGACTGATGATGATATGTATGGTGTTTTCGTTTTCATATTACAAAGTTACAAAACCATTTTTAATTTCCAAACTTTGTGATAAAAAAAAATCCATCTTTTTTTACGAAGATGGATTTGACATTATTAACACTCAAAACTTAAGTTCATACCATCTCCATCCGAGGATTTCTACCCTCAGCTCCAGTCGTTAAGTCCATATAGAGATTGCGTTTCATTGAATTTCTTACTATTTTTTTATTAAATATAATGATATAACGGAAAAGTGTCAAGTATGTTACAAAAAAGATGAAATAATTTGTGCTACTTTATATCCTGTGAAGGCTCCCAATGCCGCAGAACCTGGTAAAACAAAGAACTTACCGAATAAACTTTCATATTTTGCCCTATTAACGATGTATGAAATTAGGATATAATAAAGAAAGAAGTTAATCAGTACAGCAATATCGATTTCCTTGGCCATAAAGACAACAATCGAGTTTCCAAAGAACCCCCAACTGAAGTTTATTAATGTCTCCCTGATTAATTCCCAAACTGATGTATTGGCATCAGCAACCTTAATTTCCCTTGTAAATAAATTATTTTTCATCCTATAAAATCGTCAAATCCGTTGTTACTTAAAAAATCGTTATCTTCATCTATTTCTCTTATCTCGAACTCAAAACTTGATACATTACAAACTACATCTTTAGTGAATGTTTCGTGTATATAATCAAAGTCATCTGGAGATATTTGAACTTGTTCATCTTTAAATAATTTGAAAAGTTCCTTTGTATTTCTGTAAAGATTTGGGTATTGATAAGTTTTCAAAATACCATCCATTTCGAATACTTCAAATCTTTTGTAAAAATTATCGTTGTACATTAGAATATGTTCCTGAGCCCACTCATTAACAACTTGAAGAATGAATGTCTTTAAACCCTGCATACAAGCTACTCTATAGTCCTCATATTGTTGTTCAACAGTTAAACTACCAATCTCAACATCATCAACCTCTTCTTCATATTTGGCAATTGTATCCAAGGCCAACATCTGTAATTCATCCCAATTTGTTTGATGTATTTTATAAAAGTTTACAACTACCATTTCTTTCATTATTAAAGTGTTATTTAATTTTATTCCTTCGAATCTGTATCGTAAAACATTAAGTCAGAGTCTTCGGTTGCCCATTTATTATGTCCTTCACAATTATAATAATCTAAATTAACTAGATAATCAGGTTTCTCAGGAAAATCTTTTGTGACAAAAGAAGGTTCATTCCATCTTATTCTATTGTTGGGTTGTAAGGCAATTTGTCCATTATCTAATAAGATGATGTGATGACACTTGTGTTCCATAGGGTCTTCTGACAATGTTAAATCAGTATTCATATCACTTGAACCCCAGTTAATTGTGCCAAAATAATTTCCATCATACCATTTCTTATCTTTCATAAAAACTGAAACCCGCATCCCATATACAAAACTAAGTTGAATGAGGGAAAAGTTATATGAAAAACAATTCCATAATTGCAGAAAATGAAAAGACAAATCAGGATTTGGTGTCTCAGGTTTTGTCAATAGTGCATGAGATGGTAATTTGTCTCTCATTACACCATTGTTCAATAAAACCTGAAACAAAACCGCCTGGTTTGGCATACACCGAATCGAAGTAACAATTCCTTCTGTAAACTCACCAAATCCTTTTTGGTGCTGATACATATATTCATTTCGAACATAAACTTTAAGTGGGAAAAAATTACTTTCGATATAAGCCATAATTAACTTGTTGGTATGTCATTTGAGCCATACTCTCTTATTAAATAGTCGGTAAAATTTTCTACACTTTCAACATTGAACTCAACTTCTTCGTGCCAGATTTTTTTATCAACATCATCATATAACCACCAGCCAACTAAGTCCTGAATCCATCCGAATTGTTCGTCTTGTTTTTTTCTGAGGAGGGTCGGAATACTTTTTTCAAGTTGCGGAGTGGTGTTGTTAAACTCAAGTAAATCAACTCCCAAATCATAGAGCCTATGTATCTTTTCATCGTATTCTTTTATTTTTAACAAAGTTTCGATTATGTATTCTCGTACCATTATAAGTATTATTTAAGTTGTTTGAAATATTTTGGAATTATTATCATACTACTGATGTAAAATGAAATAAACATCACACCATAAACTAATCCCTCGTTGAAATAGATACCCAAAACATATTTGCTAATCAATAGCTGGGGTATCATAATCAAAAAGAAAACTAAAAAAGAAAAGAACACAGTTACAAATGTTTTCATCTCATTTTATTTTGTGGTTAAATAATTTGCAGGTCCCCAAGGATTCGAACCCTGACCGGATAGGTTGGAGCTATCAATGCTAAGCCATTACACTAGAGACCCATATATTTGCTTACTATTACAAAGATAAGAAAAAATTAAAACTTTTTATATTTTTTATCCCAATTTTCAATCCTTTTTAAAAGTTCTTCCATTGTTATTGATGAATTATCCTTTTTTATTGAATTATCTGAGAATAATAATAGATTACAATTCGCAGGATGGGATATAATCTTTGGGTTAATCTTATTTCGAAAACCATCCATCACAGAATACATATGGTCTTTACTTACCCCTTTCAAATTATTCCGTTTGTTTGTTGGTGAATACCATCCATATTGTTCAACTAAAGATAAATCAAATTCATCTTTAAAATCTTGGATGTCAAACTTAAAAAAACAAGATGGTCTATAATACTCGTAATATGTTAATTTACAATCATTACATATTATTTTCAACTTTTCAGTTACCTCATTAATTGAACAAATCTTACAAATCTTTTTAGTTTTAATCTTTTCCTTTCTGGGCTTGTTTTTTAAGGTCTCTGAAATCTTTTTTTTAGTTTCTTCAGTCAGTTTTCTATTTCTATTATTATACTGTATAGCACAAGAAGATGAACAAAAGGTATTAGGTTTACTAAAATATTTTTCAAATTCCTTTTTACAATTTTTACAAACTTGATTTTCCTTGTATATAACTTTTAAATTCAATCTACCCATTTTACAATTGATAGATTTGTAAGTCGTTCCCATAATTTCAGCAATATCACCAGGTCTATAACCCTTCTCGACAAGTGAAACTAATTGTTTTATATTTTCATCATTCCATTTCATATATATAAATATCTAAGAAATGAGGAAAAGTAAAGAATCGAACTTTTTTTTGAGGTCGGGGAGGGAATCGAACCCCCCTAAAAATGATTTTGCAGGTCATTGCCTAAACCACTCGGCCACCCGACCTTAATATTTCTTTTTTATCCCCCAACTTCACCCCACTCGTCAGTGGGGGAGTGGTTAGGTTGAGTCCGAACTTATACCTTGGGCTATTCGTTGGACGAAAAAGACCACAGCAAGTGAGCAGTTCTTATGGGATGCTTCGTGGTACATTTATCAGTACCTCCTATTGGAGTCGAACCAATGACCTTCACCTTGTAAGGATGTTGCTCTAAACCAACTGAGCTAAGGAAGTATCGTTGTGACCCTGGTGGGACTCGAACCCACGCTCCCAATATTAAAAGTATTGTGCTTTAAACCAACTAAGCCACAGGGTCGTTAATCAAATCTTCTGTTAGGATTCATTCCTCTCTTATAGTTCACACACAATCTATCTTTATCATCAAAGAAAGTATTGACCATTGGTGTGCCCAATTTTATACCACAACCATCAGGTGCGAAACTACATAAACTTCTTGCACGACCATCCAAGTTTACATCTTCCAATAATCTCCACTCAATTCCTGTCTCCACATCATAAACATAATCACCATCTCTCAATACATAAAGTTGGTTGTATCTGTTTCTCATTGATTCATAAAACTTCGCTGACATAGTGTTCATTAAAATTAAAACTTTCAACATAATTCGGTTGATTGAATGGTTAACTAATCCTGTCTAATTACATTCCCAAATCTACACAAAAGATTCATATATTTTACTGTTTCCATCAAATAATTTTGATTTTTATCCATTAAAATAACAACCTCCATATCAATAATTGCTCTTACCTGAACCTCCTTGTTGTTGGGATTGTCATCACCAAAATCAATAATTAAGTTGTCACCAACTTTAAACTCACCAATTTTTACCTTTTCCATAATAAATATTTTTTGTTGTTCCGGTGGGGCTCGA